ATCTATGTTGGACACTCCAGAATTATCACCCTGGCTGAATTTAGCAGCGGGGTGAAGCCCCGATTTTTCTAATGTTGCAATCCCAATAAGTTCCGCCAGGACTGATGAAAACTGTTCTGTACCAATATATATAGGATTCCCGTTAGAGTCCATTCCTCTTATGAAAGGAATGGACTCTGAAGGCTCATTCAATTTCTCTGATTTTGATATTTCCCTAGATGCATCTCCTATACTGATTATTCCAGTTTCCATATTGCTCGGATTTGAAACTATAAAATTTTTAGGAGAATCTATTTGTAAAAATGATGACATTAATTCAGAAATTACTTTTTTCATGGAATCTTTTGACATCTTTTGTACATCCCCATTACTCTTTACACCAAGAAAATAATCAAAATCTTCAACGGATGTAACGTCTGATAATTTTTTATCTGCCATAATTACATGTTTTAATCGTTTGTGTTTTGTTATATAATATTCATTAAACAGTTTCCTTATTATCCGGAAGAACCGGTCTGTAATAAATTACTTTTTCAGATTCATCAGGAGAAAGTGAAAGAAGCATAGGATTCTGGTCTGGCATATTATCCTCTGATAAAGTATGTGGAGTCACTACTTCAAGAAGCACATCATCAAAATTAAACTTAAAACCAGAAGGAGCTTCTGTGCCGATTACCTCATTAAAACTGGGATATAAACACTTTAGTTCCAATGCCTGATTGTTTGTAAGGCTAATGTTATTAATATCTGATGATACTTTTCCCAATAAAGATACGAGCTTGTTAAGAAAATTATAATCCAGATTATCAGGATAAAACAGATTCCCTTCTTCAATCATAGAATCTTTTTCTGATTCTGGTATTTCTTTCCACAATGCCGCTTCTTCCATGGATGAAACAATCATTGATTTTTCAAAACGTCTTTCACTAATTGGAACTTCCTCACTCTGAGTAAGAAGGCATCCGTTACTTGCTTGTAGTATCATTTTTTCTTGCTTTTTCAATCATGTTGTCAATAGCATCAATAAAACGTGGGTTCCCGAACCTGGAATATTCCTTAATCAGTTCCACTTCTTTTTCGTCATATTCTTCTTCACCATCTGAATTGTATATCTTACGGCACAATTCAAGCGAAGCAACTCCCCTGCCCGATGCGTAGATAGCATCGGCAAACATTTCTCTTACATCTTCCACTGCTTCCGTGACGCGTGAAAGACCGTTGAAAACGTGTAATTCTTTAAAATTCAGTTTCATGATTATGATATTTTATAACAAATTCCGTTTCTGAAATAAAGAGTTTTTGAATACCCATTTGGAGGCACATATTCTGCGGTACCTGTAAATCCTATATATGAATTACTTCCATCACTCATATATATTCTATTGGAACCAATTTCTGTTCTAATGGAACCGGAAGATATTGTAAGTGAAGAAGGGGTTAATTTTGCTGATAAATCAACTCTTGAAATACCTATCTCATGAGGATATATAGTAACATTCTCATAATCGTTGTCCAACAATGTTAATTTACAAGACTTAAATCCGTTATGATTAAAAAACTCCCAATAAGACAATAGTAAATTACCACTAATCAATCCTATTGATTTAGCTCCAGAATCTATTATAATCCTTTCACCATTTGCATCTCCTGCAGTAAGAGAACCGGTAAAAGTTCCTGTAGCTCCTTTCAACTCACCGGAAAAAGACCCGCTCGTAGCTACGACTTCACCTTGTATGTGTGCTTTTGTAGCATACATCTCACCAGATTCTGTCACACGGAAGGGAGCAGAAGCACGATTCTCGTAAGTGCTTCCGGCAAAAATACGCACAAGGCTACCTGAATTGCTTCCTGTCATACCTGCAGTAACCGTACCGTTATCTTTCTGTATAAGCAGGTCGTTTCCCTGAAACAACTGTATTTTTGCATTCTTTGATATAATCAGTGATGTAAAAATAGAACCTACATTCGCTCCAAACTTTTTCCAATATTGCGTATTAGCGTATGTAATGCTGCTGCTCGATACATGCGTTTTCAAACACTGGTATGCGTCCCAACCTGTTTCCATGGCGTTATTTCTTACAAGCACCACGTCTATATAACGAACAGGAAGACTACCATCGGTTACATCACTATCATTGCGATATTCCGTATTCAAAGCCCATTCAGATTCGCGTATTGCACATCCCTGAAGCCCGTCGGCTCCTTTCTCTCCAAGCTGCGCACACACGACGGGCGTAGAAAACAGTCCCCATACGCCATCGGAAGATTTCCTTCGTTTTGATACCCATTCGTAAGGATAAGAAGAAGATATTCCTGACTGTGTACGTGTCCACCCTGAAGGTATATAATCATCTATTTGCGGGGAGGTTGGAGTAGACGGCGTAGAATTAACAGTAGTACGCGTATAGATCTCTTCTATGGAAACTCCATCTTCTCCTTTACTGGCAATCATATCATACTCTGAAGTGTTTTCTTCGCCAGTCATTACATACCCTCCATCAGAGAATATGAATCTATTTCCTTGATTATCTGTCCAACACCATAACGGGGGATTAGTGGTAGCTACTTTTGCAGCAAAAGTGCTTCCATTCATTGTTACTGAACCCATTTTGGGAACTACCAATTTTGAGTTCCACCTTCCAATATAAGTTAACCCAGCTCCATCTTCACCCTTATCTACTTGTAGAAGCCAATCAGCATTTTCCTTGGAAGGTTCTGTATCTGTCCCGTCTTCTGCTACGCATAGCCACAATATACCATCATGGCTTACACGGTCATAAAATTCATATTTTGTGCCACTTTCCCATTGACCTCTGTCATTTGCCACAAGAACCGGCGTTCCATCTGGTCTTACTTGATTTATTGTACCAGTAAAATACACAGAATTAAGGTACATGGAGTAACCAGACATGTTCAGCCCGAATATGTTCAAATTCGTCAGGTCGCCATACTGCATGGCAATATTCCCAACCGTAAATTCCCAGTCATTCTGTTTCCAGAGAAGCCGGGTATATGTTCGTGTTTCGTATGCGGAGCTTTGTCTTGCTTCATCAGTAAAGTTTCCGTAACATGAAAAGTTCATCTGCGGCTGTGGATGAATAGTATATCCAGGACGAAGTGCATAACGGAATGTCTCATTATTATCTCCCGACACCTCCGTCACGCGAAAATAGGTGGTTGCAAATCCGGAAAATTTGAAGTTACCTTTGCTGTCGTCTGAATCCTCGGTAGAATCCCTTTCATCGCCAAAATGGAAGATACCAAGTGCAATGTCATCCTTAGATACCGCACCAAACTCTCCTTCTTCCAGCTTTAGTGTACAAGTTCCAGTTGTAAGCTGATTACCTTCCGAATCCGTATCAGGTGTGCATGACAGAATAATTCCAGCACCAGGTACACGCCATTTAATCCCCAGGAAAATCTCTACACGGTTGTACCGGAGTTCAGGAACCTCCAGAAATTCCCACAGGCGAAGTCCGCGCATTTCTCCGTATCCTTTTTTATCTATCTTTGCGCCAAAACCGGTTAAACCTTCGGCAAAGCCTTTCTCTCCCACCACAATTCCTGCCATCATCGTAAGCAAGAATTTTGTGGAGTCTTCACGGTCTTTATTGATAAGGTATTGTCTGAGAAGGTCTAAATATTTTCCAGTAAGCAACTTGGTTGTGGGCACGGATTCGTCGCTTTGAAGGAAATCTCCCTCATCTCCCTGGCGTGCTACATCAGAAATCTGCTTGTCGTTGATAACCAGCTTGCCGATAATGGAAAGCGTGCCTTGAACTATGTAGGAAGTGAAGCGTTTCAGCGGACGGATAAGGTCATCGGCTGTTACTTCAAACAGTTCTTTCCATCCGGCTGTATCCTGCGTTTGTCCTTCAGGAGTAAAAAGCTTACCGTAGTCCAGTGTAATTTCACGGTCGAGGGTGGCAGCTTCCAGACTGTCGGTGGCGGTAATGCTTCCGATACGTATGTAATAGAAATCTTCGCTGGGATTCTCCCCGCCGATGCTTCCGTCAGTAGCATAGTCGTTCACGGAAAACAGCACCATGGCATCGTCCGAATCACGTTCCAGACGGGCATAGATGTAGTGTGCCTCCGTGCGGTTCAGACGGGTGTTGTATCCCGTCAGCGTCCAGCTTCGGTATTCTCCGTTGGGCAGATAATCTATGCCGTAGCTTTTCTGCGGAGCCACCATGATGGTACAGACCGGAACTACCCCCACCTGAATCAGGTTGGGGTTTTCCAGTGCATTTTCTATCATGGACACGCCCTGGTAAGAAATTCGGTATGCGTTACTCTGGTAGTCGGTTATCATTTCCCTTTTCTGTATTTCTGATTCATTTTCTCAATTTCCTTAGCTTCCTTAGCCATGGCATTCATAATTCCCAGGATGCGGACCGCCTCGCTGTCGTACACTGCGTCGTAGTCACTGAATCCCTGATACTTCATGATGTTGTTAATCATTTCCACCTCTATCTTGATGGGGTTCTGCCGTCCGTTCTTTTTCCCGTTAGGCGTGAACAGTTCCGGATACATGCGTGCGTAAGATTCCTGCACGCTCTGAAAATACTGCACCATGACGGGGAACATGCGGGCTTCTACCATGCTAAACCAGCGGGCGTTTTTCTGTATCTGCCCGGAGTTGAACGACCACACTCGGCGCTTACACTTGCGCAGGTAGCGCCCTTCGCGTATCTCTCCCGTCTCGCGCACGGATTCGTTGAACAGCGTGGCCAGAAACCGGCATCGTGCATGCTTCATGCGGCGCAACTGCATCCGGATGGCGGCATGGGTCGATTTTCGCCTTACAAGCGTCTGTAGAACCTTCTGTGCATCCCAGTACATGATAAGCAGGTTCTGTGCCGACTGGTACTGCGCAAAGCTGACATCGGACATCACATCTTTCGGTGCTTTCAGACGAAGGGTTCCCATACGAAGGAGGATAATTCCGTAGGGAGTGACGGTGCGTGCAAAAGGATTGTCCAGGAAACCGAGCTTCTGGTCTATCCACTGGTCCACCTGCCATGCCCGCATGGGAATGCGCTCAAACAGGTGTCGAATCCCTTTGCGCCGGAAGAGAAACACCGTCTCACCATTTTCATCGGTCACGGTGCGCCGCACGATTTTCAGTCCGAGAAAAAGCATGAAGCACTTCAGTTTGAAAATACGGTCGGCACGTTCCTCGTCGCCTGCCGCAGCCATAGCCTCCTTACGCTTGTAAAGTCTGTTCACCTCTTCCAGCTCTTCGGTCGACAGCCGGTTCCAGCTGTCGGGAAGTGCCGGAAGATGTATCTGGTAGTTTGTCGTGTCCATTTGTCGTTTCTTTATACTCCAAAGTTAGGTATATGACAACTGGGAATGAAGGACAAAAAATCAGTGCCGGGTAAAGGCTTGTGGACGCATGACGAAGATGGCGTTGTCCTGGTTGTCGTAATCGAATATCGGCTGCTTGTCCGGCTCTGTCGTTTCAGTGAGCGGCGGCACATACAGCGGAGAATCCTTGATAAACTCTCCGAAAGAATCCTGATGGTTGGAGATAAATTTGCGGGCCTTAGTCATGGAATAAGCTGCCTCGTTTTCGCTGTACTTTCGCTGTTTTTCCGGACGGCGAGACTCGATGTAGAGTGCCAGCGCCATGCGCAGACAGTCCACCGCCTTCTGCCACACCGCATTTATGGCATCCTTGTCTTCGCCCGTGAAAAGGTCGGACTTTAGCGAGCGCGTGCACCATTTCACCAGCGCATCGGTCAGCTCCTCCCCTATCTCCGGCTCTATGTAAGCGCTCTGGCAATAGCGGATGTCAGGAAGCATGCCAATGAATTTCTCCCGGCTTTCGTTAATGTCCAGAAAACGGTTCATCTCGATAGCGGTAGTAAAAAGCAAGTCGCCCTGCAGGTAGAAGTAACGGCTTTCGCGCCACAAATCGGCAAACACGGGAGCCTGACTGCACGCATCCTCTTCCAGGAATACCAGCAGACGGTCCACTCCGCGACGGCCCTTGAAATACGCATCGCGCTCAAACCGGCTCACGGATTTCTCGTCGGCCTTGTCGTACCCGTCGGTGTACACCTGGTTCAGTCCACCGCCGTCGTTCAGACTCACCGTGAGAATGCCGGTGCTGTTGGCCAGCGACAAGTAGACCACCGGAAGCTGACAGGCACGTATCAGACGGATTTTGGGTGTAAGGTTTTCTTTTTCCACGTAGGCCGCCGTCACTCCGCCATACTCTTCCATGGCCTTATCGTATTCTTCGCATACCTTTTCGTAGAGTTTCCGCCCAAGTATCGGCACAAGAATGTTCTCTTCTGTCTCTTCCATGATTGTGAGAAGTGACTGGTCGCCGCTGTACACGCTGGTAGGCACGTATGCCCTGATTTCTTCGGTTTTCGTTACTAACATAGTCTTTGTGTTTTTCTTCAAAGTTAGCGGTCTGATTCGGTAGTTTGAAGGACAAAAAACGAAAAATCGGAGGTTTTATGAAATTTAGAAACAATTTTAATGTGATTTCGGTTGAAAATTGTTATTTTTGCGGTAGGTAAAATGTAATAAAACGATGAACATGAAATCTAAAAAAGTTATGAAAAAGACTTACGTGCTCATGCTTTCGCAATCTTTCCCGACCAAACATCCCCGGTCTGGGAGCCCTACCGGATTCCGTGAGAAATTCCTTTCCGGAGAAAAACGCCACACCATCCGGACCAACTTCCCGCTTTGGGCAAAACGCATACACGAGGTGCAGCAAGGTGAAGCGGTTATCTCCGTCCGTCAGTGGGAAGGCCGTCCGTATTTCAGCAGGCAAATAACAATAGGCTGTCTGACCGCAGAATCCGGAACAGGTATTCAGAAACTTACCTTCCAGCCGGATCGCGACGGATGTGCCTCTTTCAATTTCTTTGACATCGACGGTAAATATCCGGAACTGAAAGAACTTGCGGCCAACGATGGTCTGTCGGTAGACGACTGGAAAGAGTGGTTCCGGGGTTATGACTTCAGTCAGCCGATGGCAGTAATTCAATTCGGTAAATTCAGGTATTAATGATGAAAGAGTATTTTATTGCTACTGCAATTTTTGTAGGTCTTGTGGCTTTCGTTATGGCAATGAGCTATTTCTCCGGTTTGGATTACGACATCCTTTTCATAGAATTTATGCTTACATACCTAGTGATTAATAAATTATCTGAAATACAGAACGATAAAAAAGAAAAATAATATGCCAGCGTATGACGTAAACGGGCGGTGCGAAGACTGCACATTTGCTGACGCATTTGGAAGAAGTTGCCAGCATGGGATGCTATTCCCTGTCATGGTACTAATTGCGTTTGGAGATGTATATCAGTGTCCGAACTTTCAGAAAAAGAATGCTGAACAGCTTCAGGAACAAATTCGATTAAAGAACAAAGAAAATAAATAGGATATGGATTTCAAGAAATTAAAATTACTCACAGAACTGATTGATCAATATGAATGGCAAATGGGCCATGGTCTTGCGGTATGGATAGAATATTCTAATTGCACGACTGTTTTTGATAAGATATTGGAAATAGATACTGAACGATTTCCTAATTGTTTAGCAGAAAGAACAGGTATTTATATTGATCATTTTGAAGATATACTGAGCTTTTATACCAACGATATTGAGAAGTTGTTCCCTAAAGACGAAGATTGATTATGGCGAAGAAAGAATTTAAAGTCGGAGAAACATTTCAATGCGGACTGGTAAAGCTGAGAGTAGTTAAACAAGAAAAGATAGGTACTTGTACTGGATGTGACCTGGTTGGGCTGGAATATTGCACAGCTGTACAAGAATTTATTGGTAGTTGTTACCATGCTGAAAGAGAAGACAAAACTGATGTAATCTTTGTGGAAGTAGAGGAATAAAACATGAAAGCAAAAGTTTTATATACCGGGAAAATTGTTGAAGTTAAGTTGAACCTTAACTCTCAACCTACTGCAAATTCTGGTGCAAAAAGTGTATATGAAGGCTCTGACGGGAATACGTATTTTGATACCGAATTGGATTTCAAAAATGTTTATCCAGATTGGCAGCAAATACGTATACAGTCTGCAATTGCAATATTACAAGGAATATATTCAAGTAAGGATATAGCTCTCCATGCAAGTAAAACAACCTATAACCCACTTGAATCAATGGCTGAGTTAGCTACAAAACAGGCAGATGTACTTGTTAGTGAACTTCAAAAATCAATGGAATTATAATATGGCAAAGAAAGAATTTAATGTCGGAGAAATATTTCAGTGCGGGCTTGTGAAGCTGAGAGTTGAACCATCTAAAAAGCCTACATCGTGTGTAGGATGTTTTTTCTGGAACGAGAATTTCCCGATGTGTGACGATTTTGCTGAAGCATTTGTAGGTAAATGCGATATAAGTCGAAATGATAAAACTGGTGTAATCTTTGTAAAAGTGGAGGAATAAAATATGAAAATATACGAGACACCTAATCCATTCTTTTTAAGCGACATATTTGTCTTTGCAGAAGTAGAGGAAATCGGGCTATGTTACATAAAAGTGAATTGTTTTAACAGAATCGAAGAAATTGGTTTTGATATTCAACGAAGAATGTGCCGTCCTATCGAAGACATTATGCAATACGCTAAAAAAGCTGCAAAAATTCGCAGGCATATTTTCAACAGTATTGATATTGAATATTGGGGAAAAATCCATGACAATCCGGAACTTCTAAAAAAATCCCAAAACTTCTCCCCCACCTGCGCAACATGCAACAGTTATGACAACGGGAAATATACCAATTTCGGGAAGGAAGTAAAAGCGGGAGATTCCTGCAAATACTATCAGTCGGACGTGATTGAATATACCTGCCAGCAGTGTGGACGTAAATACGAAATCATAGATTCTGATGCAGGTGATCGTGAGAAATTTTGCTGCAAAGCATGTGAAAACGGATATTAATCAAAACTAAAAAAACATGAGTAAAACCAAATTATATTATCTGTTTTTGGCAGCCATGTATGTGGTGTTGTCGTAACCTGTAACAATATGATTGAAATTATCAAAGAAGGGAAATACGATAAGAAAATAGCGACCTGCCAGTTCTGCGGGTGCGAGTTTACTTTCGATAAAAGGGACGTGCTATCCAGAAGTGATGGGAAGTTACCATTTACAAGAATAGAAAAAACATTGCTATATATTTTGTGCCCCTGCTGCAATGCAGAGATAAGAGAGTGGAGTGATTACCCCACAAATCATAAACAGAATGAATTATGACGGAAGATCTAAAGAAACTGATAGATGAAGTAGAGGGAATCCTTGGTAATGAAGTGGAAGCCACAAGAAGGCTGAAAATGCTCGATGAAGCCATTCAAAACATGAAAGAGATGGAAAATATTCAACTTCATCAGTTCATTATCTACAAAGAACGAAAATTGTTCGGATATAAAAAAGGAAAATCCAAGACTGTCAATATAAACGTGGATGACAAGCTGATAAAAGAAATATTTAGGATCTACCTCAATGAATTGTCAAATCAGGTAGCAGCCGTAAATACACTCTTAGCCAAACTGAAAGTTGGTAATGAACTACAAATAATTGAGCCATGATACCAGAAGAATACCTTAACGAAAAGAAAACGGGCCGATTCACTGGAGGTGAATTATACTACACCGTATCTCTGGACGATGCGATAAAGGCCGTTAAAATGGCCCGCAGTGAAAACAAACCTGCTCTCGACACGCCAGCACCTTCACAATACGGATGGATCTGCCCGAAATGCGGACGTGTCTACTCCCCTACCGTACCCACATGTATGAGCTGCAGAAACCTTGAGATTGCCCATGTAACATGTGCGGACCAGTCGGAACGTATAAAGTAACAAACCATTAAACAATATAGCTATGGAATTTAAACATCAGAAAGACCTCGGTCCAGACGCCATTCAGAAATGGTGTGAGGAACTGGATGGGAAATCAAAAATAGAAATAAATGATACACAAAGGAAACTACTTTCCATTTTCAAAATGAATCATGAGATTGTTGGTAATTTCCTGAATGCACATAAAGAACTTTCTTCGCAGTTTGATTACACTTCTTTCATGATAAATCTTGTCGCTGAAAATTTTCCTTACAAGATAGATTATCCTTCAGCACTTATAATAAGTACACTTATAGACCGTCCGGCCATCGCCGTAATGTATGCCAATTACCTCCAGTATAAATGTTTCCAGTACGGAGTCAAGGAAATAAACATTGATGCACTGAAACATATATTACTTTGGGAAGGAGTATTCAGTGAAGAAGTCTTGCATGAAATGTGGGACAAACAGAAATTTATATCCAGCGACAACCGGCTTCTTAACATGCTTGACTATCCTCAGTACAGAGAGTCTATCAGAAATATTAATACAGGCGATTATGACGAAAAAATAAATCAAAAAGGAATTTCCAAAATCTGTCAAAAAGCCTGGTCAAAACTCGTAGCAAAGATTAAAAAACTACTGGAATAACATATTTACCATGACCGCAAACGATTACTCAATAGAAAAATATGTGTCTGAATGCCTGAAACCGCTGGAAGAGAAAGGAACCATATACAGAATACGAATTTACCCTAATCTGAATAGGATACGTTTCCAATTGAAGGAGCTGATAAAAGGACTTCCAATAAAAGCAGAAATAAACAAAAAAGACAACTCAAACACAATCAAGTTTACTTTGTTCTTTTCTGCGATTAGTTACCAGGTTTCATACGATGAACTAAAAAATATACTCTATTTCATTACAGATGCTAAAGAACGGTTAGAAGGTGAAATGAAATGGGTGAAACAGTATGATGAAAAGAGCTATCGAGTTGTTCTTGAGGAAGGAAATGAATATATCACCAAATACTTAAAACCGCTAAAAGAAAAAGGTCTTATAAAGGACGTTCATGAAGACTGTGAGAGAGATATTTGGTTTACGCTGGTAGAAAACATAAATGGGAAAGAAATATCCGCGCATTTAAAACCAGGTAAAAATGAAGACTGCGTATTCTTTTATCCCACTACTGGATTTTGCAAATACAGGCCATTGTACAGGGCCGGACTTCTAAACCCGAAGAACGACCCGCATTACACAGAGACAATTGAACAATATATCCTTCAAGGAATAAAGTATATAAAAGAACAATTTATCAAATAGAAATAAGCCTATGACCGCAAACGATTACTCAATAGAAAAATATGTGTCTGAATACCTGAAACCGCTGGAAGAGAAAGGAATTATCACAGACTTGCGGGTTATTCCATGCAGATGCCGCATCATGTTCAGACTGAATGAGCCGTCACGAGAAAACTCAATGAAAGTCATTATCGAAACAGAGGCGGATGAAGATCATATCACATTTTTTAAGTCCGATGTGTCAGTAGAGGAAACATTTAGATCACCAGAACGGAGGTTTATTTATCAAAGACTGATGGCTGCAAATAAATCCATTAATGATGAACTAAACAGAAAATCAGTAAACACCGATTTATACATTACGAAATACCTTAAACCACTGGAAGAGAAAGGACTGATAAAGGACCTCGCAACGTGTAAGAATCACAGCGTCTGGTTTACGATGGTGAAAGACATTAAAGGCGTAAGCATTACCGTCAATTTAATCCCGGGAACGACAGTAGATACTGTTGCGTTTTTCCCTCTTCCTATTGACATAGGTCGTTACGGAGTAGAAACAACATTTATCCCCAATCCGATAAATGATGACCACTACACGGAAAACCTTGAAAAACGTATTCAGGAATCAATGAATAAGATGAAAGAAATATTTGATAACCCACTACCGGAATAAGATTATGGAATCAAAATCAGAAGGTGCAAAAAGACTGGAAGAAGATATTCTTTCCATAAAGCAAGAAATGGAATCCGAGCTCACTCCATACAGAATGAAGCTTCAGGAAATACAGAATGAAATAGCCCGAATCTCGCAGCCATACGAAAAAAGAATCAAGCAGAAAGAACAGGAATATCTGAATAAATTTCTTGTAGACTGTAACGGAAACAGCATTCATACGGGCGACGTACTGATAAACAATCTAACAGGAGAATCATTCAAAGTGGTAGACCGGTTCCAGCAAAAGCTTTTTCATTACCTCGGTAATCCGCGCGTGGTGGTGGCAAAATTAAACAAGAAAGGAGAGGCTGGGAAGAAAGAATTTTCTATTTTCCCGAATGAGCTACAAACCTATTATACTCTCAAAAAATAAGTAGTATGGACAATAAAGTTAAACCCTGAATAAGCGCAGTTATTACCGACTGCCTGAAGTGTCCGCACTCAAAAAGGTACGACTCTTCTCAAGGCTCAACCGGTTCAGTGCTTGTATGCAAAGAAAAAGAACAAATAATCATTACTGATGATTATATTTATCGCACAGATAAAATAAATATGAGTAACTTTATCCCGGAATGGTGCCCGCTAGATGACTATCAGGGAGATAATAAGACCTATGACATTTTAGATACCGAATAAAACCAATAAATTATGAAAAAAGAATTTACCGAGGACCAGCTTGTATATATACGAGACGTTTTCGTTCATGAATGTGACAGATATATTGATTCAGGCGAAAGGGATATGGCACAGGAAGCACTGGATATTGTAAACGTAGTGCAGTCAGAATACGACTGTGACGAATACGCCGACCTGGAATCTTTTGTACTGGACGAAAGCGGGACTTATGGCTACATAGAAAAACGTGAATTGGACGAAAGTGAAGAAGAAGCTATAAAACTGATGATTCAGTTTGCCAAATCTTCGGAACAGGACCCATCGGAAGAGCTGAAAGAAGCGGTAAATGAGCATTTGTATTTAAACGATGCAAATCGAGGAAAAACAAAACTGGATGTAGTAATGAATAGAAAAGTAAAGATAAACAGACTCATTATTCTTTGCATAAATTCATGCGAGGAAAGCGAATTGATAAGACTTGATGACATAGCAGACTTGCTGGCCGAAAACATTTAAAACGAATAAACCATGGAAGAAAGAAAAATCAACTTTAAAAAGAACGATGATAATACTCCGGTTCTTGATCCGGACGGAAAGCTTTACGAAAAGCTGACAGAGAAACAGAAGAAAATAAATGAAAGAATCTATTCATTGCTTTACATGCTAAAAGAAGGAAGCCTGTCTGAGGGAACAAAAGAAGCATTGCTTGAATTGTTTCATAAGAATGCAATAGACATCCTGAACGAACTTGGATATGAAGACAGCCTGAATAAAAAGTACAATGAATATATCCAGGAGATACGCTCACTAAACCAGGAAAACCGGGAACTAAGAAAACAGCTTGGGATGAAAGTATCAAACGAGGATGCAAGAGAACGGCTAAAACTTATCTGTGAATCCTTCTATGAATGGTGGCACAATGAAGGAACCGGGAACATAGAAAGCATTACATTCAATGAATACGGAATGACTGCCACTCTGAGAGGATATATCCATCCTTTCAGACATGTGAGAAAAGCAGAAGAGCAGGTGTCCATGTTGAAACATAAAGGATTCGATGTATCTTCTTTAGTAAGATATGGACAACACCTTACTGCATCCGAAAAAAACTTCAATATGCTGAAAGAACTCTTTGAAAACTCTTTCCCACATTCTAATATTGACAAAATAAATACTACCACCTATCTGGGAAGTGAAAGCAAAGGAGAGTATATATACGTTATTAGCGAAATCATCGTTAATTTCAATAACCTTGACGACATTTAAATCACAGAGCCATGACCGAACTGAATACTGAAAATGTAGACCGAATTTTCGCCGACTGCATGTTTCGCAGCCACGAAGAATACGAAGAATGTAAAGGGAAAAACCTCTATCTGTTTGTGAACTCCATTCAGAACCCTACAGTAAAAGTCGGATTCCATCCGGAACGCATCGAGGTGCACCGGCACGAGATACGCGAAATGCTTTCACAACTGCCCGACGGATTCTTTCCCGGCTCAGGCGATGGAGCCTCTTTCCTTCAGGCGTGTTCTACCAAAGACGGGCAACTATGGACAGGATTCCATACAGAGGTAGAAAAGCTTTGCCTGCTTGGACTCGCTTCAAAACAGATGCGGATGCTTACACCAGACGCGGAGATATGGCCAATGCTACCAGGTGGAATGCCCTATCTGAGTGTGGAAATAGAACAGTAATTTTATACATTTATTTATACATAAAAATACAAACAGATTATGAAAGATAAAATCTTAAAAGCAATCAACTTTATTTTCCCTATTTTCGTATGTGCTCAAATAGCCTTTTCTGTTTTTTCATATTTTAACGGGACTGAAACAAGGGACTTGTTGTACAATTTTTTCATCTCTATTATATTGATGCTTTCTTTCATCATTGCACAGATAGCCAAGACATGCACCCAGTTCCTGATGATAAAGCGGATTGAACACAGATTGATTATCAATCTTTTAAACGCCATTCAAGGGAGCATAAGCCATGAAAAACAACCGGAAAATAAAGATTCAAAAAGCAAAGATGAAGAAAAATCGTAGTTATGCGAGTTCAGTGGCGTAGTATCGCCACCAAAAAATCTATTAAGCGCGACTGGAGTGGCGATACTACGCCACTGAAAAATCTATTAATAAACACTTGAGCCAAAATCAACAAAAATCCCGACAAATCAGACGTTTTGCCGGGATTTTTTCTGTGAATAAAACCAAAAAAAGAAGAAGAAAAATGTATGTTATAGCGTGGATTCTGTCTCTTCTGTGCCGGTTGCGCTACGGTCGAGCGTGGTAAATGTCTGCTGACGGATGACTATTTCTCCGTGCTTGTCCCATTTATTGAATGTATAGATATTCTTCAGGAACCGCAGATAAATGCGCTGCCGGGTAGAAAGCTGGTTTTGCTTGAGCAACTGCAATTCGCGCATGTAGGTACCTCCGGTGCTTCCGCTATTCCCGGGTGTGCTTCCAATCAAAGAAGGGTGAACCCCTATGGCAAAGAACACCACGCTTGAGATTTCGGACAACTCCTCTTTTAAATCCCTGGAATTTGTCAGCTGTGGCACATCCACAATTTCCACCGCATGCTGCATCGTCTTTCCGTCAGGACCTACAAACGAGTCCAGGCAGATAGTTTTCCCGTTGTTCTCGCGGCGTTGAAGGAACTCATTCACCTTCTTATAGATACTGTCACGTACAGTTTGTTTCGCTTCGGTAGTATCAGCTCCCATTTCATCGAACATCGCACGAAGGTATTCGTTGTTGATGAAAATCATTTTCCCCCACATGGTCGCATTCTGGCGGGCCATGGCCTTGTCAGTAATCAATGTTGTGGCGTAATCGTAGGTCATCGACGGGAAGATACTCCACCAGGCCGGCTGCGGGTAATAGGGTTTCAGCATCGAAGGGTAATAGCTTGGACAGCAGAACCAAGTGGTACGGTTCCTGGGTAATCGTTTCTTACTCTTTCCCACCTGACGCCGAAGCTCCGTAAGCATATTTTCCGGCATCAGTGTGGGATAGGCCACTACATCCTTTCTTTCCAGCTTTGGCGTGGCATCTTTTCGCCACTTCTCCGCATAATACACGTAGTTTATGCGCATCCGTTCGTCCATTTCCTCCATGCGGCAGCACACCGCCGGAATGTTTCCTAACTTGACAATTTTCGGGTCCCACTCTTCTTCCTTCCGTCCGATGCTGAGACCGATGGTCGGGAAATAAATGTCCATGTGCGCGTCGTCTGTCATGCACTTCAGGTAGTGAAGTTCCAGATTGTTATTTTCGCAGAACTTGTCCCATTCCTTGTCTGTCTCTTCCCAGGTGTGATAGTCTTCACGAAGCTGTTTCAGCTCGTATTCCGGTGTTCCAACTTGTTCGGTATCTTTCTGCTCCTCTCCGGACACGGCCTGCGACCAGGTGATTGTGCCTCCCCCACCCTGCTCTTCGCCGCTTTCTGCTTTCTGCTGGTCAATCTGTGCCTGAATCTCCATGATGCGGTTACGAATCAGAAGTCCGGCATCCTTGAAGGGAATCAGCTCAGTCTTTACCGTACCATTTACATAGCGTGACCATCGGTACATAAGCTGCGGCCCGAGCCCTACGGTCAGGTCAATAATATATTTGATGGCGGTTGCCGTGTACGGCAGACTGCCTACCAGCTTGTAGATGGTGTTCGGAAGCATGTTCTCCGGTCCCCAGGGAATGTAACCCAGACCGGGTGTCCCGGCATTGCTGACCGGCACCGGGTTTGACTGCCGGCTGTCGAAGATATCAAACGTGCCCTGAATGGGCAGCCCGCCGATAGCCCCTCCCCCTTTCATCATTTCCGAGGAAGATACAGACGGGATTTCCGACACGCGGGCCATGCCGATATACTGGTATCCACGGTCTACGAGTGAAGTCACTTTTCCTCTGAACTCCTTTATTCCCGGGTTGGACTTCTTACGGTTTGTATTTTTTGTGTTTGTCGCCATATAACTACTTAACCAATATCTTTGTGTCGTTAATCTGCAGAATAAGTACGTCGTACACGTAACGGAAATCTCCGTTTGTCATTACCAGTTTACGGTATCCCTTTTCGCGGTTGTACGAAACGGCACGCTGCACGTTGTAACATTCGCTTATCGTTCCGTCCTTACACACAAAACGTATGTCGAACGGCTTATTTTTCCCGTCCGGAGTGCGGGCGTTCATCAGCTTGTACGCCTCCGTCCAGAGCAGACGTTTGGTCGGTTTCTTCATCTTGCGTTTGTTTTGGTACAAAGATATACAAGGTTAATATGGTAATGAAGGACAAAAAAACGCACCTCCCTTCACAGGGAAGTGCGATAAACATAACACTGATAATGATTGTATCAAACAACATTACTTTTTGCGATTATCCTTCCATCTTCCTTCACAGGAAAATAGGACTTTGTGTAAGTTTAATTCTGTCAAAATAAAGAATAAAGTGCACACCACCGTGTGCAATAACATGGTTACTATTTTTCTCATGATGATGCAAATATATCCTATTTTCTCTGAATATCAAAAAGAAAAAGGATGAAGAACCACTGTTCCCCATCCAGGTGTAATAAAACAAAGAACATTTTCATGCTCATTTTTTTGCAAATATAATGTTTTTACCGCACATAAGCAAACTTTGAAACTAATTGATTATCTGATTTATAATAAATACTTTTATTCAAACATGCTTTTATATAAAAATACTTTTACTATTTTATTATTTCATGCTTTTATATTTTCATTCATTTGTATTAAAACATTATTATTCTTTTGCATATATGTATATTTGAAAGCAGATACTTTTATCCTTTAATACTTTTATGCTTTTATGTTTTTATACTTTTACTCAATTATTCTTTTATACGTTAATACTTCCATGATTTTGTACTAAAATATCTTTCTCTCACCCATTTTGTATTTCCACACAAAAGTATGTTTATATAAAAATACTTTTATGTTTTTATGTTTCTATGCTTTTATTCATTTATACTATTATTATTTTATGTATCTACGCAAAAATACTTTTATATTTTTATTCAAAAATACTTTTATGCGTTTGCACATTTGAATATTTACATTTTTGCATAAAAATATTTCTGTATTTATGGCGAAAATGAAAAAAAACGACTATCTTTGCAGTGTAATAAAACAAAAAACATTTGATATGGCAATTACAATTTCTTCATTCAACTGTAAGGGTGGAGTAGGGAAGACCACTACCACCGCCAATCTGGCAAAAGCCTTACATTCTCTTGGTAAACGTGTGCTGGTAATAGATGCCGACGCACAGGGTAACGCATCTAAAATGATGGGATTCCGTCTGGCCACGGAAAAGGATGGTAAAACCCTTTACGATGCGATGACAGGAAACGCAGACATCATGGAATGCGTGCTATGCGAAAACGAAAACGAAGAAAGCTTCGACTTCATCCCCTCACGCCCAAACCTTTATAAGTGCGAGCAGGAACTGGTGAGCCGAACAGGACGTGAATTTATTCTTCGCTTGATGCTGGATAAGCTGAAAGACCACTATGATTTTATCCTGATTGACTGTCCACCAAATTTCGGAGTAGTTTCTGTAAATGCGATGGTAGCTTCTGACTACCTGCTGATTCCTATCAACTGCGAAGTATTTGCCCTGGATGGGATGGGCCTGATTACCGCAAAATACGAAGAAATCAAAAATATGGTCAATCCCAAACTTGAAATCCTGGGTTATATCATGTCACGCTACGACAAACGTCTGTCGCTTCACCGTCAGGCATACGAACAGATGAACCAGAATTTCCCTGGGAAGGTGTTCAATACCACCATCCGCACAAACATTCAGCTGGCCGAATCGCCTGCACAGCGAATGAACGTGTTCGATTTTGCGCCCAACTGCACGGGAGCTGCCGACTACATGGAGCTGGCAAAAGAGATTCTATCACGATTAGATAACCAGTAAAACACACGATTATGGCTAAAAAACGATTCAACCTGAATGAAACAATGCTCGATGCCCGGCAGGGTATTGAGGAAGCACGCGCCAACGCGGAGAAGGCAGGGGAGGAGAGTGCTGCGACTCAGGAAAAGGCAGAAGAAAAGACGGAAGAATCTCCTGCTACCTTCACTGCTGAAAACTCATGTGTTGAAGCAAATAACCAGGAAGAGGAAAACATCCGTCCGGAACAAGAGGCTGCGCCCGATAAAGAATCCGTGAAAAGCGAATCACCCGCAGTAGAACGGAAAATAAACGGCATACGAAAAAGAATTAGAAAAGATGAAAAAGAGGGACGCATCATGCGGAATGTCTATCTGGAAGAAGACATGCTGGAGAAGCTGGAAGACATTAAGAAAAGCATGAACAAAGGCCGTAACAAGGAAAAGAAAGATACCTTGGTGTTTGTCATCGACCTGCTGAATGTAGCCGCGCAGGAGTTCATTGACAAATACTACAAAGACATCGTGGGGAAATAATTCCGCACAATTCATACACCGAAAGGGCAGGGGAGCAAAAGCTTCTCTGCCCTTCGCTTTTTGAATGATGTCACATTTCTATCTCGATGGCCGGATTCCATTCGTCCGGATCAGAAAAAGTGATTCCTGTATTTCCACTGAACAGACGGCAGATGGCGTTTGTGCACCGGTTCCTCAGAAGCGGAACGCCGGAAGCCTGTGCACCATAAAGCATTTTCCCGTCGGCTCCCAAAGCCTCTATTTTCAGCGCCACGTCAAATTCTTCCGACTCTGTAGGAGTGAAGGAAAACACGGAGAAATAAAGCCCGCTACGGCCCGCATACTCGTCGCCTATCTCCCATGTAATCGTATAGTCGGATGCGGAATCTGCGTCACCGTTTCCGGTAGTCACATCCAGCGTGCGAAGATGACCGCCTACCGTCATCCGTACCGATTTCACCGAGGCAGGAAACGCATCTTTCACGGTAATCATGGCACGGCTTACTACGCGCTTCATTTGCAGTTCCTGACTCGAAGCCATATTCTCGTCCACTTGAAGAGAAAAATCCTCCCAGAAAGTTTCAGTTACTTTCTCAGGAGTATATTTCATGCCTTCCATACTTCCTCCGGTACTGCTGTGAGCCAGGAAGTACACATGATGCGCTCCATACTTCATGTTCAGGGTAAGGGGAGAAGGAAGCGAAACGGTGTCCGCCTGCATCTGCTCGCCGTCCATGTAATCCCAATAGGAGAGGGTAGTGGCCAGCTCGGCCAGCGTGCCGGCACGTGAATTATTCCACTGGTTGATGTCTCCCTGTCCGATTTCCATAAACACCGGAAGGAAAGACACCCTGCACGTTTTCTCACTCGTCTGCTCCATATCCGTCGGACGGACGATGTTTTCCTTGCTGCAAGCCGCCATAATCAGGATGGCAGCCATGCAAATGCTTTTCGACAAATTCATGTTGTTTAGTTTTAAGTTTATACCATAATTAACGCACTTACGGAGTTTCGTTTCCGGTTTTGATGGATTTTTATTGTAAAGTTCGGAAAGTTTGCACCTTTATATAGTTCGGAATCTTTGCACCTTTACACGAAATAATTTCCCTTACTGACGGAATCTTTTCACCTATTGACGGAATCATTGCACCTACATGCTTTTAAAAACCTAATAATCAATGATTTTCAGAATCTATATAATTATCTATATGTTATAATATAAAGAAACGATAGTTTCTTAAATAAGGGATAAAAAATATATCGGTCTGCTTTTATTAATGATATTATGATATAAGATATATAGTAAAGCGTAATTTGCTATAAAACAAATAGTTATACTAATAAAGGTGCAAACTTTCCGTTTTTAGGGGTAAACATTCCGTCAATATGTACTAAGTTTCCGTGTGTATGGGTAAAGATTCCGTCATATAGGGAAAAATTTCCGAACATATATAGATTAAAGGTGCAAACTTTCCGAACTATTTTTATTCAATATTTTCCGTTTTTGGAAAATATTGTCGTTTTATTTTCCGTTTTTGGAAAATATATCTATATTTGTGCCAAATAACGAACCAATGAAGATTTATTTAGAAGAAAGATTAAAAGAGTCAGGTATAAGCAAGGATGAACTGGCAAAGAGACTGGGTATTTCCAATTCAAGTCTGACAAAGAAATTAAACGGTCCGTCACGTACTAACCTGCAATTTCTGGAAAGTGTGGCCGATGCGTTGGGAATATCTGTTTTCTCTCTTATTGATGATGAAAAATACGTGAAGGTAGGTACATTCCAGTTCGATGGGAATACTTACGAAATACGAAAAATGAACTGATAGCCTATGCGACGGAAGAAAAGCACCACCGAATCAAGCAACTCACTGATTAAAGAACTTAGCTCAGTAGAGTTTATTAAACAACCCTATCTGTATGCCATGGTAGGGGCAGATTTTTCACTCTACCAACGGAGTATTATGATAGAAATCATGAAGTCCATGCAAGACCGCTTCAATGAATTTCTGAAAAACAGACGTGCAGACGGACAAATGTCACTTTTCCCTGATGATCTGGACGATAATCAGATTCTCACATTCCGAATCAGCGCTTCCTCTCTTGGAGTAAGTCCTCGTGACTATATGTATCTTAGTGAGGCATGCGATAATCTTATGAAGATGAACTGTTCTTTTTACAGATATGATGAAGTGGGAAGACCTATTCGTACATACGCGCATCTGTTTTCTACGATTGAAATGCCTATGATTCCGGTTTCAGGCTCGAAAGAAAAAGAAAGGAGGATGAACTACGTGGAAGCGCGTATGGATGCAAAGGTATTGAAAGAACTGTGCGATTTAGGTAACGGGAAAGGTTACCTTGACCACATTTACCGAATAGCCCGTATCTGCAAACGCAAACGTACACCAAGCATTTATATTTATCTTTCCAGATGGAAAGACTTCCCAAAGAAATCGGTGGAATATGTGGAGCTCAAGAAATTCCTGGGAGTGATAACATTGGAAAATGTGGAGGTGAACGGGGTAGTTACTAAGACTTACGAAAAAGACCGATACCCGAAATTCAGTAAATTTTGTAAGGAAGTGATGGACCCGATACGTGAAGACCTCGACCGTATGGCCAGCGAAAATCAGGTGGACTTTACTTTTGATTATGAGCCTGTATATAAGGGTTCAACGAAGAGAGGAAACCCTGACGAGATATTATTTAAAATCAAGCTGAGTGAACTTGGGGAGGAAATGTCGCGTAAACGAAGACAGCAAAAACTTCCCGCCGATATTTGGGACTTGCTTCGCTCTGAATATAAACTGACGGAAACAGATGTGCGTATGCTGACCGATATGCTCCCTGAAGAACTGATGAACGATTTCCGGGCCGAAGTGCTGGCACTTCGTGACCGAATGAACCGGTATAAAGTAAACAATCCGAAAAGTTATGTGGTGACTTCACTCAAGAATTTTATTATCCAGCATACTCCGGAGGCAAAAGAAACAAAAGAAGATAATAGGGTAGAGGAGAAGAAAACCGTCAAGCATAAAACAATAAGCGAGGAAGATAAAAGCCGATGGATGGCATTTATGGAACTTCTTCAAGGTTCTGTAAGTCCGGTTGAATTTAACACCTGGCTATCGTCGCTTGAATTTGTTTCGCTTAATGGTGAGGAAGTGACACTATCTGTACCGGCTGCATACGTAGCGACTTATATTGACGAAAAGCTGAGCGCACCATTTAAACAAGCGCTTAATGCAGTGTATGGTGAAGATGTAAAACTACTTTATGAAGTAAGAAAATAACGAATAAATCCCGGAACGGAAAGCACCGTTCCGGGATTTCACTTTCACTCCACATAGTCCTTCGTGTCGACGCAAAGCTCTACTTTTTGTACATCGGTCAGTTCAAGAAAAACCGCATACCAGTTGTTCAGGAATGGGCCGTAGGTTGAATAGTGAAGCTCTTCCGTTTCAAGGTTTATGTTCCGGAAAATATTTCGTTTTTCCTGCTGCTCACGGAGCCAGGCAAGAAACTTCTGCATGTGCATCTTCGCTTCCTGAATGGCTTCGTATGACTGCTGCTTGTCGGTAGGATTCATATTTCCCGTTTTAACGAGAAAATAAACCACGTGTACAGGTTTGTCCAACCCTCCTTTGATTGTTCCGTCCTGGGCAAATTCGTAGCCCACACAAGGCGATTTCACGTCGGGCAGCTTGCTCATGAACGAGGGAATAGCTACAATGTTGTCGAAAAGGAAAAACCGTTTGTTCTTTCCGGTTTCTCCGGGCGTATGAAGCATGGGCTTGTACTTCGTCGCCCATTCTTCGATAATTTCTTTTAATTCTGTCATAATTAAAATTTTGTGGGTTTTCTTATTTCTTTATCCAGTAACATTATAAATCCGATAAAAGCAAAAGCCATTAACGAAAGCCATATTCCCAATTTTCCTAATTCAGCATAAAGTAGCTTGACTATCATAGCTGCTGTGATAATTCCTCCAAGAAGATTAGTCAGCTCCGATTCTTTTTGGAACATGAGGAAGACACCCAGAAGAAGGATAGCCAGTTCTATTCTTATCTGCTGGAGAAAATACATCCCTACCAGCAAGAACGTGTTCGACAATATTCTAATTATCGTTTTCATTTCATCCGGAATTTATAATCACTTCGTTTAAACTCGTCCTGGAAAGAAACCAGTACGCCGTTTTCGATGAAGTCCTGATAATAGGAAGACACGAGCACTTCCAGTCGCCGGAGCTGGTGACGCACCTCCATGGCGATGACGGGTCGTGACTGGCGGTCGCCTTCTTCTTTCCATATCTGATAAAGCTGGTTGAAACGGGCATCCTTGCTGCGTTCCACATCTTCGATGGGCTGTCCGGCACCGACACCCATATCCACGAAATACAGATAATAGTTGAAGAAGAAGGAAATCTTCTTTGTGTCACCTCCGGCACCGTTGAACACCTTGGCATACATGCGCCGGTAAGCCTGCCCGGTACTCCGTTTGGCTGCCGGCGTATTGCGGTACCCGATGTACGGACCGGGGAATCCCCCCGGCCATACATGCTGTGTCTCGAAGTTGGTCTGAAGCTGCCGGATCATATTATTTGCCCAGCGCGTCAGGTCCAGGAACTCCTCTTTTACCGCCTGACTGATAGTTTTCTGTTCTGACATGGCTTATTCTATGATGTGAGGGATAAATTCGCTCAGGTTGTCTGTTACTTTTGACGGCGTTTCGCGGATACCCATACCGGCAGAAAGCCCTCCTATCACCCAGGAACCGATAACCGGATACTTACCGTCGAAAGAAGGGATTTCCGCCAGTTCCTGATATACATAGCCCTCTTCGCCGTAGTCACCACCCGTCTGTTCGATAACCTGTCCGTCTTTTGCCAACGTGACATTGGCGCCCTCACGACTGAACACCGGCTTTTTGCAATAGTTTTTCATGCTGGGTGTCAAGTGGTCTGTGCATTTCAGTATGTAGGGAGAATCCGAATAAAGCTCACTCAGGATATGGAGAATGGCCTTGTTTGACATCAGCGATTTCCACATAGGCTCCAGCCAGAGAATGTCGGCCGTACATCCTTCCCGACTCTCGTTCATCATCCACTCCCAGGGGTAAAGCTTGAAACAGCATCTTATTCTTTCTCCGGATGGGTCGTAAAACGCGCCTTCGTCCAGATTGAGCTGTTCCATTTCGATTTCTGCCGTGTTCAGTCCGGCTTCCATGGCTGCTGCCACCAGATATTGAAGGGTTTCTTCGTCTTCCACATTCTCACGGCAGCACACAAAATGGTAACGCTCCATTCTGTACCGGTCCTGAATATCCTTGAAGCTTTGCACCAGGCTTTCGTGGATGGCATTGAACTGGTCGGAGTCTTTGAACAAATCTTCCTTCCACTGCCATTGCACTACGGATGCTTCGAGCAGTGAGGTAGGGGTGTCCGCATTAAACTCCAGCAGCTTGGGCACTCCGTCAATCATCGCGAAATCAAAACGCCCGTAAAGAGAAAGGTCGTCTCTTTCCCATGACTGGCGTATGGCGTGCTCCATTCCGGCAGGAATGCAAAGCTTGTGGAATAGGTTGTAGTCTATTACGTGTTGCACTGCGTCTACATACATGGCATAACACATGTTTGTAGCTTTTTCAATTTCTTCGATTTCCTTCATGGTAAAGGAATAGTAGGCATTTTCTTTCCAGTAGTCCGTGTGGAAATTAAAGCCCATGTTCTCTATCTTCTTTTGGTAGTTATCTCTCGGTTTGATTGCTATTCTTTTCATGGTTAATATGTATTACATAGTTGATAAGTAAAGTAGACAGGATTCCGAACATCCCGATGCCTCCCAGACTAACAAACACCGTAAAGATCCGCCCTCCAGTTGTAACCGGATAAAGGTCGCCGTATCCGATGGTAGTTACCGTGCAGTAGGTCCACCAAAGCGCATTCTCGGCCGTGTTGATGGAACCGGAGTCATATTCAAAGAAAAGGATAAGCACCGGGCCCGTCATCATGAGCAGCGTAAAGAGGATGAAGAATGCGAACCTTGCTGTCTGTATGGAATTGTGGCGGCAGTAGGTGGCAAACCGGTTTACGCTTCCTGCAATTCTTATGACCTGAACCAGACGCATCAGTCGTAATGCTTTCAGTCCCGGAAGCCAGCCGAAAGGAATGCTTGCTATCAGGTCGATGAAATTGCGAAGAACAAAGCGCCGTTTCTTTTCTGCATGGACAAAGCGGTATATCCATTCCGAAAGGAATACCACGCAGCATACGTTGTCCATCAATGACAGCAGTCTGCACATTTCCGGATTTATGGTGATTGACTCCTGAAGAACGAGTGAGAACACCACAAATACGGTCATGGACAGAACTACCATTTCAACCGGTGACAAGTTGATGTCTTCGTCCATCAGGCAGAGATTGAATGTCCTCGTCCGGTACTTCCAAACACAGCTCCCTTACTGGTGCTTTTACTCCCGGAAGTGGAGCTGCTGTAAGAGGAGCGGGAAGGAGTGATTCCGGAGCTTACGCTGGCCGGCGGAGTGACCTGCACACCGGAAGAGTTGGTGTAGTACCCCTGCGACGGATAGTAATAGTAGGTGTTTCCTCCCGGACTGGACATCATCCATCGCATCAGCATGGCATTGTAAATCCAGCTGTTTCCGTTGCTGTCGCGATACGTCTGGTTGTTTGTTGGGTTTTCAGGAAGCATGCTTCTGTCTCTGTTTGTGGAGCAACTGCAGCTTGAAAAAAATGCAAGTGTAAGAATTGCAATAGCGCTTGAGTATTTCATTTTTCTGATGGGTTCTTTAAGCCGCCCAAGGCTGGTTATACGTAGTTTAATGTTTTTATACTTTTATGTTTTTATGTAAAAGTAGTTTTTCTAAATTACTTTGTTTTCTTTTAGCCTTTTGTTCACTTCCTCATACACGGAATAGAGCATATACTTTTCCCCTCCGCAGCGTGTCATTCTTCTAAGAGACATGTGTAACGCAGACAATCCAATCCCGTTTTTCCTCGCACATTCAGCTACTGAATAATAAACTTCTCCTGTTGACAAAGCGATTACTTTTTTACTCATGCCAGGAGGTGATTTCCGGTTAGGTCCAAAATTGCTGTTGGGGTCATTAATCAGTCTTTTACTGAGTTCTCTTGAAATCTTACGTCGCTTTTCCTGTAGTTCCTTTGGCCAGTTTTGGAATGACTTGATTAATTTATGACCTTTACAGAAGTGACCAGAGTCTTTTTCACGGTGCTGATTGAGACTAAATTTCAAATCATCCATACGTTGCTCTTCATATATTTTTCTGAAGTCCTTCTCGTAATACCATTGAAGCCCTTTGCATATAGATTTTTTCCGGCAACTATTACTGATTGCGTGTCTACTTCTCCCGGATTTTTCTGTTGCCTCTTTAATAGATTCAAAATACCCGGCCACAGTCCCGTCAGGATTTACCGCGACTACTGGATGTTTACTACCTCTTGTGTATTGCGGATGCTTACCGCATATTTTTGTCAAATTAAACATAATTATTATTATATCAAACATAATTCAAAGGATTCGCAAACACATCTTTTATCTTTTCCTCCTTTAATTCTTTATGCCATTTGAAAGGTTGCTTACAGTAACTTATCCCGATGGTACATGTCGTAGCATAGAATGTGATTAGCAACGGAAGCACCGGGTCACGATAATTAGACGAAAGATTTGCTGCATTGCTCGACTCTTTATAGAATCCGTATTCCAGCGCAATCTTATCTATCTTCATCTTCAACGCTTGTGCATTTTCTTTTTTATCTGATTTCTTTTTCATACTTTCATGATTTTATTCTTTCAAAAAAGAGATAATTGAGCATCCTCACACGACTTGTCGACGAACATTTTCTTGAAGATGTAATAAAGAACATCTACCACAATGCTGTTTCCGGCCATTTTGTATTGCTGCGTCTTGCTGATTCCTGACTTCTGAATATTGTCAATATCTTTTTCGGAAACTCCCATAAGACGGAAACATTCGCGAGGTGTGAGTTTACGAATTCGGTAATTTGTGAAATTGTCAATTATTTTAGGTTCTCTTCCTCCTCCTTGGAAAGTATCTATATTAGGTGCTAAACCATTAATATCATAAACTCTACCTCTCTGAGGATTCTCAAAGCCTTTATCATCTAAAAAATTACCTACTTGAATAATTTTAGGCTCTTCCACAAAACAGTCCGTACTACCGCCACAGCCTGTACTTCCATGCACGGTGTTTGCTATATCTGAAAGTCGGCGACTGATAACTTTCCCTTTACTGTCCCTTGTGTATGCAACACATTTCTGTTCCATCCCCTCATAAAGACATGGAGGTTCTCCGCCAGCCGTCAACGTAGGACAAACTTTGCCATTATCTTGTACTCTACCTCTTCTCGTTAAACTTTCAGGATAAGAAGCATCAAACACTCCTCCTGTCGGAATTTCTATATATCCTTTTTTTGTTGCTTGTTTTATAATTAGTGCTTGATTTATAGGTTCTGAAATAAAACTTAAACAAGAAGAATCCACAGTCGTCTTAATTGTTCCACATATATCAGATACAGTTTGATTATAAGCATCAAGAAATTGAACTTCATGACCACTTATTTTTCCACTATCAACCAATGATTGTACTCTTTTATTCCCATATTTTTTCCCTTTTGAATTCAAATCTGTTGGTGATGATTCTAAAATTCTCGGTCCTTCTCCTTTATTTGTTGTCAAGGTAGGACACAATCCGTTTGAATCGAACACGTTTCCATTCATTCCATGACCTGAAGGATTTGTGTTTCCTACTACATATACGTAATTATCGCAATCTCTTGAACCGGCATTAGTCAAAATACTTGATGCAATCACATCACCTGTAGTAGGTTCAAACTTAAATCCGTTTCCTTTAGCTTTATTCTTCTCGTTTCTTGCAAGAAATGTCTTTACAATCTTCTCGCTCAAATAAAAACTTTCATCCACATCCTGTTCAAGAACATCTTTCAGCCTTTTCTCCAGAGTGAAAGGTTTCGGAAAATGGAACGAAGCATCGCCCAATATCGAAACCATAAAGACACGTTCCCTGTTTTGCGGTACTCCGAAGTCCTTTGCGTTGAGAACTTTCGTATAATTGCTGTAGCCCTGTCCTTCAATAAATCTGAGCCATTCTTTCAGGTACGGGGTAAACTTCTTTGATACGAGGTTCTTCACGTTCTCCATGAGAAGATATTTCGGACGCTTTGCCTCTATTGCCTTACGGCATTCCCATAGCAGACTGCTTCGTGTTCCGCTACCCTCTGCAAGTCCTTTCTGCTGTCCTGCTGTACTTATGTCGGTACAAGGGAATGAATATGTCAGAAAATCAAAATCAGGAACACTGCTCCAGTCTATCTTTGATATGTCGCCGTAATTAGGAGTATCGCCATGCACGGCCATATAAGCCTGAATAGCGTACTTGTCAATTTCACTTATGCCGACCACCTGAAAGTCTATGCCCAGTCTGCGTAAAGCCATAGACTGTGAACCATATCCTGCAAATGCTTCAAAGACTCGTATTTTATTCTTCATCCTTATTGTGTTTGTTTATCTGTAAAACTTAAAGTTTGTGTGTGTACCCTTCGGACGCACATTCCGGTTAAACTTTGTCTGGTACTTCTTACCGTTCTTCCGGGGTACGTGACGGTTCTGACCGACAATACTGAAATAAAACGGCACATGGCGTGAGGTGTGACGGTTGCGGTTGGCTATCTCATGCTGGCTCTCAATCCTATCCCAATTGCTTCCGTTTACATTGCAGGGACTTTGTACTAGAATGAGTTGTCTGAGATGTTCCACAGCATCTGAGTTCAAAGTCATTTCTCCGCAATTATCCATTCCACGAGAGTAACTTGTTGGGGGTTCTTCCACAATATTTTTGAGAGGATACATTCTTATTACAGCTTCAGAAGCTGTAAATGCTGCATCTCGCAAAAGCTTTGCAGACTTCCTAAACTCGTTTATTGCATCAACAAATCTCTCGTAAAATATTTGCTTATTGATAAGCTCTATAATAGCTTCCTTTATTTTTTCTTCCGGAAGTTTACTGTAAATAGAAATAGTATGAATTGCTTTCAAAACTTCGGCTTCATCAAGTTCTGGATGTTTCTCTTCCTTATAGGTGAGCATACCTTCCTTATACTTTCCTCCTAATCTTTCACGAAGTTTGTCAAATAATGCTTTATCACTGTTCCACATAGGCTCCGATTTTAAGTGATTTCTCCATTTCATCCTGAAGCTTATCCAGCAGGCCACATTCTCCATGGCAGAAGAAACGGAACTCCTTCTGCTGCTTTTCGCAGAAGAATTTCACCTGATCTATCTCTTTGTGATACGGGCAAAGCAGACGAATTTTTTGTAAGGCTACATCTACTGCAATCATGGCTCCCATCTTGTATCCCTTCCGGAATGGCTTATGAAGGTCATTTACTTCACGACGGGCCTGTGCGCATTCTGTCTTTGCCTTTACCATGTGGTGATAGAATTTGTCGGCCAGCCCCAGACCTTCTTCTCTGATTTTTTCTTTGTGCAATCTTGGAGCTTTCTTGATAACTTCCAGACGCGAGCGGTGCATGTAAATCAGACCGGCAAACGAGGGAACTTCGTCGGGCGAAATCATTCCTTCCGGCACAGCATAGTAGAAATAGTTCGGTTTGTTACGTGTGTCTCCGTCGGCCATGAAGTTAAACTTTTGCGATTTATGCTTCTGGTCGTTATGGAAGTCGGCACGCGAAATTTTGATTTCTATCTCGTACCAGTAACCGGAATTCGTGAGGATCAGCACATCGCTCTCCCACCCGAACACGTACATGTTGCGAAGAAAGAACCTCGGCGAGCTCATGAAGCTGCGAAGCCCGTCCTGTATGCTTGTTTCCGTATATTCAAATTTTTCCAGTATTCCCATAATTATCCACCTATTTCACCTTTCAAGCGCTTAATGGCAAGGTTTCTTGCCTTAATGGTTCCTTCCTGCTCGCGGACTTTTGTTTTGAGCGATGAAACCCGGCGTTGCAATTTCTCCACCGTGGGCGTGTTGTTTCGCTCGTAGTTCAACTCTGCCTGAAGCTTTTCCACCTTCTTCTCCAGCTCCTCCGTGCGTGCCTGTTCGCGCCGGTAGTCACGGCAGAGGTACTTAAAAAGTATCTCTACCGGAATGTCCAGTGCCTTATTCCACTTTTCCATCGTCTTCCTTCTGTTTGATGTACCAGTCGAACTCTTCCAGCGGTTTGTCCACCACAGAAATATAGTCTTTCTCCCGTTTCAGAACGCCTTTGTTGATAAGCTGCTGAATGAGTTTCAGTCCGCTTCCGTAACCGTAATGAATATTCAGCACACCTATTGGGTCAGTATTGATACATTTCTTTCCGCCCTTTTCTGTGATTCCTAAGTTGTGACATACACGGGCAGCCGCCGACAATTTTTCGTAGTCGTATTCCTCGGAATCAGGTTGAGCTTCGGCTTCTGCCTGATACGGATATACGTCCATGATGGCGGTTTCGGCTACGGAAGCTATCACGTAATCGGCCATCGTACCTTTCATGCCTTCGTCCAGCTTCTTCACCGCATCGCGAAGGTCGGCAGCCTGTACCAGAATGTTGGTGGCTGTCTTCTTCTCCGCACCGCTTTTCTCGTCGATGGTGATAAAGTACAGCTTGCATTTGTACCAGATGCCGGCTCCTTCCTCGTCGGACGGAAATATCTCGCTATAGTTGGCCCGTTTGATGTCGGTCACTGTGAACTCTCCTGTAATAAACGGCGTGACTTCTTCAATGAGACGTGCTTCGGCTTCGGTGAAACTCATGGCATCTACCAGATAGGGCTCTGTCACTTTCTTGTTCATCCCGTTTTCCCTACCTTTTCGTGGCGGATTTTCCCTTCAAACCATGTGTGCATCATAATTTTTCCTCCCGTATTTTTTCGCGTTGTGCAATCATGGCATCGGCCATTTCGTATGATAATTTAGCTATCATCTTCTCGTCAAATGCTGTATATGTCTTATGATTCAGACCAAAGAATTGTCTGATCCTGTTTTTTAATGTCAGATTGTTTGAAACTGTTTTCTCCATGAGCACCTTCATCGCTTCCATAGCGATGTGGTCTCTGCTGATATTACTTCCTGCCATAGTTATTTTATTGAATTAGATAATAATTGTCATTATTGCGTAAGTAGCTAAATCGAGAAAAGCATTTTCTACTTTTTCTGATTGTGATTCTGCTTCTTGTTTATTCAGCAAAAAATAGATTTCTTTAATTTTTGATTTTAATATTATTCCTGCCACCGGTGTACCTCGTAGAGTAATCATTCGATAGAACTGACCATCGGCCTGATATATTTCTCTTTTAAATCTTTCTTCTATTTCTTTTTCTACAATCATCTTTTCATGATGATATTTTTTGTAAAAAAACAACAGGAAGAATATGGAGTGATTGTAAATTTTAATCATAGAAGTATCAATATCACCTTCTTCCTCAAAAGAATTACATTCTTCATAAAGGAACTTCAGGAAGTTTGGCATCATAGGGTGTACTACTTCCTTCGGGAATATTATTTCATCGGATTTTATTTTGTCTTTAAAAGAATTTTCCAACTGATTATCCGAGCACTCCCATTCTTCACAAAAAGGATTTTGGTAACTTGTGTGTCCTTGATATATAAACTCTTTTTTCATATCTTACTTTTGTTTTCTGATCCAAAGAATTGTCATCACGCAGTAGTTGGCCAGGTCCAGATAAGTATCTTCCAGCCTTTCGTCCTTCACCTGCCCTTCACCATTATTTTTAATCAGGGAATTTATTCTCCGAATTTTGTCACCGATGCGGATTTTGGCTACCAAGAGTCCGTCTTCGTCCATTGACTTTTCAAAGGCGTTTCCATAGTCGGCATTCTTTTTGCGATAGGTGTCAAGCTGTTCTTGGCTGATTTCGTCCATAGAAAGCTTAACTTCCGCATAGCCTTGATATGCAGCACGGGCGATGCTTGTAATATGCAGCAAGCCTTCTATCCGGTCTGAATAGGTAATATCATTCATGAAACATGCCTTGAACAAATTTCCTATTCTGATATGATAAAGATTTGGATCTCTACCTGCCATTTTATCGTAAGATACCAGCTCGTGCAGCACCTCTTCAAACTTCTCAACCATTTCATCCATAGTTTCTTCTACAGGAATCTCCGGTTGTTTTTCTCCTCCTTCGTTATCATCAGGTATATTTACCGGTTCAGGCAGTTTTTCCAAAAAATCTTCCGGAACGTCGACTATGTTCCGACCCCACTGACCTACCTCATACCAGAACACAGGCTTCCCGTCCTTGCGGAGCTGACGTGTATTATGCACTTTGTAGATTGCAACCTGAGCATTTGAGATATGTTTTAAATCAAATTCCCCCATCTGATACGTCAGGGTCTCATTCACCAATTTAAGCGCGTCGTAGTCTTTCAGCTTTACTACCTGTCCGACACTGAATTTTGATACGTTAATTTTACCTTCCATATATGTTGCTATTTTAGTTCCTGATGGTTGTTTATTGCCTATTATTTTTCTGAAATCAAGCTGTGGGACTTCGGTTATATCTCGGATGTTTAACATATCCTGTTCTTTTTTCTCAATTAATGGCCAAAAACCTCCGAATAGTTCCATCATATTTCCAGCGTCTGATTCCATATCAAGGAAGCCATTGAGTATTCTTTTATTTATTTCAGGCGGATTTACTCGTTTGTTATTCCTTTTTCTCTTCTTTCCCATCTTCTTCTGATTTATCGTTTTTATCGTTATATACTTTCTCCATCTCGCGGAAAAGGCGTTTATAAACCTCCGGGAGTGTGCCTTTCTCTTTTGTCTCACGTAAGGAAGCAAACAGCACGTAACGGGGGTCTGCACCCAGCATCTTACCCACGTCCATTACCAGCGGACCGACGGCTTTCTCCGCATGGGGATAGGATGCCAGGTCGCCCATGGCCTCCAGTTCCAGCAGCCGGTCTGTTCCTACACCTGCCATGGAAGCAAACTTTTCGCGGGTATAACCGTGCATCTCATACATGGCACGCACGCCCTGACCGAGGTTGAGTTCGTATCGGCATCCGTCTTTTAGCGCAAGCTGACTCACTTTGACCGTTTTCAGCATACGGAGTGTACGCGCCATTACGTCGGCATCCGCACGCGCTATGTATTCTGCCATAGCCTTCTTTGTGCCAAACACGTTGTACAGATAGCGTAGGGTAAGCATACTCAGTGTGCCGTGATTGCGGTAGACTTCCTGACGAAGCTTTCTGAGAGTAATGGATTCGTTTGTTTCAGGTACTGTGCGGATATGGTCTTCCAGGCATAGGTGACGGAACTTGTCAATCACGCTTTCGCCTTCTGCCTTTGCATCGGGCAACATTTCCATGACATCGTACACCTCATAGTCGTCCGATTCAGGAAGAGGGAGCGAAGCGATTTCATTCAGCAGCATACGCACGTTGTTCTTAGTGCCCATGCGTGCCATCAGTGTGCGGTAGTCCTGAAAGCAGAGCCCTTCTCCGGCCATCTTCATGCGCAGACTGGCGATGACGTATTCTATAAACTCTACCTGTAGCGAAACGATTCCGCTCTCCACCAGTTTCAACAGGTCGTCTTTCACCAGCTCCATCTGGAACTGTGCGGTCAAGGTGCGCACATCCGTTCCCTCCTTATCGGGTATTTCAATGTTTCCCACCATCTCACGCAGCATATCTTTCACCGCAGCCATCATCTTTTCGTTGTGCTGGCTTTTCTGCCGGTTCACCTTCCCTACTCCGTTGAGCAGTCCGTCCACCTTCCGGCACATGCAGTCGTAGAACTCGATTCCGGTGGTACACATCATGGCCACCATCTCCATGTTCGATACAAGGTCGCTCTGGCGCACGTTGCACTTGTCGAGCGCATTTTTGGTAGCAAAATAAATGAGGTTGATTTTTTCTCCGTAGGTTTTCCAGAAGATGTTCTGAAGCTTCTGTGTCAGTGTGCCGCCCCCCCTAATAAAACTTCCGGACAGCCCGGGGTGGATGGTTTCTGTAAAGGTACGAACCTGCATGGCATCGTGCGCATTGCATCGCTTCATAAGGTCACTAGACAGATTTACCAGTTCGTTGGCCCTGCGCTTCATGTTGTGACGCATCAGTCCGCGTTCCTTCAGGCAGGAAACCACTTCGTAGATGTATTTCTGAGTGATATTGGTCATCATGATTTCCACCATGAGCAGGTGGGCGTTCAGAATGTCTGCACTGGCCATGCGCTGCTGTGCAGTGTAGCGGTCAAACCGGTTTCGTTTGACGGGAATCATGGATTTCGGACGGCTGATAGAAGCCGCAAGCCCTGTTTCAGAGCTTTTCCCCTTCATGGGTAAAATGGTGGAGGGAGCCTGCAAGAAAGGATTGTTTCCCAGATTCCCTGCCGGGTTTGTAAATTCGTTCATATCGCTAAATGATTAATCTGTTCGTATTAAAAAGGAAGATCATCCTTTTCGTCAGTCATATTAAGCGTTCCCTGCGTAGGCTGCTGTGGGGCCGCTTGTGCCGGCTGAGCGGGTGAAGGAGCAGAAGCCGGCGCTGACTGACTGCCGAAATCGTCGGGCGAAGTAGGAAGCGGAGCAGACGATGATTCTGCCTTCCGTCCGAGCAGACGGAAATCGCGTGCCCATATTTCGGATACATAGCGTTTTTCTCCGGTTCCTTCTGCCTCGTAGCTTCGTGTGCGGAACTCCCCTTCCACATATACCTGCGAACCTTTGCGGGCCAGCTGGCTGATGATTTCGGCCAGATTGTCCCAGGCCACAATGGGAATCCATTCCGTATATTCCTTTGTTTCTCCATTTTCCTTGTTTTTCACTTTCCGGCTGCAGGCGATGGAGAAACTTGCTACCTTGTGTCCGCTTTCCAGCACTTTATAATCGGGGTCTTTCCCCAGATTACCGATGAATGTACATTTGTTAATCATATCGTTTCTTTTAAGATTTAGTCCCGCGCCGGGGAGTCGAACCCCTGAAATGTGAATTTGTCAAAACTTTAAAACTAAACATTATGGAAAACGTGCGCCGACGCACTTCACGCGGGAGCCATTTTATTCAACTTGGCTATTTAGATAGTTATTTCGTGAGTTTAAGAAATTCAGGAACAACACCGTATAATGGTGTCTTACCGTCCCATTTTTCAATAAACTGCTTTTGAAGAATTTCTTTAGTTAAACCACGGCTTTGAATCAAAAGCTGTTCTGTACGAAGTTGTTCCAGTTCGTTACGCTTTTTTTGTTCTTCAATTTGCTGGTCAAGAACGGAAATATTGGTATTTACTTCGTTACGACTGTCTATCTTTTCTCTTACTTTATTTGAAAATTCAAGCTGAGCAGAGAAGCTTCTCAATTCAAGACCTCTATCATTAAATTCTTTCCTTACTATTTGTTCCAGATTTTTTTCAAAAGCAAGAGAACCTCCGTCTGCCATCAGACTGTCTGTCTTATATTTCCTGCTTTCTTCTTTTATCAGGTCATACATTCGTGGCTCAAGTATATTATCTTCAAGTGAAGTCATAAAATCGTTTCCTCCACCGATATGCTTGTTGTCGAATACTACATCTACCGCACGGCTCTTAACAACCTTATATGAATATACCGGACATGCTGTAAACTCTGTGTTGTCCGCAGCTTTTAAAATAACCGGCTCTTGGAAACCTCCACGTTGGTCGAACAGCGGAACTTGAAAAAGTTCTGTACCAGGTTCCCATAAAGATACTTTACCCGATACAATCTTGAAGTCTTCTTTCCCATTTTTACCGTAGTTTTCCATTAATACACCTGCATAGTTAGGTGCTACACGAGAACATGCGGATAATAATACTATTCCTATTACCGCAATAATTAAATTAATCGTTTTTTTCATAAGTTTTTTTGATGTGTTTATAGATTAAATAAATAGATGCTAGCAGAGTCACGCATATAACTGCAATGCCAAGCCAAGCTGATACATGATTGAAAATCCGGTTCCCGATAAACAGGCCGGAAGCTATGCAAATTGCTTTTATAATTGCTTTCTGCTTACTTGTAAGTTTGATTTTTGTTTTTCCCATTTTATTTGCATTTCATTACATCACAAAAATTTTCGCTGTACAAATTGTCTTCCCCAGGATTTCCCTGAAACCATATCTGAATACCCAGGAATTTCGCCACCCTGAACTCGATTCTTGCTCCACGGCTTGACTTCCAGTTCTGCTGCAGGTAGATGTGACCGCAACGGGAAAGCAGCAGAATGTCCCACACCATGTGCATCCAGTACGGGCGCGATGGTTTCAGTCCGAGAATGATAGGATTTACGGGAGTGAAACCCATCGCGGAAATCTCCTGATCTGCATTCTCAAAGTTCTTGTATGCCTGGAGGTAGGAAAGACCGCCTATTTTACCGGAGTTATAGCATTTTATGTTTTTCTTTGCCATGTATTTCAGGTTTTACGAAGGGCTCCGCACGGATGCGGAACCCTGAATTTACAAATACCTTTTATCACCCAACATGTCATTGTATGACATGGCAAATGTAACAATTTTCAACCGAAATCGCATTAAAATTGTTGATAAATTTCATAAAACCTCCGATTTTACATGGATTCTTGCTGATGTAACAGATGCAATACGCTGAATAAGTGATAGATAAATGCCGTCTTTGTCTTTTATGGTAAAAACGACGCTTCGTTCTACTCCTTTTTTGGCATTCCGGATAGATATTTCGGGCTCTTTACCTGCTTCAATCCACTCCATGAGTGCGGCCGCTGTGTACGACTGTTCGAAGCATAGAACGTAGGTCCGGTTGGCGAGTGTGAGCATAGAGTAAGGTTTACCAGTTCAGTAATGAAAAACGTCTGGAATGTTTGGGATGCAGCATTTCCATTTTCCGCAGTCGTTCGTCGTCAATCACCACATTCGGCACATCGCACGAGTCGCAGGATGGTTTCATCACACGCACAATACCGAGCGCGACGGCCATCACCAGCAGGCGCTCGGCTGAATCGAGCGTGGCCCCTTCGTATCGGCTTCCGTGACCGCGTGCCAGAATCCATGGAGCGCCTTCCGGACGATTGCTGTAACGCATCACGCGAGGAAGTCCCTTCACAGCCGAAAGCACAAACATATATTTTTCTTCCAGCCGGCTACGGCAAAAGGTATGCGCACCTTCCGTAAGTCCTGGAACGGTTACGGTTTCTCCGCAACGCTCGTTTGTGCGGTAGGTGGCATACTGGTATATGTGGTTTATTGTATCGGTGGTGACGTTCATGGCTTAAATAAATCTCCTTGTATCAGTTTCCCGTTTGCGGTATTAATTCCTTTCTGAGCTGAAAATATTCTTTCCTGAGAAATGTCGAAATACTTCTTTTCTTTCTCATATCCGATAAAGTTACGCCCTGTATTCATGCAAGCTACACCGGTCGTTCCACTACCCATACAGTTGTCCATCACTGTATCACCTTCGTCTGTGTAAGTTCGTATGAGATATTCTAAAAGTGCTACTGGCTTCTGTGTAGGATGATAAAAGCTGTCATGCTCTTTGGGAATATCTATTACCGAAAGCGGATATTTCTCGTTGGTAAATACAGTATCTACTACCTTGAAATCTCCGTAACATTTGTTATTTGATTGAACCCCTCTTACATTTCTTCCGTGATTCTTCTCCCCTACTGTCATTTGAGGATGATATACAGGAAGCTTCTGGTAGAATACCGCTATATCTTCGTGATTACGTAACGGCATACGGTTAGCATTCAGGAATCCGGATGAACGTGTACCTTTCTTCCAGATTAAATTGTATCTCCACATTTTTGGATTGCTAATCATCAGACGGGCTGTAAACATTCCCTGACAGAATAAGATAATAGCACCGTTTGGTTTTATCAGTCTGCGATACTGACTCCACAGTTCATCAAGAGGAAGTTCCGTATCCCATTTTGCATGAGGATTCTGTTTATTCAGCACGCCATACGGAAGATCGCATATAATACAGTCCAAGGAATGAGCTTCCAAAGAAGCCATTCCTATCATACAATCCATATTGAAAATACTTGCTTGCGGCATACCACTATCTCACTACAAGATTATTCTTTTCAACCAGATGCACACAGTTTATTTGAGCCAGGCAGTCGGCCAGCGGAGTGTGTCTGTCCGCCACCTTCGGAGGAAGAAGGCCTGCACTATCCAGAGCATCCATATACGGACGCACATCGCGCACTTTCCGGAAGTTCCACGGAAGCACTTCTTCGTCGCATCTGTGCACGTTCAGGTTATACCATGAATACATGGAACGAAGCATAGCCACGTCGAAATCCAGCTGAAGACACCATAACGTGAAGTCGTTCCCTTCGTCCGTAGCAGCTATAAATTGCATGAAATCCTCCAGGAAATCCTCCAGTGGTGTTTCTGCTCCTTCCACAAATTCGCGTCGTGCTTCGTCCGACTGCATCATCCACCATTTAAGTGTAGATGCTTCTACCTTAAAACCGTATCGGATGGAATCGGTAAGGTCTATTTTCCACACCTTCTGTCTTCCGGTTTCACCCGTTTGCGGGTCAAACTCTACGGCAGCCACCGAACGGACCACGCTTCCAGGTGTCCTTCCCAGCGTTTCCGTATCTATCATTACATGCTTGAATTTCTTCTCTCCCATAATCTTTCATTTATGTTGAATCAGTCCGTCTTTACCCACACGGCGTTTCTGGTCTTCCGTAGCTTTTTCTTTCGGAAATCTTCCGTGCCATTTTCCTGGCACAAATAAAACATCCCATGTCAATCCTCCATCATTTGTTTTATCATTTTCAATAGTTCTTTAAATGCAGAAACAGTTATTCCTATTGCAAAAAGAATACTCCATCCAAAAGCTACACATAATATAGCAACCAGAAAAATATCAAACGGATTCATTATTTCTTTTGTATATAGGTTTTTCACGAAGCACATCCAGCGCCATGTCGGCCTTTCGCACCATGGCCAGCGTTTCCGACGCATAGAGGTCGCCGGCAGCCATGCGTGCCAGAAGTATCTCGCGGTATTCCGCACGCGAAACTACTTCTCCAATTACCGGAGGCTTGCGGAAAAGATTCACCTGATAGCTCATACTTTCTTCCGTTTTGAATCAAACTCCTGCTGGAGGATGGTTTCGTATTCATCGCCCAGCGGATAGCGGCTGCACAGGTACGCCTTTCCGTTGTAGATAAACCACTGCGGAGTGTGCTGGCGATTTATTGGAATGCCAAACGCCACCCGGAAATCGTCGGAGGTCACGTCAGGCAGGCCCATGATTTTACGTGCTATCTCCTGCCCTTTCTCGTTCTGCATATTCGGGATATATTCTCCCTTACCGATAAACTGGTAGGCAAAAAGGTTGGGAACTCTATGGAACTTCAGGCTTCCGATTCCTACTCCCGGGAACAGCCGTCCCGGACGGTCCGTCCGCGATTCAGCACCCAGACTGGCTGCCAGTTCGTTGGCCGCTTCCACCGCTCTATTCCCTTTATCAATCAGTTCCTGAATGCAGCGTCCGCGATGCGTGTTCGATAGCGACACCTTGTAGTAATATCTTTTTTCTTCCATACCGTTTTCAGATAAATTGTTTTATAAGACTAATGATTCCATACAGGCAGAATCCTACTACCAGTACAAGGCCAATCAGGATAAGGCATCCCTTCATGGCCATCTTCTTAAATTCATTCATGTTGTAAAAACTATTCAAATTATTAAAATCTATTCTGTTTTTTGCATAAGTCACGCAACCCTGAAAGGACTGCTGTACCTTATCGGACGCAACAACCGCCCGCTACCGGTTATCTGACTGATACAATCAGAATCACCGACTACTTTTCTTAAAATGTTTACTGCTCCATTTACATCGGCATTGATGTATCTGCCTGTAGAAGAACGGAACAGTCCACGTTTTACTCTCTTTCCGAGATACGACTCATGTTTCCCGATTTCTTCCTTTGCAAGCGCATCACACTTTGATGTATAGGATTCTTCATTTTCCACGAACCGTATTCCAGCCATTCTACATTTATATTTCAGACAGGAAGCCAGTCTCGCAAACGGAATCTGCACGAACTTCTGATTGTTGCGATTTCCGATGTTTACCGACTGCTTCCAGCCGGTGTTGTAGCCTACAACTAAGTTTCCTATTCTGTTTTCTATAAGATGATTGACTATCATGCGGCTGTATTTATGAAATGCGTCCTCAAAGTATCTGTCACGCTTTTCATAAAGGCCCTGCATACGTTTTGTAGCTTTCTTTATTCCCTGCTTGTCCTTTATGCTTTGCAGCCTTGCAAGCTGGCGGTTAAAGTTCCTGTTGTAAGACTTCAGGAACTTGCCGCTATAAAGAAAGCTACCTTTCTCCGTTACCATCGTAGCCAGATTGTCTATGCCCAAATCTATTGAAGCGTATTTGTACTTGTCTAAATCTGCATCTTTAACCTCTTGACGGTAAACTATTTCAACTTTCATCTTCTTGCCGGAAGGAAGTATCCTTACCTGCTGAAAGTCCTGGATACGTTCCTTATACTTATCCCATTGAGGAATAAAAATTTTTAAATCTTTTGCAAGACGAATTATTCCATCCTTAATTTGTGCCGATTGGTTAGGATAATACAGATTAAACAGGCTTCCGCGCTTTCTGAAAGACGGAAGCTGCGGCATAGCCTTGTATTTGGCAGGGTGTGCCTTAAAGTCCTTTATAGCCTTGCAGTATGCTTTCACATTCCTGTCCAGAACTTTCAGAATCTGCTGCGATACCTGAGCTTTGAGGAGCCTGTAGTTTATCTCTTCCTCAAGGTTGGGTGTGGTTTTCATCAGCTTATCCATATCGGCATACCACAGCCATCGGTTCTCGTTCTTGAGAGCCTGACGGAACAGGTATAAGGCCTGATTGTAGAGGTTGTTTGAAACCTTGCACAGGTTTACAAGCTGTTCCGTTTGCGGAATGTAAAAACTATATATCAAGTTCATTTTTCAAGTCCTCCCTTATCAGTTCCATTTTCTTTTTCCGTCTCCTTGAATACATCTTCATGGCAAAGCAGTGAAGCATTGAAATGATGTCGGAAAATATTTCCTTCTCATCATCTTCAGTCGTTGATTCGGTTTTGTTGATTACAATAATCTTGCAGTTGTATTCCAAAAACAGACGTTCAAACATATCAAAGGATATTCTGCTGAAGCGGTCTTTGTACGTAATGTATATACTCCTTATTCTATAATTCAAGACATCTTCCAGCATAGAGCGAAACTGTTTCCTTTCAAAATTCATTCCGCTTGCTATATCCTTATACACTTTATCTACTTTCACTCCATTCGCATTACAATAGCTTATAAGAGTTTCTGCCTGATTCTCGAGGTCTCTTTTCTGTTTAGAAGTTGAAACTCTCGCATAAACCACATTTACACGATTTTCGGAAAGTCCGGCTTTTCGATATACGTCTTCTTCGTTGTAATCATACTGCTTGTTCGCCTGTATCACTACACGTATATCGCCATTCTTTACATATTTGACAAGCGTTTGCCTGCTAATATTTAATATCTTTAATACCTTTGATGATTTCATATTACAAATATAACCTAATAATATGAAATATCAAATATATTATAGAATAGTTTTAATGTTTTTCTGTACTATAATCCACTCCTTTCTCCAGCGTCATGCCGGGAATGTAATACATTCCGCAGGTGTTCAGTTTTTCGAGTGCCGTCTGTATGCTCTTCTGTGAATTGTTCACGTAGTTCACCAGATATGCTTTCTTCCCGTTGTACATAGCAGGAATGAATACCGGCATCACCTGGTTCCACGGCAGCACACCTCGCGGTACATTACGTATCAGGCAGTCGTCTGTGGGAATTTCCTCGGCATCCTTTGGCAGATGTTCAAGAAAAATGTGTGAGTCGCCTTCCTCGGCGAGCGTAGTAATAAGGGGATTTTGCAGTTTAGAAAACAGAGCTTTGTTAAGCTCCCTGCGTCGTTGGTTAGTATAGATCATTTTCCCTGCTTTTATGGTTAATTCATTGTTTTTCTTTCGCATGGCAAATGTAACAATTTTAAGCAAAAATCGCATTAAAATTGTATCTAAAATTCAAAAAACCACCGGTTCACGCCTGAACCGGTGCTGAATATCAATTAATTGAAGTGTTTGTTTTTTATCTTCTGTTCTCCTCTTCAATATTGGCAATCATTTCCTCGTAAACTTGCGGAGTGGTTGCCGGGTCCTCGGTGTCGGTCGTACCGATTTGCCGTATCACCACCTCACAGCCCAGGAAGTGAGCCATGCGCAGGAAGTTCACTATGTGCGTGTCTTTCCCCCGAGAGATGTCGCGGATAGCTTCATAGGAAACGCCCGTATCTTTGTCGGCCGTCATGAAGTGAACTCCGCAAATCTCCGCACGGGTGAACAGGAATTTACCTATTTCCTTGGCCGATTTAATGGCACTGTCCGGGTAACGCGGAGGATTTTTCGGCAGATTCAGTGCACGATGAATGTTGTAGCGGCGGTATCTTACCACCAGATAGCCTGCACAAAGCAGGATAAAGATAATTGAGAAAATAGTTGATCCTTCCATGTTTTTATTATGCTAAAAGTTTAAATTCTGTTGTTCATTAATATTCATCATCCATAGTTCCGCAAAACTTGTCAAGTCTTTTTGTCTGTCTGTATGGACTTTGTTAGGTTTCCCATCGTCTGAGAACTTGATAGCGTTCATTTCAATTGATGCATAGTCATTCCGATAGTATGCAGCATAAGCTTTATGCTCTTTCAGGTCGTGAAAGAAAATCATTTCAGGGTCGGCCATAAGGTCTCCGTTGCATTCTCCGTAATGCGTAAGGCTGATATGTTCCCACCCTTCACCGTTCATAATGTTTTCAATCACTGCCGGCATATATCCGCGTCCGGCATCCTGCTTGAAATATCCGTTTCCGTTTCTTGATTTTTCGGCAAGGTATGAAAAAATCTGGTACGATTTATCTGATATTGCTTGAATGTTTTTAAACATGACATTATATTTTTGATTAAGAATCTGTGATTTTTGAAAAATTCCATAGCCAGGTAATTTATATAAGGGGCGCGGCTCACGCCGCATCCCTTACACTTTCCCGGCTGATGCCGGGGTGATTATGAATTATGAATAATAAATACTTAAGCTGAGGTACGGTGAATCTGTATTTCCTTACGGCTTGCTTTATCGCTTGCCTTGCGGCTTTATATTCGCCCGTGCCGATTACAGATGTGCAAACACTGTTGTATGTGGTGTTATCTATTTCTTTTCGGTCTCCTGATGCAGGTTCTTTTCTCTGTTTGTTTGCTCTCAGTATCTGGCATACATCATCGAGCAAAGCGGGAAGAAGTTCTAATACCTTTGCAACGTCTTCCGGTGTCGGCTGTTTTTCTTCTGCTTTCGGCTGCTCGGTTAAAAGCTCCTGCAGGACATCAAGCAATAAAAGCAAATCGTTAACTATGTTTACGCCTTTCAGTCCCTCAAATTGTTTCGGTAAAGCCTTTCCGAATTCGTTGCACTCTGTTTTAAGAATAAATGAAAGATCCCTTAAAATGCTTGTTTCAATACTTTCACCGTCAAATTCAACGCCGTATTTATGTTCGTCGTCTGTATATACATTAAATATTTCTCCCTCCTTTAAGGCTTTATCGTTCCTAATCTTACAATGAGAAATAAAAGGTACTCCGTTAATCTCATATAAACTATATATATATGTAGAGATTAACGTGAGTCTCGGAAAAATCAGTGATTTTTGCGTAACGTCATAGGCTGCACTATTATTTTCCGTCTCGGCCTGTTCCGGCTGTTCCGGCTTCTGCTGGTTGTGTTCTGCTGCTGGTTGATCCTCGGTGTGTTCGGTCTGTACAGGCTGTTCGGCTGGCTGTTCCTGAGTGCAGAAGGCACGCAAGGAATTACGCACCGCGTCTATACTTTTTTTACTAAATATCCATCCGGCAACCTTCGAGCCGCCAACGGTCAGCGATGGATTAAAACGCCCTCCGTGCTGCTTTAATGTATCTTTAATTTCGCGTGTATCACCAACCACTGCAAACGCTTTTTCCGAATAATCTACAATTTTGAAAGCTCCGATTTCCTCGGCTTCCTTGTTGCATTCATGCGCCGGCTGTTCCTTTGTGCTTTCGCGTTTTGTTTCCTGCTTCTTTCCGGTGTGCTGCTCTTCCTGCCATGCCTTGAAAGCTTCTTCTTTTGCGCGGTCTTCATCGGCTAAAGCTTTTTCTACTTCTGAAGTATAACCTACGAACACAATACAACCGTATTTAGCTTTTGTAACTATTCCAACGGATAAAAGTTTATCCATTTTTTTACGCATAGTTTTTGGCGCTGAATAATTATTCGCGCTAAAAAATACGCTATCATTATAGATATAATCAGAACCTAATACTAACCCATAATTTACAACATCGGCAAAGTATTGTTTGCCTAACGCTTTTTTTATTGCCTGGTGTGCCGGCCCTTCCTTGTACTTGAATTCAGCGGAACAAGCCCCAGACGCGCGGCGGCTTTTCGGTATCTCCACTTTGAACGGAGTTTTACCGCTGCCTATCACCATGTCCAGATAAAAGCCTACATCGTAATAATCGGTCATTAAATCTGAGTGGTCATAATTGTATGACATGAGATAAGATTCTATATTATTAAACATATCTTTTGCCCGGTCATTCAGTTCCGGATCATCGGTTATACTGTAGCGCGAAAAGCTATATTTTAATTTCACATCGCCCTTGAACGGGTTAAAATCAGCTTTGAGAAGCCGCACGCAAATACTGTTGTATCCGCTCAGGCTGATAGAGAATGTACAGCCCTTATAAGTTTCTTTTAACCACTTAGCGAAAATTACTTTCAGTTCCTTACGTGTGTACGAACGGTCACGGCGTGATCCGGTCCAGCCGTACTCCTCGTAAACGTGTTGCGTGTATTGCTTGGCGGTTGCACCTTCGTAGTCGTTGGCGTAGCCTGTTGTATCGGCTGCTTCCTTTCGGTCTTTCCAAATGTTGTACAACTGCTCAAACTCGTTGTTTATTGCCTGCATTACGGCTATATCGCCGCCCTTATCCGGGTGATTGTTCTTTACCAGTTCACGGTATTGTTTTTTCAACTCTGAAAGGCTGGTTATATTCTGGAAATATTTCATAATGATAATCGTTTAGGTTTATAATAATATGTTTCAGGCTCTCATGTAGTTTAAAGCGTCATTTACGCTTATTCTTCCCTCTGCAAAAAGGTAGTGCATGAAACAGTAGTAGAATGTAAATTCACCCTTTACGCCTGTTATGGTAAACTTTTTACCGTCAAGCTGATTTATATCGCCCTTCTTTTCGTAATTATCATTCAGATATTGGAACATTCCGGAAAGAGTTTCAGCAGGAGTCATCCCAAAAAATTCCAAATCATACCCTTTAAATTTGGCGTATGCACCGAACCAGTCATAATCTTTAATGCAGTCTACAATCTGTTGTAATGTAGCGTTTTTCCCGGCTCTTTTGCTTACATACTTTCTGAATGCTTTTACTCGGTTTTCTTTTAAGATACGTTCTGCGTTTTTCTGTACGTCCCAGTGGATAATATTCAAACGACCGTTAACTAACTTGTTTAATAAATCGCGGTTCACTTTAAAAGTCTTCATATTCATAATCATTTAAAAGGTTTTACTTATTGTTTCTGTTTTATTGATTGGTTATTTCTTTTCGGCTGCTGCGTATGCTGCGTTCATCAGGAACGCAGCCAAAGCAATTACAACTACCAGAGGAAGCCCCCAGCCTGCAAATGAAATTTGCGAACCGAAAGAGAGAGAGGGAGAACGGCCAATTAAAAGGGCCGAATAATTGATTATCACAAACAGGATATTTATAATATATATTGCAATATAAAGAGCTGATAAAGCAAACAATGTGAAGATATATTTTTTCATAATCGTAACGTATTAGAAGGTAGGTTAGAGACACAAAGTAATATTAAGCGTATTAACGTCTAGATATCCATCGCGGCAAAGCAAATTTTTAAGAGCTGCCAGAATGTTATTATAAGTGTTCTTGATATGAAGGAAAACCGGGTTTTTGCCTTCTTCTGTTTCTACGCCTGTAAAAACAAAATCATCGCTACTATATGCGTACAGTCCGCAACCAAAATGCAAAGAGTCATTAACTATTATTTCATCACCTGATTCTGTGTTATCGCTTATGTATGTTGCAAGCTCTTCAAGTGATTGGATAAACACCGGGTTGGCGCTGTGTACTTCTGATGTAATAAGGAAATCAAGGTTAAAAGGTATGCAGTAAGTTTGTAGCGCATTATCGCGGAATCTTAACCCGTCTTTGCTGATCTCTATCAGTTCAGCGTCTACAAGACCGTTAGCGCATTCGATTTGGTACCAGTTGTTTAAAGTTACGGTTAAACCGCTTTCAGTTGTAAAAACATTTGCTTTCATAAGGCTTCGACGTTTTATGAAATTAAACAATAAAAAAACGTTCCGTTAAAGTTTCTGGGTGTCGAAGCCATACAACCTAAGTTGTAAATGAAACTTTAAACGGAACGCTAATATCTTTATTAACTCGTTTCTATGTTTTGATACGTATATATATAACGTATCAGGTTGTATAACTTCGACACTGCAAATATACTGCTTTTATTTTATTCACCAAACAAAAAGCAAAGAAAAATTTTAAAATTTGATATTTATTTTTGCGGGGTATAGTAATAGAAAAAAAATATCCTGTTATCGGATGGATAACAGGATATAAAATTAAAGATTAATACTTGAAATATTCCGGGTAAGCTTTAGCCGCTTGACTGAATGTCATTACTTCACCGTTGCAATTCAACTTCATTTCATTCCGTTTTTCTGCTTGTTTCCTGGTGTAATGTACCGAATAATCAATACGCCCGGAAACATCTTTACTTATTACTATATATTTATAATTGTATCCGTTTTCTTTATATGACCTAAGATTCTTCATAATTAGATACTTTAGTATTATTATCTTTTTCTTCTACAATCAGTTCACAGTCTAAAGCTAATAAAATCTTATTAAGTATGTTCACTGATGGGTTATACTCTCCGCGTTCCAGCTTTCCGATATTGGCAAACTGAACGCCGGACAACTCACCCAGCGCGCGGATTGATAAGCCGCGACGGGTGCGTATGTCCTTTATTATTGCTCCTATCTCCTGGTTAGTCATTATTCTTTATCTCATTAAATAAGCTTCTATATAATTGATTTATTTCTTCTCTCGTTAATAATTTATTTTCCAAGTCTGAGAAAAAATTATCTATAGTTTCATCATTATAAGCAATACGGTTTCCGCCACATGCTACGTATCTTACCATATTATCACATACCTTAAAGCAAATATGATTTGCGCCATTTATGTGTATATAACCTTTAGGATCGACATCAATGCTATAACCTTTCCCTATTTCATTAACTTTTTTATTTAATTTCTCAACAAATTCTTTTTCACTCATAATTGTAATACTTTCCGGTTCTTCTTGTTCTTCAATCTGGTAATATCTACCATCATATTCATACATGCGTGTGCCGTCGCTGCATGTTGGCGACGCTTTTTGTTTGGATATGTTAACAGCTATACCCCAATTCTTAGCGTACCAGCCTTTATCCTCGTAATCGCTGTTAAACATATCCAGAAGCTTTTTATATGCTTCCTTCAAGGTCAATTCTTTTTCAATGATAATTCTTGTTTTTCCGTTGAACTTTAAATCGCGTTGCGCTATCCATCCGTTAGTAGTTCCTGTAATCTGATACTTTTTTTCTTCTTTCATGATCTTCTATTTTTTAATGGTTCTTAATTCGTTTTATCTGTATGCAAATATACTACGCCTATTTGGTGTATGCAAATAAAATGCGGGTTATTTTCAAAAAAATATTCTACACTATGTTACACCTTATATATATACTCTTCACTACTGGCTGCCTGTATTCATCAGCACATCAGGAACACAGATAAGAATCAATACGACAAACCAGGTAGAAGGAAGGAACTGGGAGAAATCCGAAAAGATCAATACACAGACGGGATGTAAGACAGACGGACGGCCAACAAGGCAACACGCAGCCACCGACCGCGCCGCGCCGCCGGACGCGGCCACCTCCCGGGCATATATCACCGCCGGACGGGGCCCCAGGGGGACGCGTCCTAGGTAGCGAGGCGCCGGGTTTTCTTCGCGATTCGGGCAAAATTCCTCTATTTCGACTCCAAATTATCAGGTTTTTAACTGATCCCGGAGGGGAATACAAAAAAAGCAACCGGATTACGTCCGATTGCCTTTTTATACTTTATGTATTGTCCTTTCTATATATGTTCCCTTTTAGTATCTTTGCTAAAATAAAAAAAACTATGAAGAGAAAAAGATTGATTTGCACCATTGTAGGAATAATTTTAGGAATTCCTTTAGGTTTGGTGATAGGGTATATATTATCTTTGTAGACTAATGTTCTTATTTTTTTTTGAGAAACAATCCAATGAAAAAAGAAATATTGAAATTTATAGTAAATCTTTTAGAGATCGTAGCAGGTCTAATACTTTGCTCCATTTTTCTTGTGATATTAATAGCAAAGATAGTAGAGTTAGTATTAGAAGGAACTTTATAATATTCTTAATTGCTTCCGAACTTATGTTTATCAAGCTGAATATATCTTTAGCTGACTTGGACTTTTCATGCTTATTTTTTTGAAAGTCGTTGTATCCTTTTAAGGAAACATTTTTCCCTTTTTCTGTAAGTGAAATCCAAGAGTTGCCGTTTTTTATTTCTATAAGTTTTTCTTTTTTTAATTCTTCATATATGAAATAGACTGTTATGTCAAAATCTATTTCGTTATACAATGAGCCCAATTTATTGCTGTAAATTTTATTCAGATAAAAATCTAAATCCGATTTTTTAGAACCCATGTCGGACATTCTTAACTGAAATAATATATCATTAATAATCTCTGTTCTATACTGGCAATAATCTGAATTCATATCTTAAAAAAATCACATCTTCATGCCGTGCGCCCACAGAGAACCACTCTGAATCCGATTTTACGGATTACACGGCATGAAGATGTGACTTATAGTTCTTTATGGGCTATACAAATATACAATTTATTTATATAAAAACTGATTCTACATAAGGTTTATTTTCAAAAACATTTTCACATAAAAAAGAGGCACCCTCACGGGCACCCCTCTCTCAACAAAAAAAGAAGACTGAAAGATTTTATGTAAATCCGCCACCTCCCTCGTCAGGGTCTGTTCCTCCCTGCTCAGTTCCTCCACCAGGTTCAGGTTCCTGTCCGGCTGTCTCCTCTTCATCGTAATCTTCCATCGTAGTGACAGACATTCCTTCAAGCATCTGCTTGAAACGCTTGCCGGGATAGAAAAGGATTTTCTTTCGGGTGACGTTTTCGGCAGTCACATCGTCGGCAGTGGCTCCCGTCTTTGAGTTGAAGGTAGGCTTGAAAGAACCGAAGTCGCCCAGCTTTACGGGCATGCCGTAGTTCATGAACACAATCATACGGTCGATAAGCGCTTCGAGCACCGCTTTTGTCTGCGAACGGTTCACACCGCACGAGTTACTCACTTCATTAAGAAGGTCGTCGAAAGTGACGGGTTGCTGACGTACCGGCTTGATGCGGTAAACCTCCGGCTTGTCTTTCTTGAAGCCGAGGGTGATTTTCTGTTTTTCGTAAACGATTGCCATAGTTTAATGGTGTTTTTAAGGTTTGTACTACTTGTCTTTCGACAACTCTAAATTACCTCCCAGACCGACCGTTTTTGAAGGACAAAAAATACTTCTGAAACTGGCTTTTGAATCATGCGCCAGCAACCTCTAAAGTGGTTTGCCGCAAACCTCTCGAGCGATATGCAGCAAACCTCTCAAGTGGTTTGCTGCATTTGTTTTGACAGGCCCTACAGGCTATTGTGGAGGGGGTGCGCAGAAACGTAGTTTCCCATCATCATAAGAAGGGTTTTCTGGCCGCTCGTGTCGGACGAAATAAAGTCCACAATCTCCTTGAAAAGTGAGCGCGAGCACTCGCGTTTCACACTGACCAGATAACCGCTGCCGAGCAGACTTTCCAGCTCACGGCGCACGGTGTGTTCGGGCATGAAGTCCTCGTATTCCACATAGGCCAGCACGCCATGGCGTGTGACGGTAAACATAATGCTGTGTCTTATTTCCCCGAAATAGCCGTTTATGGCTTTTCTTGCTTCGCGCTTGTTCATAGGTAGCCTCCTTTCTGCATGATGATGCGTGAAAAGAACTCGTATCCCTCGCGTGTGATGTAAGGTGTGTAGTATTTCACTCCGGAACCGGTGGCGCTGGAGTGTGCGGCCAGTATCAGTCCGCGCTTTGTGCTTTCTTCGGAAGGAGCGTTGTAACATTCGGGTGTGGAAAGCAGCCATCCTTCACGGCGAAGGAAGTCGAAAAGTCGTGCCGTGCGTACTACTATCCCGTTTTCACGGCTCATGGTGCGGGCCATCTGACGCACAAGCATGGCATCGCGGAAGCGGGTGCGTATTTCACTGACGGTGTAGCATGGAATGTCTTTTTTTGCGTAGAACGGATGTGTGGTAGTTTCGGGATTCTTGTTTACAGGCGTGACGGAACCGTTGTCGCCTGAAAGATAATTCTGTATCATCTGTTCAAGCCTTGATATGCGCTGTTCAAACTGGCTTTGTGCAGTTCCTGCCGACAAGGTTTCTTCACGCTCAAGCCGGTATTTAAGGTAAGAAATACGGTCTTTCTTGTGCTGAAGCATGGAAATGGATTCGGAAAGCTCTTCTTCTATTTCTGTGAGGAGTCCGGAAAGATTGTCTACACTTCCATGAGTGTTTTCATTGCATGTGTAGTCGGTTTGCGTGGTTCCCGTGCTGACGGTTCCGTTCATCAGCAGTTCTTTAATACGGTCGTTGCACCAGATGGCAAATGCAGGACTTAGCCAGCGTGCAAATTCAAGGGCTACATCTTCGTGCATCCAGGTGCCACCTTTTTTCCCTTCTACTGTTCTAATGAAACTATCCGATTTTCGGATAGTTTGTAAAGTCATTAAAAACTCTTTTGTTGAAGGCAGTTCTAACCATTTAGCCGGACGTTTACCAAAAGGCTTTGCCATTTCAGTTGCATTAACCATTACACTACTCCCTTTTTGAAAGGAAATAGGACTTCCGTTGTACTGGAAGATTTGACTTTGAGAATTGTTGAGCATAACAATATATGTATAAAAAAAGTGTTATCGCCTTTCCCGTTGCTCAACACATCTCAAAATGCTGTATTCCCATTACAGGTTTACACGGGGGTACGATAACACCTAATATGTTAAAAGTGAGGTCACAAAAATAACCTGCACGATTTATGCAAGTTCACGACCTGCATTTTGAGATTTTATATGTTGAGCATTGCAAATATACAACAAATCTCTCAAAAGCAAGCGGAAAGGGAGAAATAATCATTCCTCCCTTTTAATTTCTTGGCAAATGTAACAATTTTAATTTGGTTATCGCATTAAAATCGTACTTTTTCATTCTAAACTTTTATCATATCATTCCTTATGATTGTAAAAAGTCCATTCATCCTTACTTACATTATATGTATATGTCTTCTTTTCATTAAACATGTAAATCACATATTCGTTTGTACCATTAAAATAATGTATTGAAGCATAATCTTCTTTATCCCAATCATTATATAGATAAAAATATATATTTTTATCATCGCATATATTATTATTTCTTTTTAAGCGTAAAATCTGCTCCTTAGTTAAATATTTATTTGTAAAGAATTTTACAGCTAAAGGCTTATCTACAGCTTTAATTACATTGACACTATCTATACTGAAAAAATCACCTTGATGAATATTTTCTATAAAAAGAAATTTTTTAATTGGACTGTAAGTTGCATAACAATCTATTAATTTAGGATTTTCTATTATCTTATCATAAAATTGTGCAAATGATATTCCTAAAGAATCCATTATGTCTATTAATAACAATGAATCTTTATCATGATAGCGTATATGCGTATAAATACTTCCTGAATATCCATCGCGCTCTAATACCTTAGAATGTATATTTTTGTTTGCGTTATTGTATTCTTTTCTATATTCATAAGGAACTATACAATCTGTAAGATAATCCGATGGTTGTTCAGAGTTTAAAACTTCATCTTTTAAAGTGGGAAGTATAAAGTACATTTCATAATCTTCTATATTGTAATATTTTGCAACCTTTTCTGCTATTCTCATTAATTCTTCTTTATCCCATCTTATATAGTTTATAAGATAAGCTTTTTTATTTTCAAAAATATTCCCATTCAGATCTTTTTCTTTTTCATTATTTAGTTTAACTAATTGTACTATCTTATTACCCTTGCTATCTGTAAGCGTATCATATTTCTTCTCACATGAAAAAAATATTAATGATATAAATAAAATTATATAGAAGTTTTTCATTTTTTTCTTGTTTATAGCCTGTTATTATCATACTCAAAGTGCATCCGTTTCAGCACCGTTTCGCTCAGCGTGCCGTCTGCCATCTGTTCGTTACATTCTTCCGGAGAGAGGTTTATCCCTTTTCTTCGCATCCGGATGTAGAGGGCCAGCATCTTGTTTTCCGTTTCAATGAGGTCAATGAGTGAGGTGTCGTGAAGGTCTATGTCTTTCCAGCTTGTCCCGTAAACGGAAAGGTCGAGAGGAACGCTCATGCGTGCTTTGGGTCTATCGGGATTCTCCACCGTGGCCTTTCCCATCCTATATTCCCACTCCTGCGCCAAACGGTCCTGATACATGAGTTCAAGCTGCGATAATCTGTCAAAATCCATGCTCAGTTCATCGGGAGAGAATATTCCTTCTTCGGTGCTGTCGGGTATCCCACCCCATCGGAGATAAAGATAATTTGCCTTGCATAATTCAAACGGTGTGTATTGGCAGAACAGTTTCCTGAGATAAAGAGAAACAGATGTGCTGACGGTTATTTCTATCTTTGCGCTGCCGGCCATGAAATCCATGTAAAACAAACTGGCTTTAAAATCAGGCTCTTCCATAAGGCTTTTTATCATCGCTGTTTCTTCACGTGCGATGTATCCGCATTTTACTCCGTCGGCTGTATAGGCTGCAATGGCGTTTCCGTCAAACTGGTTTTCGGGTTCGGGAATCAGTCTGACAGATTCTCTTCTGAACACCGTGTTTTCAAACTCTTCATATTGTTTTTCGTCCAGACAGTGTTTTATCCCGGTTATACGGCTCTGATAGTGTACGGTCTGAGGTACTGATGGTGAAGGCTCATACGTGAGTTGTGGAGATAAAGGCTCCACTGGTATTTTTCTTGTATCCATAACTGTTAAGTTTAAAGTTCACAGCGAAAATAACTTTATTTTCCATTTTTGACAAATAAATACAAAAAATCCCCTCCGCAAAACCATGCGGAGGGGACGGGAAACGTCAGGCTTCGTATTCAGACATCACAGTGCAGAGCTCAAGCTGGCTCATGGATGGGCCGTAACGCTGCTGTATTTCCTGGAATAGCCGCTCGGAACAGTTTCGCTTGATACTGAGAAGAACGCTGGTGCCCAATAATCGTCGAAGGGCTTCCGTTACATGGTGTTCGCTCAGATAATCTTCGTATTCAATGTAAATTAATGTATTGCCATGAACGCTGAATGTGCGGATGCTGTGTGGCACACTTTCAAAGTACAAGTCTATCACATGCTTGTACGTTTTAGTTTGAGGTTTCATTTTTATCCTCCTTTTTTGTTTTAAATAGTTGGTTTATTCGTGTTCTTCCTTCGTGCGTATAAAGGCAGAGCGGCTGCATTTGCAAATTTATCAAATTTAAACAGATGTGCCCGACTTCGCAGCCGGGCACATCTGTCAATGCTTAAAAGCATACATTCCTGAAAACTCACTTCTTACCTTGTTCGAAAACATCGTAAACCACGGTGCCCGACTGGCAGAATCCTACCAGCCACGGTATGTATTCCACCCGGGGCTCATCGTAAAACTCTTCATTCTCCAGGTCGAAGCGTATCTCACGGCGGAAGTTCACGCAGAAGTTGATGCGCTCTTCCGGATGAAGCATGGGAAGGTCCATATATCCGCGATGATAGTTGATGAAAGCGCGGAGGGTGTCGAAGAATGCGGCATACTTCCGGTCGTCGTCCTTGTAGAGCAGATGCACGGAGAGGTCGAGGGCCACGTAACACTCTTTCACGTCAATCCCAATCAGTTTCTCACGTATCATTTTATCTATGGTGTCAAACCGTGACAGGTATATGGCTGCGGCATTTTTCTTCTTCCTGCTGAAAAGTGCCTTGATAAGTCTGCGCATTTTCATGGCTGTAATATATTAAAATTGTTGCATCACACGCAAAAATAGCTAAAATTCGGTGGAAAATATATAATCATTGACAATTATAAATTATTTTTCCTTATATTTGCATTGTGTTTTAAAACTCTCACTTCACCCCTGTCCGTCTTTCCCTGAAGCGGGCGGGGGTCATCGTTTCTATCAGGGCTATTCTTCTTCGCCCCATTCGTCTTCTTCATCGTCGCCATCGTCTGCCGGACGCTCCATCATGCGGCGGGCAATGAGGGCTTTCATGCTCACCAGTCCGGTGCGCACTTCGGCTTCCTTGTCGTGCGTTTCTTCAGCGGAGCAGATTTCCTCGTCCACCTGCCAGCGCACGCAGAACAGGGCGGGGTGTCCGTCGTAGGCCGTCTGCATGGCGAATCCCCTGCGCTCCAGTTCCACCAGGTACGGAGGAAGCGGGTCGGGCATCTTCGGGATGGGCCATGCCTGGAAGTATTCACGGATGCGGCGCACGGTAAACACTTCGTCGGCATACTCCTCACGCTCCACCGGCTTGTAAGTGTCGGTAAAGGCATCCACCAGCTGCATCAGCGCTTTGGGAGGCTGCATCGCCGGGTCCTGATATTTCAGCTTCTTCTTACTCATTATTATTCTTCATTATTCATTTTCAATTAAGCCGACATCGGCATACCCACACCTATCATGCGGCCCGATCCGTAATAGCGCACACCGATAACCAGCGTGTCGAATGCGTCGCTCAGGTCGGTACGGATACTTAAAGCAGTTTCAGGATCAGCCATTTCATCTGCCGTCAACCGTTTCTTTTCATCTCCCTTCTGTTTCTCGAAACCGTTACGTCCTTCCTTCACACGCGCGTTCTCCATGGAGGCAATCAGATACTCGTTGTTCTCCTTGTTGATGCGAAGGAACGGGCGCTGCGTGCCGGCAAAACAGCCGTTCAGGAACTCATACTTCTTGTTGTGGCTCATGGGCCGTCCCATGGCTACCTCAATGACGTTCCATCCGTGACTGCGAAGCACTTTCTTTACGATGTTGTAGAAACGGGTTTCTTCGTGGCGCTCACTGGCATAGGCTGCTCCCTGCTTGGCGGTGTCGTCGTAGTAGAAAATCACGTCGCGGCAGGTCAGGCGGTGCGGCTCGTAATACTTGCAGAACATTTTGCAAAGTCCCTCGATACGGGTGTTCTTTACGTTGGTCATGCTGTTGAGTATGCGCAGCACGCTGGTGTTGCTCCGGCTGTCGGTCTGCCCTATCACCAGACAGTTGATGTGTGCGTTGTAGTCGAAGGCGATGCGCAGCGGTTCGCCGGGCTTTATGTCGGTGTCCAGACAGCAGTCCTGTGCCTTTGAAAGCTCGTTCAGGTCGATGCTTTCCGACTCCACACGCAGGGTACGCCCGCCGCTGTATATCTGCGTAATGGTGCGTTTCTTATATTTCTGTGCGGCTTCCAGCTGCTCTTCGTCGTTACTGAGGTAACAGTGCACGTCGGGGTCGAAATTGGCATAATATCCGTCGTTTATTTCTTCCTTCTCGACGTTACGGATGGAGATGTCGAACATGGTGGGGGTAAGTTCCTTCTGCATGGTGCGGATGAACTGTTCGCCCAGAATGTCGATGTTTTCTATGCTGGAAAAGGAGAAGTAGATGCTGGCCTGGCAGCGCAGCTTGTTCAGCTCACGCTGGTATTTGGGGGACTGCACGATTTCCGGGCAGATCTGTGCCTCACGTATCATTTCCGCAATCTTCCGGTTTATTTCCGGTGTCTGCTCTTCACGGCGCTTCCGGAGCCATGCCTGACGCTTGGTGAGCGGGGCATCGCTTACAAAGAATATACTCTTGTAGTACGGATTCAGGCTTTCATCGAATCCGGGATGATTGGTGTTGATACCACGAAGCGTAGGAAGAATTTCGGCCTTAATCAGTCCCTCCGGCATAAAACGGCACTCGTCGCCGATAATGGAGCACGAGTCCATACCGTTGGCTGCAGCCTTCACTCCGGTAGAAATCATGTAGTACACGAATCCGTTCCAGAAATGGATGCAGTTTTCCCATACCTTCGGCTTTACGATGGGTTCCTTGAAATTGCATTTGGCCGGAGCATGTCCACGAAAGAAATGGACACCCTCCTTCAGTCCGGTCATTCGCTCCAGCGAGTAAAGTGTTTTAGGTACGGTCTTCGTGAAAAGCTGCTTGATACTGTTACCTAAGAAAAGTCCGGTTCCGCGCGGCATGGACTGGATGCAACCGGCCATTTCGGGCGTAATCAGTCCGTCGGTCTTACCTGTACCACGGCCTGCTTCTACGGTGGTATTCCGGCATCGGTAGTTGTACACCGCACGTTGGGCCGGATTCATGTAGATGTAGTTGGCCGCAGTTTCCTGCTCCTCCGCTTCCTGCACGCCCGACAATGCCGAGGCGTGACGCTGTGCCCGTCGGAGTGATTCCTCGCGGGCGGATTCATAGTCGTTTCGTCGTGTCATGGTTTATTCCTCCTCTTCCGGTTGTGTAAAACCGTCCCGGTTTACTTCATCGTACTCCTCGTCCGGAGCGTTTTGTCCCTCACTTACATATACACCGTCTTCGTCTTCCACCATCTCCTGCCACTGGTCGAGCTTCACACCGTATTTCTTTCTCAGGCGGCGCATTTCCTCGCTGTCGTGCCCGGTTTTGTTCGGGAATTTTTTCTTCACATCCGAGGTGATGACTACCGGCATGCGTATCAGTTCGTCGCCCAGTTCCTCCGGCGTTTCCGGCTGGTCCAGACGGTCAATCTTGGTGAGCAGGCTTGCTCCGTTGTACACCGCTTTCATGTCGCCCGTATCGGCTCCGTTGCGCATCATCAGGTCGGCGGCGTGGCGCACCTTCATTGAGGAAATGTTTCGCTGTCCCTTGGCGTAGAACGATGAAATGAAGTCTATCACCTTCAGGTCGCCTCCCAGCTGGCTGTACGTGCGTTTCCACCGGTTGACAATGTACTGCCGCAGGTTCATGAACGGGTCCTCCTCAAAGCGCTTGTACGCATCCAGGCAGACTTCCACCCGTTTTTTCTGCTCGTCGGTAAAGGCCATGTTCTGCCACGGCACACCCGTTTCAAAGTGCTTCCGCAGCAGGTCGTAGAATCGTTGTGCTATATTACTTGCCATAATTGTGATTGTGTTTCTTTCAAGTGATTGATCACTCTCTCATATCCTATTTTAAAGTAATTGTCGTCTTTTTCTATACAGATACAACTTCTGCCAGTATTGATGGCTGCAATGGCTGTGGTCATGCTTCCGGCTGTATTATCTAATATCAAATCTCCTTCATTAGAATAGGTCTTTATCAGATATTCAATTAGTGGAACAGGTTTCTGGGTGGGATGAATATTTTTATTATTTACATTAGAAAATTCAAGCACTGATTTCGGATAAAATAGTCCGTTATTCCCTTCGTGAACATAATCTTTTTTCTCTCCTGTTTTCCCAAGAACACCTTTACTTCTATCCGTATTACATCTTTGAATTTTTCTACCTGTAAAAAGTCCGTCTGTTCTCATCTGAGGATTATATGTAGGTTGTTTTTTATAAAAAATAATTATATCCTCAGTCCAATTCATAAATTGCTTTTTTGCATTCATTACATTGGTAGGTCTTGTTTTTAGCCATGTAAGTTTCTGTCTGTAATTTTTTAAATTACTTAATATAAGATTTGATGTAAATGGTTCTCTCCCAAATAATATGACCGCTCCATTTGTTTTTACTTTATAGTTATATAAATTCCATAAATCCTCAAGTGGTATTATTTTATCCCACTTGCATGATGTTATTTGATATGGCAAATCACAAACCACACAATCCACGCTACCATCAGGAATATGTTTCATTTCTTCCAGACAATCTCCATGTATCAGCTTTATACCACTTCCTAAATCCATTGTACATATATTATTTTTCAAAACATGTTTCTATTCCATCGTTTTTGTTATAATCATTGTAAAATCTCCCAGTCTTCTGCGAATACATCCGCTATGGAAGGATTCCATGAGTCAGCACGACCAGTATTCTCATTGTAAACAAGACACTGGCACGTGTAATCAATAAATCCTTTTCCTTTCAGAATGATGTCTTTGGCAGATTGTGGGAGTGATTGCATTTTCGGTATTACATCGTTCCCAATGTGTGAAGGAACCTGCTTGACGACAAACATTCCTTTACCATTCCATCCTTTTCTGCGGACTGCTCCACCTTGTTTGAGGACTTCTATCGCATCACCGAAACACATCGAATCACCATTCTCATTCACTGGTAAATATGTTTTCTTAAAAAATTCAGGTTCACATGGATAAAATCCTCCTTTTTCATCTTTTATGATGTAATCTCCATAACTTGCAAGCATTTTACCGTCATGCGTTTCAACGTACCAACCCAGATAAGGATTGTTTGTGTTACCTTGTCCATCTATACCAAAATCGGGATTATGCTTTGGCTCTGGAGTACAACACATGAAATCGCATACTTCATCAAAGTTGTCTTCTTTAAGCTGAATAGCTTCAATAACCACAGGTCTTTTCTTATATTTCATAGTTGTATCGGGGTTTTTAGACTGTTTCAACACATTTGTATCTTTTCTCAAATTCCGCTTTTGGAATAAAACTGACGCATCCATTGGAATCTACTACTTTGTATCCTTCCACTCTCGGTTCCATTGTTTTGGGGATTGCATCCGTAGGAAGGTAAATATTACCACCTTTCAGAATTGCTTCCGTAGCCTGAACTTCTTCTGTTCTGATATATTTCTTCATAATCTTCTTAATTTATTATTGTATAAATCTGAAAAACAACTATTTAACTTTTAATGTAAAAATAAGCACATCGAAACATGCTTATTTTTACATCATTCAATGAATATGTTCTTATGTACTTCTGTATGAAGAATCATAAAACCTTTTTCGTATGCTCCTTCATCCGAAACATCTCCGCCACATTCTCATACTCTTCCGGAGAAGTGGTAAGCGTGAACATCTGCATGGAGTTGCTACGCTGGGTGTTCAAACTTCCCTGAATAACCAGACTGTGCGATTTGCTCTTCACCGTGATACAGCGGAAACCCACATTGTCCTCGCACACCACCAGACGGCCAGATTGGATAAAATCGCCCAACTGCGTGCGAATCTCCTGACGCTGGTTGAAGGTGGCTCCTGTGGATGCAGGCTGCGCTACCAGTATCATTTTGCTGACATCAGCAAAATGGTTCGACGGATTTGTAGGATCGGGCTTCACACGCGAAAGAATACGACGGATGGTTTGAATGAGCTTTACATCGAGCCGCACCATGACAATGCCCATTTCACCTCCGGAACAGTAACCGGACAGCGTACCCAGCAGATCGCACATGTCCCAGTCGGAGTAGCTGAAGAAGTTAGCAGCCGTATGCTTCTCGCTGCACTCGTCAATCATTCCTTCCAGCTGCTTGTGATAGCAGCATGGCTCAATTATTCTCATAACGCACCTCCTTTCATCTGACCTTCGGTCACACTTTCAGTAGGATCTACTTTCTTGCGCGGAGTTTCTGTAGCTTTTTTCGGTTCTTCTGATGCTTTTTGGCGGTTTTCCGTGGATTCGGCACATTTTTCCTCATTTACGGTACTATTTTCGGCTTTTTCAGCTTTCTTTTCTGGCTTTACTTCCGTTTCTTTCGGTTCCGATTTATCGGTGGAAGCTGGCTTTGCTCCTGTCTGTACGGATGCAACCGGAGCGTTTACACCGGGAATGGAGATACCGGCTGCAGTAGCTACTTCTGCCGTTTTCTTAGGAAGGTTTTCTCCCCACTCCATCAGCTCCTCTATACGAAGGCGAAGCTGTTCCTTGTACTCCTCGGTAATCTTCACGTCGCTGCGGTTAATGTATTTCTTGTTTCCCTCCACGCGGGCCTTGCGGCATACTTCCTGCTGGCGTACATCCTTCATGGCCTCTATCTCGGCACGGGTAAAGTCGCCAGGGCGTTTCATGCTGTCGGCTGTGGAAGTTTCCGGCTCGGTGTAGGTACCGTTAATGGCTGCATCCACATTGGTCCAGAACGCGCGGATTTTCTGCTCGGATGCGATGGCTTTCTTGGCCATGTCCGCGCGTGCTTCGTCGCTTACGTTGGGATTTTCGGCCATTACTTCCAGCGTGCCGCGATACTCGGCCAGTTCCAGGTACATGGTGGAAAGTTCTTTTTCTCCCTTGTCGCGGAGAGATTTCGGCAGCTTATCTTTATAGAGGGCAAATTCTTTCGGTCTGCGACCGTCCACTTCCTGCTCTTCGTACTGGCGTGCGGTCATGTTTCCTTCTTCATCGGGCGCACCATCATCCGGAACAATCGCTTTGTAACGAACGGTTCCAACCGGACCGCGAGTGGCTTTCTTGGCCAGTCCGGATTTCTTCCGTACTTCCTGCAGGAACAGGTTCATCTTGTTGAGTGCACGGCGGGCTTCATAGCGCTGTACGTCGCGAAGGAAATCCTTTGCCCGCACAATGGCCGACACCAGACGGCATCCTTCGTCGAAATCCTTCACAGGCACCTTCATCCAGCATTCGGCCAGCGCCAGCAGTTCCGGAAAAGTTTCGTCCGTCCATCGTTTCACCCGGTCCAGATAATCTTTCTTTTCTTCCTCGTTCATGGTTCTGTAGTCTTTTAAGTATTCTTTTTCTGTAATCATAACCTTTGTTTTTCAATTACTTTACCCCAAAAGTAGGGAAAACCAATATGTCGTTGAAGGACATAAAAAAGTCCGGCACCGATTAGCAAGTGCCGGACTTTCATCCACTTTTTCGTTTGTTAGAATATGCAAAGCGAACGGTTTATCCTCCTACACCGAGTTCTGATTTGATTGTCAGTGTACCATCCCATGAAGTCAGTGCAAATGGGCACGGGTTACAAGTAACAGTAACTGTGTGTCCCATATCTGAATCAGGAGTAGTACCCGTGTCGTAGTTGTTCACAATCTCAGTTCCGAAATGAGGGTCATATACTACATAGTATCCACCCGCAGGATTTTCGGCAAAGAAAATCACGTCTCCACGGTTTTTCAATACACGGAATACCTGTGCGGCGTTCATAACATCCTTGTCGACGGTAAACATCATCTGCACATTGTATCCTTTGGCTCCTTCGTTAGCTGTAGCCGTAATCTGAACGGTCTGTTTCTTGCATCGGATTTTGTAAGCTCCTTTTTCTGCATCGAACGTAAAAGCGGAGGTAGAATAAGCAGCCTTACCTGATTCTTCGTATTCTGGTGGCGCAGTTAAATCTTCTGGTAGGGCCACATAAACTGTATTACCCAGTCCTGAAAACTGCTCTTCACATCCGGCAGCAGCCTGAGCAATATCCATAATTTCACATGATAATTCCATAATTGTCTGGTTTTAAAAGTTTGTGTTTGTGTTGTGAAGGCTGCCGTTTCCGGCAGCCTGTTTTATCTCATCGGGCGGGTTAATCTTCGTCGTTCGGTTCGAAGATGGCCTGAATGTAGGTCGGGTATCCGTTGTAAACGATGTCACGCGGAGAAATTGTTGCACCGTCGCTCCATGCCTTGAACTTGTATCCAGATTCAGCAGCAGGAGTCAGTTTCACGGTTTCACCCTTCGTATATACATCCTTTTGCGGAGACAGCGTTACTTTACCCCATTCTTCGTTGTTAGAAGTAACGGTCAGGGTATTCTTCTGGTAGTCACCGTTCAGCTGTGTAACCTGCTCAATAGTTCCGTCGCTCACACAGAACTTGGATGGTGCGATGTCCAGAATACGTGCGCCTACGGTAGACTGTACCTGGAAAATCAGCACGTTCAAGTCTTCCGGATCGTGGCTCATCATCACCTTGTTCCAGTCGTTTGCTTTGTCAAGACCGAACTGAAGGTTTTCCGGCAAAGTCGCAATCATACGACCACCCTTACCGATGATACCGTCGGTTACAATCTTGATGTTTTCCATTCCCACAAATGAGAATCCTTCACCGCCTGCACTGGTTGTCTGCAATGCGGTAAACTTACGCATGTAGCTGTGGGTAATGATTCGCTTCTGCTTGGGCGACATGTAGACAATGACTTCCGGAGCGTTACGCAACAGCGGATGCCATCCTTCTACCCATTCTACAAACGCATCGTAGTTCTCTCCGTCCTGAGTCTCAGGTCCGTCGTTAATCGGGTCGCAAGCAACCAGGTTTCCTTCCTTGGAAGAAATCTTTCCGAAGTTAATCAAGTTGTCGATGATGGTCCAGTAACCGTCGTACAGTCCGATAGGACTATCCTCTCCTTCTTCCGAGTTACCGAAGAACAGACAGTTTAGGTTATCGCCGGCAAACTGTTTACCAATCTGACGAAGGATAAATTCAGTGACAGGTGCATTGTAGGTTCCGTTTGAACCAAGGATGCTGAACGGCTGTTTTTCGCGGAAGTTCTGCAGGTTTTCGAAGTAACGAGCCCAAACCTGGTTCATCACCAGTTTGCTTTCGTCCATGAATCCCAGCGTAGATTTCAGCGTAGAACCCTGCTTGTAACGGCGGGCTTCACCACCCTTACGACGGAAAATGATTTGAGTCTGTGCGTACTCAATGTCTTCGATAACCTTGATGCGCAGTTTGTTGAACACTGCCATGTTATCGACTACCGGGCTTTCGATGATGTCCGGAGCAAGAATGTCTTTTACATGCGATACATTCTCTTCGCTAAGTGCATATAACTGTGTAGCCATATTGTTTGTGTCTGGTTTAGTTTTTGTGTCGTGTTCTTATCTCTTATCGTGCTTTGCTGATTTCAGCATCACGTTTGCGGCGGGCTTCTGCTTTTTCGGCCCAGCTCATGTTTTCACCGCATACGCTCTGCACATGGAACTGTCCGCTTTCCTGACCTCCGTTGTTGTCTTTCGGCGGGTCCTGCGGAGTAGGTGCCTGCTGTGCCGTTTCGCTCAGTTCCTTGATTTCCGCATCCTTCTGTTCGATGCTCTTCTGAGCTTCATTCAGCTTCGCAGTCAGGTCTTCCGATTCCTTCTTATGAGCGTCCTTCAATGAAGAAACCTCTTTTTTGTGTTCCGCTTTCAGGTTGGCCAGTGCTTCCGCATGGTCTTTCTTCATCTGTTCGATGGTTGCGTTAAGCTGTTCTACTTCCGTGAGTTTTGCAGCCAGCGTAGATTCCGTCTGTTTAGCTTTCATGACGAACTCTTCTACATTGTCCGCCATGGTTTCCACCATGTAGAAACCGCCGTTTTCTTCGACTACCAGGGAGTTTACCTTTGCAGCCGACTGAATAAATGGATAGCTTTTTGCCATAGTTGCTTGTTTTTGAGTTTGTGATTCTGTTTTATCTGATGCCGGCTGCTCCACAGAAGCCTGTTCCTGTGTTCCCGGCTGCTTTTCTTCCTTGATTCCTTCCGATTTGCTGTCTTCGCGTGAGGCTCCGGACGAATTTCCTTTCTGACTCTGACTCACTCCGGCCAGCTGCTGCACGCGGTTCACGCAGAACTTGAAGTCGCCCTGACCGTCGACCATGGTACCCACCACATCGCCCGCATCGAAAGTTTTTCCGGTCAGCTGGTCGTCCGTCACTCTGGGACGGCGCTCGCGTACCATCTGCTGAAAATCGGCGCAAAGCCGGTTCAGCTCTTCCTTGATGCCGTCGTAGTTTCCCTCGGCCGCGTCGCGGTACTCCTTGTTCTTATAAGGAGATCCGTCTGCGTAAATCTCGGCGTACCGTTCCTGCGTCACGGTGTTCACATCGCCGTCCTTGTTAGTGAGCATCGCGCACATGGTACCGATACATCCCACCGTGTCGTGCGGGTTGGCAAAGTAGATTTCGTCGCACAGGGCCATCAGCGCATAACCTGCACTGCAGGCCATACCGTCGATGTGACCCACAATCTTCTTTCCTTTTGAGCGGGCGTAGTTCAGGGCCATCTCGTAGTCGTACTTCGCCATGCTGCTTCCGCCCGGGCTGTCCATCTCGATAATAAATCCGATGGTATGCGCATCGTCAGAAGCACGCATGATGATGTCCTTGTGCTCCTTGCTTCCGTAGGAACACAGGTCGCCATTACGAAGAATGGGGCCCTGTACGTCGATAACCGAAATGATGCGGTCGTCTTCTTCCAGATCGTAATAGTAGGTTATGCGGTCGTAATTACCCACGTAGGTTTTCTCCGTAAACCCGTCGCGCGAAGAAAGGAAGTAAGGTCGGTCGGTCCGCTCGTCCGGTTTCTCGTAAGGACGGTGTGAGGCAATGTTGTCAAGAATCGTTCTCCGGTAAGCATGCAGAGACTCCGGGTAAAAGTCCCAGAATCGCGTAGACATGATTTCGTGAAATGCTCTTGTTGCCATTTTCGTTTGATAATTAATTGATTACATCACGAAATTACGCACGCGAAATGCGGTAATGAAGGACACAAAAAATGACTAAATGCGTGAATTACAGAAATATGCGGATGCTCAAACGGATTTTCTCTGCAAATAAAAACCTGCTAAGAATGAGCATGTTGTAAAACACACGGAGTTTGTGCGAAAAAAAGAAATTTGCGGCGGACGCAAAGAAATTGAAGAATGCCACAAAGAAGATAATGAAGATTTACCTGCAGGACGAAAGAAAAGCGCCACAAAAAGAAAGGCCCAAAGAAAAAATGCCGCCCCACACACGTATGCAGGAACGGCATTCCAACGGAAAGAAAAAAGCAATATATATAATAAGGTGTAGCTGTCAGACCACACGCTGTGCTCCGGTCACATTGCGGATGGTGAGTGTGCACGAAATCACGCCGTCGCCTTCCTCATACTGAAATTCATAACCGTCGCTCACGGCACGCACAAACATTTCACCGTCGCCAAATGTTCTTACAATCAAATGGTTAGTGCTGTTTTTCAGCGTTTCAAGCTGTAAATAGGTTTCTTGCGTCACCCTCTCTACCTCCCAACTCACCGTCACTTCGTAAGAATCGCCGGCCACGCTGGTTTCCGCGCTCTCCTTCAGGCTCCCTGATTTCGGTTTCATCTGAATGGAAATCTTACGGTCGCCCGACACAAAAAAATCAGGTTTGTCACTTCTCTTCTCAATATTGAACGGGCGGGAAAACGTAACCGCGTCGTCCGGATAAGCTTCAATGCTGCCTATCAACTCGTAATAATTCTCGCTGCAATTCATGATTTATGTGTTGTTTTGTGGTTGAAAATGGCGACTGACAAAGTTACTGACAAATCGCACCAACTTTCTTCGTTTCTTTAACTTTTATTTATTGCTATTCATGTATAAATTTATGGCGTGTATATACAGATTCTCCCGGTTCTCGACTCAAGCTCTTCTTTTCTCGCTTTTATGTCAGACTTCATCTTGGATTTGATTCTCCACCAATATCGCATCATGCTCTCAAATCTTTTCATGTCTATATCGTACAAAACAATGAAATCAGACATGACATCTTCGGAAGTAACATGTTCGCCCATTCTGTTTGCCCGGAAAATACAGTCATCATGAAATCTGGCGAAATCATACCAGAACTCACGTTTCAATTCATTCCTTATCTTCTTACTTCCGTTGATATTCAGGTGAAAAAACTTATCTACTTTCACCTCACCGCTAAATTTGCAGACGCTTTCAGGCATTTCCAACTCCAGGTAATCTTCTTTCTCTTTTTCAGTCAACATTTTAAACTGAGCGGTAAATAATGATTTCTGAGGTTTCAAATGAAAGGCTACTTCATTATAGGAAAAATCTGTTATACCCGAAAAATCTGCATCTCTGAACAAGTGAGTCTTCATATATACACCCAGAAGGCTGTTCTGAGGAAACCTGACCGGAGTTCCATACTTTATTTCGAAGTATTTCTTATAATAATCACTCACTTTAAGGAAGCATGAGTGACGCTGCTCATTCATTGAATTTTTTGGCATAGTAGTAAGATAAAGTCTGTAAATCAATTAATCAACAGCAAGTTACGGACGATTCAACACCAATCGGAATTTCATTCAACAAAAAAAGGTTAAGCGACTGGGGCCTTATTTTGCGTGTTTTTCACGATTTTGCAAAGCTGTGCAATTTTCTTGCAAAACATTTCTCAATACTTATTTATTTAATTATCAATCATTTATAGTGTATAATAAATAACAAATAAATAGTTATTGCCGATTGTTCATTGATTTTAAAGTGAAGAAAACGTATTTTTTCGGTAAAGAACAGATTTCAGGCTGTCCGGCTTTTTCTCTTATGTCCATTGCGTAGCTCTCTCTGTTACACGATGAAGTTGGATATAAAGGAAGTAGAACGAAAGGGGAAAGGCGTGCTTTGTCGTCCCGCGTTCCGCAGGCCGACCTTTCCCTCCTTTCGTTCTTTCAGGTTTCCCTTCGGATTCCTTCCCCATTCGGACGCTCACAGGAAGAAATGATTCGACTGATGTACACCCTTCTCTACCCTACGAAAAATTTTTATTTTAAAGATTTTGTAAACTCGTTTTTCGTGAAAAATCGGCAAAATATCAAAAAGTACAATACTTTTAATTGATTATTAGATAGTTATTCATTGCAAAAATTTCGCCAACGCTTCGCAAGCTTTGCAAAATTGCTTACAAATGATACTTAACTAACTGATTATCAAATTGCTAAATGTTTTGCAACGGGTGTGTAAAACTTGTAATATTTGATACTGAATTGATTTTCTAAGCGATTTTCTCTTTGTGCCAGAACGATTTTCCCAAAAGCCTCGTGCCTACGCCACTCAAATGGCGTAACTACGCAGCAAAAGTGTCTATTAAGCGCGGCCACAGTGGCGATACTACGCCAGTTTGGAATTTATGTGACGAAATACGGCTTTTGTTGACAGAAAAAGGCGTAAAAGTGCTATTACATACACTTCTACGCCTCCTTAAAAATGAATCAGATTGTGATTAATTATCGTTTTAATTCGACCAGTAGATAAAACTTATTGTACAAGCTTCGTTTATGAAGGACTAAAAATCATCCTTCTTTCGTGTCTCCTTTCTTCTGGTTATATTCTTTGTTTATTGAGTCTTTGAAAAGTTCTGCTTCCTTTTCTTTCATGCGGCGTTTCATTTCTTCGAGTACAGCAGCTTCTACCAACTGCCGGTTTTTCTTGACGATGGAAGCCCGCTCATAATCTTCATCTTTCACAAACTGTTCGATTAGCCTGTTCTGTGCGTCGATGTAAACCGCGTCAATGGTGTGAGAGCTGTATTTTATGTAGTCGTCAATTTTGAGAACGGCGTGCTCCAGGTTGTCTATTTTCTTCTCGTTTCGGGTCATCCATCGCGATATGGACCGGTAAATCAGGAATAGCGCGGTGGAGTTAATGCAAACAAAAACGATGCTGATTATTAAGTCTGCGGTATTCATAATTAAAATTTGTTGTTCCCGTGCATGCGTGGACGGGTGCGGTTATACTTCATTTTTTGTTCGATGTGCCAGAGGAGATCAAATCCTTTGATTTTGGACATGATAAATACTTCTTGTAAGATGTTTACAAAGAATTCGAGAGTGGTAATGTGCCATGGATTATAATTTCCGATAAATCTTGTCAGATCGTAGCACCATTCTGTAAAAGTCTTCTGGCTTTTGTATTTATATATTTCGTCTCTTATTTTAAGCGGAAATTTTACCCCTAAGAAACTCACTCCCAGCAAACCTGCCAGGTCAAGCATACGGATGCAGACATCGGAAAGTTCATCTTCCACACTATCTTTTATATACGCTTCAAAATCTTCCTGAAATCTTCTGACTCGGGTTTCTTCGCTAAATGGGATATTGTTTCCTTGCCATTCATTAAACTTTGCCACATCGGCTCGTTTCCCTTTCCTTTCGGCCTGCACAGCTTCCATCAGCTCGCTAATGACCAGGCAAAGGAAATGCTCGTCGCTCAAATCCTCGTCGTGCCAGCCGTGTTCTACGGCGTTCTGGTAGGCTTCATCTCTCAGTTTGTTCAGGTTTATCGCTTCAATTGTTTCCATCTATTACGTCTCCTTTCTTTAGTTTTCTTGCTTCTTTTTTCATTTCTATAATACAGCGTGATAACACATGGCCGGCCATTCTTTTCGGCCACAGCCTGCACCTCGTATTTATTGGTACGAGCCCGGTAAAGTACGCTCACTATTCGCTTGATTGTGGTTGGCATAGGCTATTCCTCCTTTTGCAGTTTCTTCATCTCTTTTCTTATCTTTATACGTTTAATTATCTGATACCATTTCGCACTTCGTTCATTTATAATTAAGTTATATTTATTAAGTAAACGGTTTTCTCTCTCAATAGAAAACTTTAACTTGTTATTGAGATTTCTCACTTCATTTTTTGACTCCTCCAAGTTATGCTCAAGAGCGCATATTCTACCCTGATAATATTCTACCATTGATGATATATTCCCAAATTCCCTTGCTAGATAACCTACATAATCTTTATTAGGACCTATAAGATTTTCATAAGGCTTTTCAGCATTCTTCTTAATTTCTTCTTTTTCCTGCTCTCTAAATATTTTCAGGTTTGCCAACTCTTGTAACATCTGATTGTACTTTGAAAGCGGTATAGTTACTAATTCTGTTTCTCCTTCCATAATCTTTAGTCTTTAGATTTCCAATCATTGCATAAATAATGGCTGTACGCCGTGTCAGAATAGAGCCTGCATTCACCCGCATCTGAATCCTCCAATGGAAGAAAATGAAGGCACGTGCGGCATTCACGCTCTTCCTTTTTGTAGTCCTTGCACCCGGGCAGGAAGAAACCTGTATCTTCCCCATTGTATCCATTCCCTACCCTGAACCTGAGAGGACGGACAAATTCGCAAAGCTGATTGTTTGGCTTTTGTTTCTCCCCTTCTTTCAGCGGGCGGAAATGGATGCAGTCGTCGCAGAAGTTCACGGTGCGGAGCTTTTCTTCCCTCGCAATGGGTTTCTTCCGGTTGAGCCGGTTGCTTGTGTCGTTCAACGGGCAGGCTCCGCAGTAGTAATCGTCTTTGTAGTAAAGACAATATCCTTCGCAGAACGTTCCTTTGATTTCTTTCAGCAGACTGGCCTTTATCTTTTCGACGTTAGCATTTGGCATGATTCTATCAGGTATTTGTCTATTTCAAACCGGAGATAAAAGAATACGGTCCATTCCGAATGTTCTATATGCTCGGCGTATTTTACATCCTGGAATCCTTTTATCTTCAGGTATCTTTTGAACATCTTGAATCCAGCTGACATTTCCTTGTATTCTATATTATAGTCATCTGGTCTCCATGGTGTGCACTGACAGAGTAACATCTCTCTATCTTCTTTGGGACATTTCTTTATCTCTCTTATGGTTCCTTCCAGCAGTCGTTTTGCCACGATGTTGGTCTTTTTAATGCGAATAGATTTGAAATCTTCTGGTATGAATATCATGGCTTTCCCTCCTTTTTGCTGAAATGTTCAATTAGTTCCTGAACGGTGGCTTTGTGAGACCACATAGGGCTATTTATGACGCATTCATCGTAACCTATAAATTTCATCCAATCCCCTTTCTTTAAGGTTAAAAATGATTCTGCATCAAAAATAAACCATTGGCCATAATCTGTGTCGTCACGTAATGATGCTATTGCCAAGAACAGGTTTTCATTGGTCCCGCAGTCAATAAATTTGATTTCATTTTGAAACATCTTGACATATTCGTGAATATATATCACAGCGTTAAATATTGGATTTCCACGAGGAAATTCCATCGCTACCAGCGTAGGAGCTTTCTCCAATAGTAGATTCATTGTCAATGGTATATATCCGAGTTCCTCCAGTTTCTTTCTTAGTTCCGGTGTGTTCTTCCGGATAAAACAAGGTTGTGTAAACATAAGCTGATTCTTATAAGTAGGTTAATGACTCTTTTATTCCGTCATTCAAAGCTTTCTCGAATGTGTCGGTATATCCGTCCATCTGCGATATGAGAGACAGATCCTCCATGTCGTACAGGCGGTAGTACCAGCCGTGTTTGTTGAGGTCGACAACGATGTGGATCTTTCCTTTTGTGCGGACCCATTTTTGCGCGGCGTATAGCGTGAGAGCCAGGTATTCACCCTGGTATCTTGTATATCTTAACAGATGACGGAACTTCCTCACGTGGAACGTTAATACGCTTAGCACCGACCGTCCTGTTTCATCCGTTATGTAACTGGCACGACAGTCTTCTCTATATCCTTTGTCCTGAAGAAGCTTTGCTACTTCAAAAGTGACAAAGTTTTCATTTTTCATATTTCGTTCTGTTGACATGGTGCTATGCTTTTGATGGTTTTAAAAAGTTTCTTGCAAATCCTAAATCCAGTCCTCTATCGTGGTAAAACTTCAATACTGCATCGTAGCTGTGCCGGGTATAGAAACCTATATCGTCAAGAGAATTGATTATTCCCAAAGCTGTGTATCTCCGGTAATCTTCAATCGTGAAGTAAGTGTTTGGAGAGTATTTGGAGCCACCTGAAAACTTAAAGTGAAGGATACCTTCATGCTCCTGTATCTGAACTACAGGCCAACGGTAACTGTCCTTAAATTTAGGAATATCCTTCCATTTAAGTTTTGACTTCCGGCTTTCTTGGATTCGTATCTCAGCCATTGCTATAACTTGTTTTAATTGATTTTACACAGTAGAACCCATATTAAGCAGACAAACATAATGAAGGCGACAATCCCTGCACAAATGGCCGGGGTTAGCATTCTCTTCCACAATATATCTGCCTTGTGGCATCGTTCGTTGATATAATTGATTTTTGAAATGTGCTCACCAAACTGAAGCTCCATCATGTGACGTGCCCAGCCAGTAAGCATCTTATCAAATCTTTGTCTGGCTTCTTCTTTGATAGTGAACATCCCTGAAGGGTTTAGCAGGTATGAATGTGTCCTGAACTCAAATTCTTCTGAATCCAGAATGTCACGTCCACCGCTACTTCGTATCTCCATGGAGACTTTAAGCCATGGAATTGCTTTTGTTTCCCACATTTCGAGGGCACGTTTCTCTATTTCTTCTGCGTTGGCGTTGGCCAGCTCTTTCATCTTTTCGTACTCGTCTTTCGGTACGAATACGACTGCTTTCTTATCGTCGATATACATAGTTTATAAATCTTTTTTTAACACATCGCTTATAACTTTGAACAGATCTGTCCATAATGTAATTGGCAGCTCGCTAGTCTGTAGTTTACTCACAAATATCTTACCATCCCTTAGAGTAAAATCTCCTTCAATGTGAAGATGAACTGTTTTCTCTTGTTTTTCTGGTGCAGGAATATTCTCTTTTATATCAGGTAATGCTTTCTTCATAGTCGTATGTTTTTAGAATCCAATTTTACGTCCCCATCCAACAGTGAATTTATAAATAGGGCTGTCCATGCTAAAATACTCGGTTCCAGTAAACAACCATTTGATAGGTTGGATAACAAGTCTGACAAAAACAGCCCATATTATGTAGAATAATATTGTCATTCTGTATAATATATTTGATTTGCTATTCTTCCTATCCCTTGGAGCATACAGAAATGTTCTCCCGCGATTAACAAGTATTCTGTACTGGTCTTCCGTCAATTCAACTCCAAGCTGTGATAATTGTTTTTTTAACTGATGTGGGTATAATTCATCAAGATATTCTGTTTTCATGAGTCCCTAGTTTTAGATTATTCTTTATTTTCCTGGCTTTCTTCGATTATCCTTTCCACTTCCTGAATGTCGCAGGTGAATTTGTTATAAAAACTATCGTACTGGGAACATTCTTCGTCGACATACTCTATCCATGCCGTTTTGGTCTCAAGGTTGATAATTATCATCTGCCTGTTGCAGGAATCATCTTTCCCGGTCACCCTGCTTTTCAGCTGCTGAATGTCGAAATTGCAAAATATACGATGTAACTCCCCGTTATAATAATCGAATATCGGACCGGTGTAGATAATGTTTTTCGTTTTCATACCTGGGTATTTAAGCTCAATCATTGGTTTATGGTGGAATATCGGCCGTTTTATCTCGCTCCATGCAACTGGCCTTACATTGTAGGTCCATGTGCCGTCTGACATGATGAAGGAATTGGTGTATCTTCCGTCTTCCAGCATGACGTTCACGCATTGTCCTTTCGGAGGGAGTGAAGCTTGTACGCTTTTCCATTGATAGAAGTATGACGCATCCCATGAAGTCCACATTGCTTTTATTATATCGTCAATGGAGAAGTGTATATTTTCTTTGTTCCCTAAGTCCCTAATACGGTCGTTAAACAGCTGCGTGGCGCATTGGTGTATATATTCTTCCTTATCCATGGTTTACTTCATTTAGTTTAGGTTTCGGGAACCAGTAGTCACATTCATAATCTCCGTAGTCCTCAAAATGAAAATCGGGAGAAGTTGCTACTTTATATTTCCCGTCCTCCTGGTAGATGTATCCGCTTACGAATGCTCCGTTTGACATCATGCGGCAGATAACTTCCTCGTTCGGGTCAGGTTGCCGTTCTTTTACGTTTGTCAGAAGGCCGCAGAGCATGGCATCCCATCCGTCCAGATATGCCTGCTCAACATAGAATATATCAAAATCGCAAATACGCTTTGCACGTTCCATACCCCATGTCTCTACATAATAAGATTGAACTGAGTTCATAAGTCCATCGGCATATTCTCTTGCTTTTTCTTCTTTCTCCATTTCTTTCATGCTTTTTTCTTCTTTGTTTTGAGTTTTGTGTACTCGTTCATTTCTTTGTCGAAGACAGACAGAAGTTCGGGCTTCTTTTCTTCCGGGATGTAGCCAGTATCAATCAGCTGCTGAATCAGTCTATCTGTCACCTCTCTGCTCTTCCTGACAGTCTTTTGCAGGCTTGATAGCGCCACTACCGACGAGGACGGGTGCATCTGGTCTGCTCTGTATAGCTTAATCATGTTGATTCCATATTCGTCTGTTTTTAATCAGTTCACATGACTCACGGATTCCTTCATTCAGCACTTTTTCATAGCTTTGATATACCTTAGTTTCTCTGTATTCCTTTGAATTTAAAGAGTGAATATCACAGATAAAATCAGATTTTCTTGTAGGAGCATGGAAACAAATAATCTTTATGTCTAAATGAATATCATAATTTTCACGTAACCATCTCTGAGCCTCGTATAAGGTTGGGCATGAACATCTTTTTTCTGAAAGATTGAAATTTTGCTCATATTCAGATGGACAACACCTAAGCCCGTTCTCTAAATATGAATATTTGCAGTTTTCATTAAACCCTATTTCTTTCAAAAGCAATCCTACATCGTGTGTTACATAATCTTCCTGTCTAAACATGGCTATTTTTATTTATAAGGGTTATTATCCAAAACTAAAGCAGAAACGGCCAGCCCTTGTGCGATCAGGTTGCGGTAGTCTATGTGACACTGATGCAGCACGTGAAAGACTTGCTGGAAATGACGAAGGCCCAATTGAGTGCTGTTATGCTTCCCTTCTTCCGGTGTAATAAAGAAGCTCTGCAAGTTCATTTCGCACACCTTACATCCCCAGGCGAAGAACTCCACGCATTCTCTTTCTTCGTCGAAATTCCAGGTGGTATAAAGGCCCATATACCCGTCGAAATCGAATGCTTCTGCCAGGTACTTCATCGGGCAGATTTCCGAGCCGTTCACAAAGATTTCTTCTGTGATTGAAGACAGCGGATAGAGTATCGGTTTTATATCTCCCAATCTGAACCCTTTCCCGAGACATCTTTCGCCTTTTAATGTTTCGGCATTCAGGCCAATTTCGTTACCATTCTTGTCTTTTTTCTTATAAGCCCATACCTTATATCTGTCGGCTAAGTTTATAACGTCCATTTCGATCATTCCTTGTTTAGTGATAAACGCCAAGCCAAACGGTAATCTGGCTGAAATATCTTCCAGTAACAGTAGTTTTTCTTCTTCTTTCATGATGTTATTCTTTATTTTTACAAAACTCTTCAAATTCAGATAAAGCATTTTTTATGGAATCAGCTAATAATCTCGAATACGAGTCTCCACATTTTGCGAAGGAAGGCATGGTCGTTTGCGACCAAATCCGGTCGCCTGTTTTTTGTGGCCTAGGATCATCCATGAAAAATGTAATTGTATGCGTTTCGTAGTTATCCATATTTATTTGGATCTCTACTGTCTTACCATGTATTTTCTTTGCTGCATAAAGTACCATCTGATTAGAAATCGTACTTTCAAGCACTCTATTGACAAGGCCGACGTATTCTAATGGACGTATGTACTTTTCCCAATATTTGTTCTCTTCCTCACTTCTTATATTAGACAAGTAGTTTCTATTTTGGTAGTTATTACATCTGTGAAATCTTCCTAGTACGTCACCAGATAGCCTACAATAAAAAGTGGTGCACACTTCCCCATTTCTGGCTCTATTCAGATTCCAAGCGAAACGTTTACAATTGACACAAACTTCAACTGGTCCCCATTCTGATTCGGATTTTCTTATTCTATCCGACAATTCACGTAGTTTTTTCTTTTCTTCCTCTGAAATCATTGTCCATCTAATTTAGTGATAACATAATCGGCTTTGTTCCATCCTGTACAAAAGGAAACGGCTGCAATCCTGGCTTTTAAAACCTTTTCCGGGAAATCTTCATTTAACAGCTTCCCTTTCCGGTAGTGTGCAACGTGTGAAGTTGCATCTACGACGAAGGAACCGCTAATAGCCGGGTACTTTTTCAGGATTTCTTCGATAAACTCTCCGACGGTATATTGCCTGTCAAAATCCACATATCCTCCAACATAGGGAGAAGCATGGTTGGGAAAGACTCTAATTAGTTCAAACATAGGCTATGTACTTCGATTTATGGTTTTATTCAACTATCAAGTGATTATGAATTTCCATAATTTTCAGAATCCGAACTTCGCATCTCATAATCCCTAAATCCTTTGCTATGGCTCCTTTTGCAGCCTGATGAAGGGTTGAATGATCCGTCTGTTCTTCTTCTGTACGGACCGGAAGGAGGTATTCTTCACGGAATCTAACCGGAGGTGTACCGGCTTCAAAAACCACGGAAAAGTTCTTTTTTATTAGCATTTGTCATTCTCCTCTCAACTTCTTATCCAGCATGATCTGCAGTGCTTCATCGCCGCGTCCCATCTTATTCATCATTTCGCCGACCTGCTTATCGAAATCGCTGCTTTGCAGGCTTACAAGGGCTATCATGGCGAGTGTCTGTATCTGGCTTGACTGAATGGCTGTTACTTCTATTACTTTTTCAAGCATACCGGCATCCGAGAATCCTCTTTCTTTCATCGAAAGAAGACCTTTTGAATTTTTCGTGCTGGACTCTATTGTCTGAAGTATGTATTTCAATACTCCTCTTTTATCTTTCAATAAATCTGCAATATCCATGATTTAGAGGTTTACGATTTTCTATTTTTCTCTTCTTTCAAAGCCTGAAGCTTCGCAAAAAGTCCGCTCTTCTTACTTCCACATTTCCTGGATGATATGTTTCTAAAAGCCATTCCGATTGCTATCATTGAGATTGCTGATTTTATCTGCTGTATTTCTGCGCTATCTGTCCCGAAATCACGTAATACCTCCTCATTGATAACTACATTATTTATTTCATCTTTTACATCTTCAAATGACACCATATCGAATCCGGATACAAGCATCACGGCTTTGATAAATTCTTTTTCCACTTCAAAAGTGATACTCACTTTTTCATTCTGATTGTTTTCCATATCTCTCACTATTTTAAAGCTCTACACCAATTATCATCGGAACAGAAGTGTCACAAACAAATGCCCTACAAACGAACCGTTGAAAAGTATAAACGTGCCTATATACAGCATGAAGGGGTCGAGATTTAATTCTTCACCGGTCATTACCATACGGAACTTTACTCCCCGTTGTGGCTTTGATTCATCTTCCAATGCCCAGATATATGCTTTCTCGTTTACCACATCAAGTTTCAGCAGCTTGCTTCCCTCATAAAGCGGGAGCGTAAACTCTGATGCTGCCGGGATTTCATGTTTTAAAATTCTTGCCATATTCTTTTCTTTTTAAGGTTATTAATCATCTTCAAAGCGCTTCTTTTCCTCCCACTCTTCGTCGGTTTCCGGGCAGGAAAGTATCTCCTTGGAGTCTTTGGGTTCCTCACCCAGCTTGTAGAAGAAGCACACACGGGTAAATTTTCGGGTGCGTTCCTCACGGCGGATTGTGTCGTTCATAAACTCCTGCTCCCATGCGTAGTGACGGGGATATTTGGAGCCTTTGTCCGAGCGGTAGACGATGGAAGGGTTCATGGTGTACTGCATATTGAAGCAGTAAGCCTGCATCTTCTCTATCATTTCGTTCTTCACGGATTTCACGCTCTGCAATGTCACCGCGTCGCCCCGGTGTTCCAGGTAGCTGATGGCCATTTCACTGATAGATACCGGACGGCACCAGTGCCACTGGTTTGCAAAGAAATGATTGGCCCAGTCAATGAATACCTGGTCCTTGATGGCGGAGTAAAGGATTCGCATCTGTCCGTCCTGCGACATGGGCGGTATAAGGCTTTCCTGCAGGCCGAGGTAGAACTGACAGCTTTGCAGCATCATGTACACCGCTTCGTCACGTTCTTCTTCGGTGGCTTCCAGGAAGATGTCTTTCCCGAACTTAGTCTGCGGCGTGCGTTTCTTAAACTGGCCGGCGTAGTCCTCGTCGTGATAGTAATCGCTCTGCATGGCCAGGAAGATACGGCGTGAGGTGCTTCCTTCGGTCATGTCGAACGGCATCTTGTTCATGGTAATGAATATCTTCGGGGTAGCTTCGCGCGGCAGTGTCATTTCATCGTGATACAGGGTCTTTACCGTAATGTTGTCCGTAATGTTGTAGAACTCGCTGCCCATCATGTCGGGACGAAGGTCGTCTATCAGACACATGCTGTCCACGGTATAGTGGAACTTGTCGAAGTTCTTGGCCATGTTTTCCTTCTTCTTCAGGGTCTGACCGGGAATGTAGCACACCTTCCGCACAAGCTCGAAGAAGGAACGGAAGAAACTTTTTCCGGTACCTCCGCTGTTCTTTCCTTCGTCGGCCACGGTGTACTCCGTCACGACTCCCATCTTCTGCATGGTTCCTGTACGGTAGCGCGAAAGCATGTAACCCATCAGGGCAACCTTGCAAATGAAGTGCATGTCCTGGCGCTGCTTTTCCAGCTCGGTAAGCGGATATCCTTCGGCTTCCTTGCGCCAGTGTATGCGGCTGGTGTCGTACAGCCACTGCACGCAGACAGGCATCTGGTTAATGTCTTTCGGCATTTTCAGCAGAAAACGGTACAGACGCTGGTAGGCGATGAACTCCGCATCCTCACGGCGGCGCTCGTTCTCGTTCATCCGCTTGTCGGCCATTCGCTGATCGTTCAGCTCCTTACGTGCGGCATATTCGGGATTCTCCTCGATGGTGAACAGCGGTGACTTGAGCGGATGGTAGTCAGCGTCAATAATCGCCTTCCGGTTGACATGGAAAGGAAGGTCCACGTAGTCCACCGGCTCAATGCTGTCGGCCGTCACCTTCACGGCGCAGTTGCGGAAGAAGAAATAATCGAAATCCTTCCCCCACGACATGAAGTTCAGGTCTACTTTCTTGATTCCGGACATGGTGTCGCGTCCGATTTTCTTCTGGGTACTGATGGCGTTGCTCAGTTCCTCGGAGTAATACTGTGAGTTGTATATCAGGAAGTCTTTCATGATTTCCTTGGCTTCGCTCAGTGCCTGGCTCTCTTCCACCACATCGACAATGTTGTTGCTGATGTGCACAAACTTGGTGGTATCCGCTTCGTCAGTGTATTTGTAGAATCCGTTGGCCGAAAGGAACTGGTCCATATTATCGAAGTTCAGGGTGTATTTTCGTACCACTACCTTACTTTCGTCTTCCTGCTTTTTGGTCTGGTACTGCACATCCCAGAAGCGCATCCGTCGGGCGGTCTTGAGCAGGTCGTCAAAGTAGCGGTTTACGTTGGTGTGCATGAGCTTTTCATTGCGGCGCATCACTGCCGGGTAGAAGTTGAAGAACTCTTCGGCATCCTTGCACGTTTTCCCGCTGCGGGGATTGTACTGGGTGGAGAGGTCTTCGGGCAGATAGAGCACTTTCAGTTCCACGTGTTTCAGGGCCAGCCGGTTCATGGCGCGAATGCCGGTGCGGTCGATGTCATACAGCACAAACACTTCCATGGAGATGTCCAGCAGGCGACGGATCGTTTTCGACGAAATCTCCACACTCTCGGAGTGGGGAAACACCACATGAGCGTCGCTATGAAAGTACACATTGATGGCATCGCGCGGGCCGGAACAGATCACAATCCGGCGGAACACGTCGGTAAAAGCACGGGTACGCCGTCCCTGCTCGTCCACCCGGGTTTTCTCTATATTGATAATGGGATGCCCTTCCTTGTCGGAAGTCTCCGCACGTCCGGTCTGCAGGGCACGCATCACGTCAGCGTCGCCGTAGATTTCCTTGTGGAATCCTTCCGGACGGCTTCCTCCCTGGTACCACCAGGTAAACTTGTAGTTGGGCTGGCGGCGACCGTCCGCATCGGTTGTCTCGCGGAAATAGGGCTCATATTTCCGTGCCCACCAGCCGTTCTCGTCTTCGTAGCGGAAAAGGAATACCGGGTAAGAAGGTGTGGACTTCACTTCGTAGCTGGTCAGCACGCCGTCGGCATCGGCCTTTTCGGGGGTAACGTAGCTTTCCAGCGGATAAAGATTGAAAATGGTGCTTAGCTGGGTGCTGTCGAAGGGAGCGGGCATGTCGCCACGGTAGAAGTCGGGATTGAACGAACAGCGCAACAGGTTGTTTCCGTCGGCATCGGTCACGGCTGTCTGCTCGGGGCCTTCGCTTGTGTTTTTCCCGTCGCGGAACACGGGGAGCACCTGGCATCCCAGTGCACGGAGCTCAGCGGGTGTAAATTCGCCCTTACGGATGCGGAAATCCACTTCCGGCTGCGGATCTGTCTTTCGTGCCCGGTGGAAAAATCCGTTCTTGTAATCTCCCTCAATAATCAGGTTGAAGTCCTTGGCCAGCCGGTTCACCGCATCAAGGAAGTCGTGCTTCTCTCCTGCTCGTTCTAAGAGACGCTGCTGCAGCATGATGGCCCCTACCCCCTTGCTACGGTTCTGCTCGCCGCATACGAAGCAATTGAAGGCTGCATAGCGTTCTCCTTTCGGTGGAAATTTGCTCACGCAGAAACTTCCGTTCTTCTCGTCGTGAAACGGGCAGCGGTAGAATACGCTGCGTGCTGTCTGCGACGCGGGAAGGTATCCGTTGTTGCGCATCACGTCGGGAAGCGGAAGCGCATTGAGTTTATCAACTGTCTTGTCAGAAATCATTTCAGGGAATTTTAGAAGAGGAATGTCACCTCGTAGTTCATGCTTTCCATTTTTGCTTGTATCATTTCTTTCAGGCTATCGGGCAGGCACATCATAGGGTCTGGCTCATGCAGGTAAATCGTATCTTCCTGCACGCTTCCTGTGGCAGAATATCCGTCGTACACCAGCTCGTTCATGAGCTTCTGCATGCACGACTTCGACAGGTTGCTGCAAGCTATGCTCACGCTACCTTCCGGATAGCCTATCGCTATTTCTGTGTGACGCACATGGAAACGCTGTTCATATACCGCTCTGCTTCGTTTCATACCAGCCGCTTTCCTTTTAGCGTTAACATAAGCTCAGGACGTGTAGCCACACCCAACTTCGCAAAAATACGTTTCCGCATGTTGTCTATATTGGAATAGCTGCATCCCATTTCGTCGGCAATCTCTTCGTAGGTGAGCGAAGTATTTACCAGCATGTTCGCCACAGCAGCCTGAGTGGGAGTCAGTCCGCACTCGTACACCGGATTGCAGCACACCTCCTTTTTATCCTTGAAGGCGGGGTTGAATCCGTTGAACGGACAGTTATATCGCATAGGGCAGTGCGTTTTCTCGGTATTGAAGTCTTCCGGACCTTCATGGTCGGGAATATCGTCCTCGCGTCCGAAACAACAGTTCAGGCTTACCAGCGCAAGCTCTGACAGATAGCGGCTGCGAAGGTTCCGTATGGTCTTATAAGAACGTCCAAGTCGCATCTGCAGAAGCTGGTCGGCTGCCACCAGGTGTGAGGGATAGTTTTTCTTCATCTCGTCGAGGTATTCCTCTACGAAGTCAATTCCCGTCTTTCCGTCGTTCTTTACCGTGATTTCCTCTCCGTCTTCAAAAACAATTCTTGAGAATCCGTCCTGAATGCGTGTGTGCGCTTCCCATTGTCTTTCCAGCATGTATCCCATCACATTTCCTCCATTTGTTTCTTGTACTCCTTATAAATAGATTCCAGCCCGCGAAGCTCTACTTCCGTGAAATCGAAGTTACGGAAATGCGCACGCAGCGCATGTTCGCCCATACCTCGTTCTTTCATGAACTCGATAAATTCTCCCTTCTTTCTCACACCGGAAAAGAAGTCTTTCAGTTCCCCTTCGTAGTCAGGATCAAAATCTCTCAGGCATTTTTCCACGCCTTCCGCCTCCCACCGGCGCACGCGGTTCAACCTGATCTTCTGGTACGCCGTGCTCATGCTCATTCCGTAATGTTCCACCAGGTAGCGGCTAAATCCCAGCCGCATGGGGCTCAACTTTTTTTCGGATAATGCTTCAATGATGCTCATTTTCATACTTCTGATATATATTGTCGTTTCTCGCTTTTGCGGTTTCGGTCGTTTTTTGTTATTTTTACCCTACAAAGTAACAATTTTAATTTGACAATCGCATTATAATTGTTACGGAAATAACAATTTTAAACTGATTTTTTATGTACTATTTCAATTCTTTCCTGTTCAATAATCTTCCCAAGCTCTTCGGCCTGAGCGAAAAAGGCGTGTCGGAGAAGGTGTACGGAAAATCATACATGTATAAAAGAAAGGTTGATAATCAAGACAATATACTCGTGCATGACATCGTAATGGTGTGCAACACATTCCACATAAGCCTGTCAAACTTCATTATGTCGGCTCCTCCTGAAAATTTACTCGGTAATCGCTTCAAATATGTCATACCGGATGAAGATTTTAAAGAGGTGAGATTCATACCCGAAAACTTGCGCTGGCTCTACGGTCCGCAGGGACTTACCAAAATTCCTTCGCTTGCTGAATTTTCGCGTCAGAGCGGAATATCAGTCACCAGTATCGTAAGGTGGCAGAATCCGAAGATAGGAGGGTGTACGGTTAACTGGCTTATCGGAATATGCAACCGTTTCGGAATCGACATAGACGTGTTCATGGAAGACGAGAATGAGAAGCTTGAAAAGTACGCGGCCACCGAAACGGAAATATCGCCGCGCGTGTGGCAGGAAATTTCGGAACTCAAAGAGGCTATAAGGCAATACCGGCAGGAACGAATCTCACTTCTGGATGAAAACCGCAAGCTGAAAGCAAGAATCAAGGAAACGGAGCTTGTGGCAGAAGAAAGCACCGAATATACCTACGCAGACAGGAAAGTCAGGGAATGGAAGGCTAACTGGGGACTGCTGGAGAACTTTCATATCGTCGTGGGAGTGTCCAGACGAAAAGTGATTCAGGATGCCGGCATGCAGAATTTCAGCGAACTGTTCATCGAAGGAAACATGCTGATTACCTCGCTGGTGAAACTTTGCAACAAATACCATATCAGCACAAGACACATATTCTATCGGGATAACGGCATTGTTCCGGAAGTAAATGTGTACGACTATTACCGGTCGGACAACTGGAAGACGGTAGTTTTCCATCCGGAATATGTGAATGATTTTTTCGGGAAGGAGAGCGTGACGGGTATAAACCGCTCGGAACTGCTTGAACGTATGAATATTAGCGAATGGAAACTTCGTGCATGGCGAAAAGAAAACAGCACCATGCGAATAAAAGACATGCTGGAGATATGCAACCGGTTGGAAGTAACACCTTACTATCTTATTTCGGATCAGAATCGCATGGATATTTCATTTGGTGTAACCAGTGCGGAAATCCTGCTGGAAGAGAACCGTATGCTCCGCCAGCAGGTTATCCGGTTGAAAGAAAAACTACAGAAGAAAAACGGAGAAGGATTCCTTCCGTTAGACGAATGAGTTCAGCGTACTTCCTGAGAATCCATACCGCACACTGAAATTCACGGAAATAAGACCTGGTTTAGCGCGGTCATAAAGTTTGTTCGTCTCTTCTGGTATGATGGTGACGGGTATGTATGTGCCGTTGTCGTACATCCATGCCTTTCGCGTCACCACAAATTCCGTGAGCCACCATTCGGCCCACTCTCTGTTTACAAATCCGCTGCTCATGGAAAAAGTTCCTGAAGGCGTCTGTGCATAGCTGGCAGTGCGCGTGGTAGCACGGTAGGAAATGTCAGCAGGAAGCGTGTAGAGCTCACTCTGTATGTCATACTCCAGCGAATCGCGCGTAAAAGCGACTACACTTTCCATCAAACCGAACCCGTTCAGGAATATGAAGTGGCGCATGAGCGGGTTTGTCTTTACCGCATAGCGCTTCTTCCCGGTTTCAAATCCGGTGTTCACTGTAAGCTCACCTTCCTTCAACGATGATGTGATTATTTGCAATGAATCCGGGACCAGCGCACCACGTGTGTATTCGGAATATTCTTTCGATTCTTCTCCCTGCACTACGCTGTAGGTAATGGTGTCCGATCGGGTACTTACCGCAGGAATACACAGTATCCATCCCAATGGGACAATATCTCCCTCCGGTTTACGGCTCAAGATGCGTCCCTCACCTAAAATCTCTGTGGTATCTACATTGGATGTGGTAAGGCGTTCAAACTCCGTGAGCCTTCCGGGTATGGCATTGTACTGCTCGGAAGTGGTTTCACCTTCTTCTATCTCTACCATTCCGTCCAGATACGATTCCTTGTAGGTAATGGTGTATCGTGCAGCGTATATCATCTGTGAAAGGGCCTGCGTGCCGTTCACATCAAACGTCATCTTTCTTGACAGCGCAGTTTTTATGGTCTCTCCGATGTTGAAAACGGCTATCCCGTCGGAGCCAACCTCAAAGGAATAGCTTTCTGAATAGGGAAACTCTTCCGATGCGGCAAATGCGGTGGCATTGACCGTAATCTTTATGCGGAGAAACGTTTTTCCGCTCAACGTGGTTTTTGCTTTAACCACTATGGGGTCGCCTGCAAATGCTATCTGTGGCGGCTGCTGTAATACCTGTATTGCCATGTTTTATTTCTTCATTAAATGGTATATAGTTCGATTGTCACCTCCGTAATCCCGCTACGGTCAATGCTGTAGGATAACTTATTGATGAATCCCACATAGTTACCTATCTGGTAGCGCTTGAGCATATCCAGTCCTGCAATCTGCGATATGGTCATTCTTACTGTCAGTATCACGGTCTTCCGGTTGTAAAGGAAGTAAAGATACTCCGAAAGGAATTTTGACACCAGTCCACGGTCCTGGTATGCCTGAGAAGCGGGATACTTGTCTTTCCCGGCCACCAGCTTGAGCGAGAATCGTCCGGACTGGTCTACTCCACCCTGCTCCGTGCCGTTGTAATCAAAGAACCGTCCAAAGTTATCGCAGCTGTCGGCTGTAAAAGCACTGTTGGCTACCGTATGTACCCACGAATCGTTCCCTTCACCGTCGTAGTTTTCGGTGTAGTCTATCCCTGATTCGCTACCGGGTCCGCGCATGATTCCAAGGCAATATCCGGCATCGTAAGTACGCATAGGTGATTCTTCTGCCGATTCTGTGTCATAGTTTTCATCAGAAAGATAACTCAGCGTTATCTCATGCTTGTATCTCATCATGCGAGAAGGTGCTACCCCCCATATCCCGGGAATAAGACTGAAACTTGCATTTCTTTCCGACAGAAGTTCCTGATCGGCAAATACAGCAAGAATCTGCTGACCTTCTTTACCAGACATAGCCTCTGAAACTACTGTCTGACCGTTTACATCATTTATCATCACCGGAGCAAAGTTGATAGATATTTCATCTTCCTCTTCTTCCGTCGATGTGCCTCCGATTAAATAATCACGGAATCCACCAACCTCAAACAAAGAAGGATTTCCTCCAGTATTCTCGTCCACTTTTATACGATAGGAGTTCCCTGTAAGTTTATCCTGATAGCATGTGGTGTCATTGGATGCTTGTCCCTGCTGAAGAATCTCCATGTAATTATTCTTTTCCTTCACATTGGAATAATCATCATAATTGAATGCAGTATCATCTTCCTGGCCGTATGTAAGGCGTATGGTCTTTTCTTTTGATTTTTTCAACTGCATCCCCACTATTTCCACATCAAGAATGGATGTTTCATCCGATTTCAGAATGTCTTTTATATATATGACATCCATCGTATTTTCTGCACTGTCGTACAAGAACCGAATACCAAAAGCATTTTGCAGGTCTTCAATCAAATCTTCCATTTCTACATCCGGGAAATTCTGATTGGTAGCAAAAACATTCACCGCGCTATAAGAAAAGTTCTGGGTAAGAAATGTCGCAATTGTTCTGTATGAATTAGCACCTGGAATTACATTATACTTTAAGTCATAATGAAGAGAAAATGATGAACCCATAAAATTATTCATCATAATATCTGTCCATGATACAGAAAATGAATCTCCCTTTTCTTCCGTATGACACTGCGTGCTGAAAAATGCCAGACGGCACATGTCTTCCATTGTGGACAAATCGTTCTTTTGTACGCCGATATTCAGATATTTGAAGAAACAATCAAGAAGATACATTACGTAGAAGCATACACCGCTGTACGGTCTTCTGGGTTCCAATATATTATAGCTTCCTGCATCGTTTGGTGTACATACCCTTACATTGCAATATGGCTTTATAGGATAAGGGTCCGATTCGTTGCTCTCGGTGTAATTCATCACTCCATCGTTAAGGTATATGGTTATAAATAAATTATCATCCGTATTGGAATATTGTGTGGAAGCTGATTTTACCCTATATCCAAGCTTTATCTCCCTGTCGAGTGGAATATCCCTTGCATTTATTCCCTCTATACGGTCCATGAAATCACTGCTACCGGAAATGAATGTGACCGGAAGTGTGTCTTCGAACTCCACTTCATCGTCGGTCTCTATCACACCACGGTATATCATCACGCCGTCCACCCAAAGCTCTGCGGGCATACGGTCAATGTCCTTCAGGTTAATGTCTCCCCACGGATCGGCTATGTTCTTGAAAATTTCGCGGTTGGGTTCCAGCGGAATTTCGAAAGGGAACGAGAATGTTCCCTGGTCATTGAAAAGCGGGTTCGACTGCTCCAGTGTAATGGAAAAATCTTCCGACAGCTTTACCCACTGACTGTTAATCTTTATCTGTAGTCCTTTCATCGTGTCATTATTTTATCAGTCCGCGTTTAGTCATAAAATTGCTGGCTTTGTTCAACTGGTTTACCGCACCCTTGCTCCCGTATGGGTCTACGGTGGCGCTAATCGGCTTGCTCAAACGATCGTTAAGTGTGGAAAGCGCTTCGGCCACACTTCCAAGCATTTGTGTCATCTGCTCGTTCTGAATATTCATATCCGTAGCTCCGGATGCAACCTGGGTAATCTGTGCCGGTATGGAAGGATAGCTTCCGCTGGCAAATGTAGGCATGGCCGCAGACTTCAATTGTCCGTGACGAGCAATGGTAAGAATGCTGTCGTAGATGTGGGGATAGTTCAGAATAAGTTTCTGTGTAGTATCGCCGTCCACAATCATTTCAGGCTTCTTTTCAGAGAAGATTCCGAAATGCGCACCTCCGCCGTACACTCCCGTTTTAAGCTCCTTCTGGTAGCGTGCGTTGTATATCTGTCCGTCGTTTCCCAGTACCGGATAGTCACCCTCTGCGTAGGTAAGCATTCCGGCTGCTACGCGGCCCTTGCTGCTGCTTACTCCGGTAGCAGCTGCCACATCCTGCTTTGCCTTGTTTAGCTTACCCATGGCAAGGCCCATCAGAGCGGAAAGTGCCGCACTGATAACTGCAATCAATGGGATACCCCACCATCCTAGGTCTCCGATTGTTTTTGCTGATCCCCTCGCAATACCAGAAGTTACATCTCCTGCAGTCTTTGCCCCTTCTACTGTCATATCAGTAATGGCCTGTGACCCATGAATAGCTGTAACAGTAGCACTTGTAGCCGCTTCCTGTGCTACTTCCTGGTCTCCAAGAGTCTTCTTCATCAATAACTCGGTTATTTTTTGCATAATCAAGTCTTTGGTGAGTTTCATCGCTGTTTGGAGCAACATTTTTGCAGCTTGCTTACGGTCGTCCACTTCGGCAAATGCAGCTTCTCCCATCTGCTCACTAAAATCTACTACTGCATCGGTGTAGTTTTTTAGTGTGCTCAGTTTGCTCTCCGTGATTTCAAGTTCTTTTGACGCCTGTTCTTCTCTTGCTGCATTTAGTTCATCGAGTGCTTCCTTTTCGGCCATTCGGTAAGACTCCTCTGCCTCCTGCTGGGTAGCACCGGAAGCAATAGCCTGCTGTATCAGTTCTTCTTTACGGGCATAGAACTCTTCATAATACTGGCGGGCAGCTTCCAGGCGGATGCGCAAGGCTTCAAGCTCTGCATTATCCGTTTCGGAAGTACCAAGGAAGGAACTTTGTGTGGATGCCAGTCCAAGATTACCTGCAGCACCCATAAGTTCAGTTCGTTCGTCCGTACCTTTTATACGGTCTTCCCAAAGTTTCTGGTTTCCGCTGGTTTCCCACTGAACGTCTATCATTTCCTTGATGTCCTTTGCATACTTCTCGGCAGCGGCCTTGGAATCCTGATAGAAATCACGCAGCTTTTTCAGCATAAGCGACATCTGCTCCGGGCTCATGCTTTCGGCCCATACCGCGTCAATGTTGCTAAGATAAGTCCGTAACTGATCTTCGTTCATGCTGTAAGCATCTTCCGACAGAGAAACAAGGGCATTAATTCTTTCCTTCACTGCACTCTCGTCAATTACCCCGCTAAATCCTAAACTCATACGGAGCTCTTTCTCCGCATCGGTATTCAGCAGACGAAGCTTGTCAAGTGACTCCTCAAACTGGTTGACAAGGCTTTCAAAGGGGTTGTATTTAAGCAGCTCCTTCTCGATAGTCTGACGGTATTTCACTGCCATGTTCTGTACTTCGAGCAGGTCTTTTTCAAGGTTCTTACGTAAGCCGTCGGTCTGACGTTCGCCCAGCTTCTTAATCAATGCAGCAGTAGATTCCAGGTTCTTACCTTCCATCCCGTATAAATTCTGATTGAAGGTGTTCTCCTCGCCCAACAGCTTTTTACGAAGTTCCACACGTGCCAGCAGATGCTCTTCCTCGGTCGCGTCAATCTGGCGGTTCATCTCCTCAGTAGTTATCTGTTCATCGAGATATGCCTGACGGATAGCCTGCTGACGACGGAGGAAGTAAGCTTCGAGCGCAGACATGGCCGCACTGATTTCATCATTCATTTCCTTCTGCTCACCACGTGTGCCTGACTTACGTACTTTTAGCCAGTTACCGCTTGTGTCGCGTCCCCATTTCTCAGCCAGCACCTTGGCCACATCCTGCTCCATCTTTTTCAGCGCCTCGTATTCTTCCTTGGCCGACTTGAATCCACGGGCAGCGAAGGTGTCTGCATAGTCCTTGTCCTCATTAATGCTCTTCATCATGGCCTCCAGCTTTTTGTAGGTAGCTACCAGCTTGTCCACTCCGGCTGTTTCAAGCGATACTCCCTGTCCCCATACAGACTCCAGTCCGATGGCCTTGATACGTTTTTCCACCTGATCTATGTTGTACTGATATACACCTAACAGGCGGTTCTTCTCTTTCAGTTCCTTCAGTTCTGAATCGGTAAGATTCTCTCCCTTCCTACGCTTATCGTTCAATTCTTCCAGTCTGGATTCCTCGAGCTTATTCAGCATTATCCCTTTTTCTTTCCTTTCATTCAGCCTTTCAAGCTCTGCAGTTTCAAGCTCAGTCAATTTCTTTCCTTTCTCACGTTTTGCATTCAAATATTCAACATCTGAACGCAGACGTTGCACGTAGGTAGTCGCCTGCTGCAAATAGGTATTCAGTTCCGGTATGTCTGAAGAAGAAAGAATGCCCTGGTTGGACTTCCGGAGGTCTTGCAGCATAAGTTCTTCGGTCTTGCTCTCGGCAGCACGCTGCGTACTTTCAAGGAAAGTCTGAGTCTGTCCGGCTTCCTTCCGGATGTTTTTCAGGATGTTCATCAGTTTCAAAGCGTCGGAACTGAATGGGAGCTGCTTTATGTTCTTGTTGTATTTCTCCATAAAGCCATCCAGCGCGTCGTACAGATTACCTCCTTCTTCTACTACTTTATTCATCCCGTCCATGATGAGGGCCATGGCATCGCCGGCGTTGGTTTCTCCCACATTCTGCATTTTGTTCAGCGAAGCAATAATCTTCGACTGAAGTTCCTGAATCTGGTCGGTATATTTGTCGGCAATGTTTTCCATCATCTTGTCGCGCATCTTCAGCGCAAGCGTTTCACGAAGACGGGCATTAATCAGGCTGTAAATGTATTCCTGCTTCTCGGCATAGTTGTTTTCAGTGACCATAAATCCAAGGTATGCCCCATACTTGTCATTCAGCTGCTTAATCAGTGCCGCACGCTCTCCGTTCGATACATTTGCCTTGTCAATCGCATATTTCAGATTGGAAAGCTCAAATGTTTCCTTCTGTATGGCTGCTTCAAATTCCGACTGTGCCTTTGTTGCTTCGTCTACTGATTTTTTGAAATAAGTAATGGCAGATGTCAGCGCAGTAAATCCTAATACAACCCATCCTAATGGATTTGACATCATAGCCTTTGAAAGCCACTGCCAGGCTATTTTTAATATATTCACAGATGCTGTTCCTGCTTTTACCATTTTCGTAAACAGCACAATGTTTGCACTTGCTTTCTGCACAGCAGAAGACGTGGCTATCATTACTCCTACCAAAGCCTGAACTGTTACTGCCATCAGTCGGATAGACTTTTCTCCGCGTTCAAACCGGTTGGGAATGCTCGAAATATAGCGAAGCACATCCGTAAGCCATTCCACAAATCCGCTGTTGATAAACGATTCCTTGATGGCGTTACCCATACGCTGCATGATGGCCATGGCGTTTTCATTCTTGATGTTGTATTCATCCGTCACGCTGGTAGCTTCCTTAAACGCACGTGAAGAAGTAAACACCTGTGCCTTAAGTTCGTCTACGCCGGAAGAAAGGGTAACGAGCACCTGCTTGATACGCTCCCCATCGCTACCGAGGTCTTTCATGATCGGAGCCAGCACATCCAGTCCGCCCATAGCATTCATTTTCTCGAATACAGCGATTACGGCCTGAATGGTTTTACCCTGTTCAATCAGGTTTTTCAAGTAATCATCGCTCAGACCCACAGCCTGCGCCACCTCGGTGGTGTTACTGGTAAGTGTAGAGATAAAGGTGTTCAAAGCCGTACCACCCATTTCGGCGTGCTGACCAAGCGCGTCGAGTGTGCCGGCCAGCGCAATCAGATCGGACATGGAAAGTCCTGCCGCTTCTCCGATAGCTCCGATACGGTTTACTACATCGACAATCGGACCGGCAGAAGCACGGCTGGTCTGGGATATTTCGTTGATAGCAGAACCGGTGGCGAGCAAGGCTTTTTCCACTCCGAGCTTCTGTGTCTCACCCAGAATGGCATTTACCTTCATCAGCTGACGTACCGCTTCAGCACCTCCCAAATCTTCTCCCAATGCTACGAGCAACTGATTACCTGCCTTCACGAATCCCAATACATCTTCTTTTGCAGAGATACCCAACTTACCGGCTTCGTATGCCAGGTCGTGAAGTTCCTGCTGTGCGGTACGGGTGTCGATACTGTCAATTTCACGGCTCAACTCGGCTACTGACTCAGTGGAAAGCCCGGTGGTCTTCTCGATGTCGGCCAGACTGTCACTCAGCTGCAAGTTAGCCTGATACAACTGCTTGATACGTCCTACCACCTCATTGAATCCGGCATATACCAGCACATAACTTGTCAAACGCTTGATGGTAGCTACAATCTGGTTATCGTGTTCCTGCCAGCTTCGCTTCACTTCATTAATCTGCTCGTTTACCCGACGCAGGTCCATTGATTTTTCTACATACTTCTCTGCGTCACGTTCGGTTTCCGAAAGTTCTTCCTGAAGCTGTGCCGCGGCCTTTTGTAGATTTTCAAGAGAAGCCGTTTTCAGAGAAAGAAGGACTTTATCAAGTTCCTTTGCGCTTAACACAGAATTTTTCTGTTTTTTCTCAATCGTGCTCAGCGCATCTTCAATTTTTTTCAAGCCTTTTGTGTCGCTCACTTCAAGCGACTTCTTATACTCTTCTAACGATTTTTTCAGCTTTTCAAGGTCTTCGTATGTACCGTCGAACGTACCTTGACCAACCGTTTCAGCTTTATCAAGCGCATCTTCCAGTGAAGTAAATTCGGCAGATGATTGTTTCAGTTTCTCATTGAGAGAATTAATGGCTGACTCCACATCCTTGATACCCTTTATGTCGCTTGTCTTTAACTGCTGCTTGTATTGTTCAAGCAACTTGATGGCTTCTTTTGTCTGGGCTATTGTGCCATCGAATGTGCCGGTCTGGACTTGTCCTAGTGTGGTTTTAGCACGCTGTGAGACACGACGAGTTTCTTCCGCTTCAACCTGAGCAAGCTGTTCACGGTATTTCTGAATTTCCTGCGTGTTTAGGCGAGTAGATGATATAAGTTCCTGTAAGCGCTGTTTGGCCATGCCAAGCGACTTGTCGCTCACATTGCCAATATCTCCGATGATGTCGGAAAACTCTACAAGGTTCCCTTTCCGGCGCTGTGCTTCATCGGCTATCTGTTTGATGTAATCGCGAACTGTATTGAGCGTTTTAAGGTCTTTCGGATTAACACCAAGCAACATATCCCTCAATCCTCTTTGGGCGTTATTCAAATTACGCAGAGTCTGTCCGGAAATATCTGTAAGGTATTTCTGTACAGTATTAACATTTCGTTCAGATTCAGTGATTGACTTCTGAAGTTGTTTCTGCTTCTTTAAAGCATCCTCATATATCTTTTTATTCTTGTCATAATTTACCGTATCAACGGACATTTCCATATTCCGCTGCGCCTCCTGGATTACCTTGTCAAGTTCTTCCCATTCCTTGCGCATCTCCTCGATTTTCTTGCGAGCCTGATCCGCACCTCCGATAAGCACGTCGATTCTAGCCAGTCTGGTACCTAAACTATTTGCCATGTCTTTGTGTTTGTTTTCCTCAAAGTTAGGCACCCAAAATGTGGAAATGAAGGACAAAAAAACGGTTTCCGTTAGTTCAACGGACACCGTTTTAAAACTATTCGCCAGCAACCTCTAAAGTGGTTTGCAGCAAACCTCTCGAGCGATATGCAGCAAACCTCTCAAGTGGTTTGCTGCATTTGTTTTGACAGGCCCTACAGGCTATTGTGGAGGGGGTGGTAAGTGGCGAAAGGGAAGAATGTACGTATATTACAATAATCCATTAACCATCACTTCCGCATACACCATCCCGAACGCTATCACCTCCGCCCAGAACAGCGGTTTGCACAACACGAAGCTGTACCATAAATTCCCATTCCAGACTTGTTTCAAGCGTACACCGACATATAATGCCCACGCAATCCACACAAGCAGCAGACACGGACAGGTAAGTGCTATCCATATCTGACTGTTCAGTGCCGCTATGACGGTAGCCGCAATATGTACTGGTCTGTCCATTCCGGCTTTGAAATTGGGTGCCGCACCCACGAACAGCAACGCTCCGCACATCAAAAATGCGGTGAACTGATAACTTTCGGGGGTAGCAGAGAGGAGGGCGGGCATGAGGAGGATGGCGGTTGCGGTCATGGTGAAGCCGAACCACAGCTTATGCTCCAGCGAATAGTATGTGTCGCTTATGGAGTAAGGTATCTCCTTTGTTTTGTAAACCATCACCCCCACGTATGTGAGGATGACGGCCATTGATAAGATTATGAGTATCATTTTGTGTTCAGATTAAGTTTTTCAGGATATCCTGTTGTGTGGTCGTAGGCTTCCACTTCTTCCACGCTTTGCAGGGCTTCCACATTTGCCTTGTGTTGTGCCGTTACGTTGTAACACTGCAGGGCGTACAGTTCAAGGGCGGAGAGCATCTGTATGGCCGTGTCGCACTCGATGGTGTAGCTTTTACCTCCGAACCAGAGTGTAGTGGTGAGCATCGAGGCTGTCTTCTGTATCCGGGTGGAGTTCATCAGTCCTACGCGGGTGTTCTTGTCGAGCCAAACGGATTCGCCGTCGAGAGTGAAGCTGTTTACCGCGTCGCTAGTGTCGTAGCTTTCTATCTCGAATATCTTCGCGGCTTTTGCGGCTCCCAGCTCGTCGGTGGGCAGATCGCTTACTTCTTTGAACATTTCCTCCATGTCGGAAGGAAGGCGGTTGGCGCGCTTGAAATAGATGTTTGTTCCGATACGATTTATGTACAGGCCTTCTGTACTGTAAATCTCTTTTTCTGTAAATTTTATCATAATGTCACGATTGAGATTGATGGTTTGTTTTTCAGTGCTGACTGGATTTCTTCGTCTTCGACGATTGAGGCGTAGTCTTTTGCCGGAAGTGTGAGTGTGATGACGGAGTTGCTGTCTGTATTCTCGATAAAGAACAGCAGTGCTTCGCGACTTATGCCGTGTTCTTCGGTTATCGTTCCCCATTCCTGCACTATGCAGGTTTCGTATTCGCGGTTGATGAAGAAGTCTGCTCCTTCGGGTTTCTCCGTCTCGCAGTATGGCTTGTAGCCTTGTGCGATGATTTCTTCTTCAGTAAGCTTGCCGCCTACTTCCTGTCCTTTTTCTACTTCTTTGACGAGTAGCTGGTCGTTTTCGATTTTTGCGTACTTCATGTTGTCTATGGTCTTAAATGTTGCTATCAGTTGTCCGTTATGCTCGCATATATGCAGGCTCGCGGAGTTGTAGGGGGAACCTCCTTTTCGGATAGTACCTTGTCGGCGGTCTGAATATGGAAACATAATCGTTCAGGTTTAGATATGATGTCTTGTTTGGTTTGTATTTGCTTTTCAATACACAGACGAACCGGCCGTTCTTGTTGCGAAAATACAGCCATTCGGAGAATTTTTCCAGAGCTTTCCCGGCTATGCGCTTTTTGATGTTGAAGGACGCTGTTCCTTTCATCAGCCCGAAATAGCTGTTTATGCTTTGCATGGAGTGTACGGCGTTATCGTACGACGGCATCCGGCTGTATTCTTCTATCGCTGTATGGAGGGAATGTACTGTGCGGTTGGATATGTAGATACGGTTCAGCTTTACTACCTTTCCGCAGAACTTTACTCCGTGTGAGGCCGGCTGTATGTAGAATTTATCGGGATGGACTTTGAGTTTCAACCGCTCGGCTACTTTGATGAATACTTTCCGGGCATGGATTATTTCGGCTGCTGTTTCTGCTACCACGCATATATCATCTACAAACCGTGTGTATCTCACTCCGGTTTTTATCATTTCCGCATCGGCTTCTGCCATGACGAGGTTTGCGAGGAGTTGGGAATAGAAGTTTCCTATCGGGAGTCCTTTGTCGGGTGGAAGTCCGAAAAGGCTTTTGTTGGGCGGGACTTTATCCCACATTTTTATATCGGAACGTCGCTCGCAGTCTGTGGCCGGATTGTGTTGTATCAGGGTGTGAAGCAGGGAGAGTTTTTCTTCTTTATCGGGTTTGTCGTAGTACATATCGGCGTATTTCCGCAAGATGCGGTATGCGGTTTCCTTGTCTATCGACATGAAGAAGCCTGATATATCCATTGTGGCTACGAAGGCTTTCTTTGTGTATCCATCCGTTACATTACGGATATTCCGCTGTATCTGCTCGATGGCTGTAGATGCGGAGTGTCCGATACGGTTGCCGTGGCTTACGTCGCCATTGGCTTCGTGGACTTTCTCGCATATCTCGCCAAGCATCGGAGCAACGTAGTGGTGCACGATACGGTCGGTGTAGTTGGCTGCAAACACTTCTCTATACACGGGGTAGTCGAGAACAAAGCAGATGCTTGTCTGTGGCTGGTAGCCGTTGTCTATTCTGTTTATCAATTCATAAATACGCGACAGATTGAAATGAAACGATGCTGCTTCGAGCGATGCGTGCTTGTTTTTGTAACAGTCGCTTTCGGCAGCTATCCAGGCGGGCACTTTTTCTGATAAATCGGAGGCCGGCACCACACTATAGGTGTTGTTCGTGTTGTTGTTGTTCAAGTTGCCATTGCCCATGTTCACATACCAGGCGTTGTTGCCATTGTTGCGGACACAGCTCCAGACGTTGCCGCCCAGGACTTCTGCCCTGTTAATCGAAATAGCTTGCTCACCGCAAGCACAGGGACCTTTATCATTAAACAGTTCTGCCGACATAGTTCAAGACTTTTCGGATCTGACATTCTTTATCCTCGCAAGCGAAGATAAAATATTATCGCACAAAACATCTATTACAGACGCTTTCTCTTTGCTGCATCCTCCAAGAGCCACTATCAGGTATATCCCGAACTGCAATTCGTATGTCAGTTCTGTAGCTCTTTTATAATAGTCCATTCCACGAACCTGGCGCATAGCGTAACTAAAAAGCAATGCGCCTTGCTTCAGCATAGGATCTATATATGTTCTGCTTATGACTTTATAAGCTTTGCTGTTGATTTCTATGAGACTATTATTCAGGCGTATCACATCATGAATAATCGGTGCGTCCAAATGTTTCCTCCCGGATCTGTTCATTTCTATTGTCGCGTATTAAATGTTAATATATTTTAATGCAAAAATTAATGAGCCGTGCTCCGCACGGCTGAGATAAATCAAAAAGCGGAGGCCGGCACCACACTATAGGTGCCGTACGCGTTGAAGTTGCCCAAGTAGCCAACGCCCACGTTCACATACCAGGCGTTGGTGCCACTGATGCGGACACAGCTCCAGACGTTGCCGCCCAGGACGCCAGGTATGCCCCATTTTTCATAACTGTTAAGATAGTTTATCAATCCTGAAATTATGCTTTTGTTCGTCCAGTATGGATATAATTCTTTCTCTCCTGCCATATACTTCCCTTCAAGTGTTTTGATGTAATATACAGCATGAGAATCTGCTATATTCCAGTCATAATTTGTACTAGAGTTTACCGGTCTGCTTATGTATGGGGTAATGATATACCAATACCCGTCTACAGTTATGGCTTCCGCTCCTTTTTCACCCGGAGAAAGAAGAGGTCGTTCGGCGGAGTTTACTCCGGTGTCGTTCATGTTTACACCGTTTGTTTTCTGCTGTTCGTACAGCCATTCAGCGTATTCAGGTTTGAAATAGTATGCGTTGTTTACTGAATACTTATTATTTGTATTGTACATTGCTTTCAAACCTGTGTTCTGGCCGTTTACGAAGAAAAACATATCTTCACCTACCTGAGCCTGTACGCCTGATGAATTTAGGATTTCCACATTGGTTATTGTGCCTTCTGCTTCAGAAGATGCTATGCCGCTACAGATGGCAAACCTGTGGCGAAGCCATTCATTCTGTACATACATGGCTTCAAGGCGTTCGGCGTAATTGTCCGCCATCATGGCGTTGGCATTGCCGCAATTCTTTTCCATTATCCAGCGTTGCTTGGTATTGCCGCAATAGAGTTCAAACTTGTCGTCTTCCGTTACTGTTACGCTCCAGTCTGCTGCAAAGTGACTTCCTGCGGCGTGAGTACCAAGGTTTTCATCCACAGTTCCATGATAATCTGTACCCTCGCGAGCTCCAGTCATCTGGTCGTATTCAAACACGGAGTGTTGCATCGCGTTTGACGATTTGCTTGTACTGCCGGACGTGGCGTAATATTCTCCCTGCCACGGCCAATACAATATCGTTCTTATCCCGTTGCACTCCAAAGAGAATCCTACCGGAGGAGCAATGAGTTCGTTGTCGAAGCCGTTGGCCACGCTGCGCTCGTTCCATTCTTTTACCGTGTAATGCTTCAGGTCTGCATCTACAATCTTGATATGGTCGTTTGTAGCTACGGCTGCCGTCTTGCCTTCTTTTGTTGTGATGGCAGTGGAGCGTACCGGCAGTATCAGCATTTGCGATTCAAAGGCGTATTCATCCCCTGTCGGAATGGCTGCTATTTTAGCCGGGTATTCCGACAGGATTCCCCCTACGTTTTCTACTCCTTTTGCCTCGATAGCTGCCTTTATTGCGGCTTTGCTCTCTTTTAACTTGTTTAGTTTGTCTGCTGTCGTTCCCATTATATCACCTCCCCGTTCACTTCATCAAGTACTGTGTTTATATCTCCTATAGCATTGCTTAAATCCTGAGAGGTGGCGTACCCTTTCTGCGCAAGAGTTTCTTCTGTTACATATCCTTCAGGAACTTGCTTTAAAGAAGAATTTACTCCATCAACGAGTTCGTCTATCTTCTTCGTTATAGCGTTCATTTCATCAGACTGCAACACCTGCTCTCTGGTGAATGTTTTATTTAATTTCTGAATATCTGCCATGGCATATTATTTTAATTTGTTTACATCGAGCTTTCCTTTGTCGAGTACGAGGTATTTTTCTTCAGGAGGAGATATATGCTTTTTCTTCTTAATCTCACAGAATCTATACGTCAAAAGCTTAAACGTATTTAGCTTAATAGGTTTCATGATCCTGCCTCCCTTATGGTTGCTTTTGTGACTTTACTCGATACGACAATTTTAATATACTTAGGATAGACTGCATGACAAAAATCTGCATCTATTACATCCCCCCACTTTAGTTCAATATATGAACGCCTATACTTTCCTTCATCACTTCCCCTTTGATAAATCTCCAATGTTCCTCCACTCTCCATTTCGATATGAAGATTATAGTCTGAGTTTACTTTTGTTTCTGATACAAATGATTTGCCTTCCTCATTAAATAATAATTCTCTCTGTTCCATGATATTTGTTTTTAGCAAAAATAAGTAACATACACAAAAATAAGAAGGACAAAAAAACAGCTGTATATATATCGGATAAGACTACTTTTTTAAAAGGGAATCCAATTAAAATTGTCTCATATTTTATATTTTACACCGATTTTCAGCACTTTTTTGATTTAATCAGAAATTGTGAAACGCAAACACAACCAAATCAATATTTTTGCAATAAACAAACTACTTACTATTATGAAAAAAAACTTATTTTTTACATTGACTTTAATTTTAATTATGTGCTTGTTTACTTCTTGCGGAAGTACATATATGGCTGTTTACGATTTAGGTCTTTCTTCTGTTGAAAGCCCTTCAGACTCAAAAGATCCATTTGGTAATTCGGAAATAGTAAAGATTTCTGATGAAGTCCCTTCAAAAAATAAAAAGGCTCAGATTGTAAACAAATACAGATACACAGATAAATACATTGACATTGTGTGGTGGTACTCTACCACTCAGTTTGAATTTGAGCTGAAAAATGTTTCAGAAAAAACACTGAAAATAAATTGGGATGATGTAACCTTTATGGACTATACAGGTAATATAAGCCGGATTATGCACAAAGGAGTAAAATACATAGACAAAGATAAAAGTCAGGGAAGCATAAGCATACCCAAAAACGGAAAGCTAAACGATATTATAGTCCCTACGTCTAATGTATATTTCAGTCAGGGGTTTGGCGTTTATGTTCCTTCTGAATGGAAACAAAAATCAATCATTCCATGTTTCTACAAGAGTAAGAAAGAAATGCAGAATGATATTGACAATAAAATTTGGATAGGTAAAAAAGTACAAATACTTTTCCCGATAGAGATTGAAGGAAAGAAAAATGACTACAATTTTGAATTTACAGTTAACGGTACATACTGATAATTAAAAAACAATGCAGCCGGGGAAGAAACGACAAAACCCAGGCTGCATTTTCATTCATATAGGGTGGAAAGACAAACTACATCATCTTTTTCTCATAATTATATCGCCCACCACATTTGCCAGCACATTAGAGCCAAATCCTCTTATCCCGTCAAGTTGAGCTACCATCCGGATAAGAAGGTCCAGCTTTTCTTCTATGCGGCTGTTACATGGCTGCCGGCTCTCCGTACATGCGCTTCTTGAAGTAACGGCGCACCTGAAAGTTCTTGTCCTTGTCTTTCAGGTAGGACACAGCTTTCTTGTAGCATGAAAGGGCCATCTTTTCGTTCGGCACTTCGGCAGGTGTCTTGTATCCCATGTCTTCAGCGATGCTGTATGCCATGTCGCTGTAAATCATGTTGGCTGTGACACAAAGTGCATACGAGTTGTACGAAGGTTTTTCTTCAGGAACTCCTCCAAGTTGTTTCACGGCAGCCACGAAAGTGTCATGCCCCCAGTGGAATCCTTTCAACCCATCTTCGTTGACCATGGTCTTACCGATATTCACGGCCTCTGTTTCCGACAAAAAATTATCCCAGCACATTGCTTCGAGGTGGCTCAACCAGCTCATAGCCATTTCCGGGTGCATCTTTGCCATTTCCTTGAAATAATAGGTAGCAGCTTCGCCGAATATTTTCATATTCTTCACGTCCTTGCTGTCCTTCATCTTATCATACAGCTCCTCGTAACGGGAGATCATTTGTTCTCTATCCATATCTCGATATTTTTAAATTAGTTTCTTCAAAACTTCCCGCCCTCGCGGACGGGAAGCCACTCAAACATTTTTCCTTTTCCTTCGCTTTTTTACGGGTTCATCGGCAGATGCCAGACTGAAAGCGCTAAACGCGGCTGCCTGAACTTCGTTAAGCGGGAAAGGTAGCAGTAATCGTGACCGGGACTGCAATCAGTGCGCCGCAAGCAGAGCAACCGCAACCGTTCTCATTGTAAGAGAATACCTGCGGAACTAAAGCTGTAGCTACCACACTGGTAGGGGCTGTATTTGCCGCACCGATGAAGGTTACTGTAAACTGTTCGGTCCACTGAATAGTCTTTGCTGCACATCCGTTTTTCGGAGTGTAGGTCAGAGTTACAGCTGCGTTGATAAGCGCAATGTTCTGCGTGTTGTTGTTTGTGACGCTTGCTACACTGAATACGACGGTAGCAGTAGGTTGAACGCCGTTGTTCACGCAATAAGCCTGACGCAGTTTCTTAGTGATGTTTACCGTCAGTGGCTGAGCGGTAGCTGTCGGAACTCCAGACAAAGTAATTGACTGAATCATAGTTGTGTTGTGTTTGTGTTATATATCTTTTACAGGACACCAGGCCGCCTGTGTTCGGCACTTATTTTTCTTCTTTTTCTCGTGTTTCATTCTTTGGTGCAGGCTGCGGTTGTGGGTGCGACGGCTGTGCCTGCGGAACCTTCACCACATATTCCTCGGGTTTCTGATACGGAAGGTTGCAGTCCAGGTATTTCTTAAGTTCCACCAGGTCATTGCGGTCGAAGGTGAAAAATCCGTCGATTATGGAAAGCTTTCCCTGCTGGATGGCAGAGTCAACGTATCCGTGAGCCAGTTCCGGGATCATGTCGTCCGGAATGCGGGACACAAATTTTTCGAGGAACGGACGGATCATTTTTGTCCCTTCTAAAGATGCCAGCGAATTGATTTCATTGGAAATCTGCCATCCGGGGCCTGCGAGTCCGATTGACTTGAATAACTTCTCCACCGGAAGCATACCGGCAGAAATACCGTTGAGCGTATTGCCCATCATAACCGGAATGACCGGCTCACCCCATTTCAGGATGACAGCGGTCAGAATCTGTGCGTTTGTCATTGTGCTGCGTGTTTGAGTTTTTTCTACAGTGCTTGAAAATCAAAAGGAAGGGGAAGACCGGACGGTCCTCCCCCGGGGCCAGTTTGGGGTTACTGGGCAGACGGACATCCGCAGCATCCATCCTGACATACGTTGCTTGACGGAATGTATGTCTTGGTGATAGCCTGCAATGCGGCGATGCTGTTCTGCATGCACTGCAGAGTAGCGGTGTTGGTACCGTTGTAAACGGCCTGTTGCATGTTGACAGCGGTCTGAGCGTCCTTGTTGGAGCGAACTTCCACTGAAAGTTCCTTGATCTGACCCTGCAAGTCCTTATAGGCTTCCACGATCTTCTGGTCAGTGTACTTGTCTGCCTTCAGCAAAGCGATTTCTGAATCCTTTGCGTTCAGTTGTTCAACCATGTTCAACTCATAACGGCTTACGGGCATGTTGTCTGAGCATACGCCTTCTGCGTTCCATCCCCAGCCATTGCGACCCAGGATGTTACCACCGTTGATACCCAAAAATGATGCGATGCCTGCTGCTGCACCCACAGTGTTGAAATTACCTTGTCCCTGGCCGGTTACATTGTAACTCTGGCCATCCATACCTTTGATTGTCATACTGTTTTGTGTTTGTGTTGTGTCGTGAACTATTTCCCGACATGACAAAGGTACGGACGAAGCATTACTCTGGGAATGAGTTATTTCCTAACCTCTTCCTGATTCTTTCGCAACTTATTCTGAATATTTTCTGTGTGCTGAGACGCTGGTCGAAATTGGTATGAATCTGGTTGACGGCACGCTCCGTCTTTCCGATTCGTGCAGCAATATACGACGGATTCAATCCGCTCTGAAAAAGGAAATGCACCAACAGATAGCGTGCATCTACCGTCTCTGTGTCCTTCCTTCCGGAAAGAATCTGTGCGGACGGTATCTCCGTTTCCTCCGATACCATGCGGAGGATGGTGTTAAAAATCTCACTCTTGCTCATCGTTTCTTTGTTTATCGGGCACGTCTGCCCTGTGTTTTTCTCTTGTGTTTAAAGAAACAACCTGCCGCTACCATTGCAGCAGGTTGTAAGTAATGGTGAATGCCAGAACAGGCTCCATCTTTCCGGAAATTCCTATCCCGTATCCGGCGCTCAGTCCTATCCCCCACCTCTTTTTTCCCGGTGCCGGTGCATTTACCACCCCCGTCTGTGTGTGTCGGTAAAACTCTGCCGACACCAGCTGCGGGCGGTACCCTGAAATGACTATCCGGTAGTCGTCCGTGCGGTATTCCTTCTCTGTGAGAGGAATAATCACGTCTACGCTGTCTGTTCCTGTAGAAAGCGAATCAGAAACAACCGTAACCGTGTCCGCTATGCTGTCCGGGATGGAAGCTGGCCCGGACGGTTTCTGCGGACGATATACCGGAAGGCGTGCGGTGTCTGTCCCTGCGGGACGCTCTGACACAGGAGGAGCAACTGCCGTGTCGCGTATCGTATCTACCCTGACGGGAAGCCATACGGTATCACCCTGCCCAGACTGCGGCGACGCGCATCCACGGAAGAAAAGCGAAAAGAGGAGCGCGGCCGACAGCAAGCCTACCAGTATCCACGGAAGCTGTTTCATACGCCCAGGTATTTACAGATTCCCTGCACATGCAGCGTGACAATCTTCTGGCGGCCTTCATCCGACAGAAGGAAGTCCACATCTTCGCGATTGTCCTGGAAAAGGTTTTCAGTCAGCACAGCCGGGCATACGGTGTGCTTCAGAATATAGAAACCGCTTTCCTTGTCGCTGTCTCCGTCGGCGGTGTCCTTGCGAATCTTCATGCCTTTCAGCACCTGCTCCGCACTCTGATACAGACATTCGGCCAGTTTGTCGGCCTTGGTCTGACCTACGCTGGTCCATGCCTCCCATCCGCGTGCGGTCATCCACTGCGTGCCGCTTCCGGCAGCGTTACAATGGACGGATACCAGGATGCTGTCTTTCACCCGGTTGGCGCGTGCGCACCGTTCCTGAAGCGAAATGTCTTCCTCTTCCGGAACGAGCAGCTGCGCGTCGAGCCCTTTCTTCTTCAGCGCATCCACCACGCGGCGTGCAATGTCGCGTGCATAGGCATATTCGCGCAACCGTCCGTCGGGCGACTGCTTCCCTTTGGTGTCTGCACCATGACCGTTATCAATCCAGATTCTCATGTCGTGTTTAGTTTAGTTTTTGTGTTGTGACTGTGGTTATGCAGAAGCCAGAACTCCGGCCTTTTCAAGCTCGTCAATCAGCTTGTTCAGTACGGTATGTGCATCTTCCGAACCTGTAGCATCTGTTACATGGGCACCCTGCTTTACAATTCCGGGCTTTGCTGTTGTAGCATTGGTATATGTGGTGTCTGTCCAGTTTACTGTTACATAGGCTTTCCCGCTGCCATCTACTCTTACAGCATAATTCTTGCTGCTTTCAGAATAGCCGGTCTGGATTCCTCCCAAAGCAGAGTCGCTGGCTTTCGGGAGCACATAGCTTTCACCACCTCCTCCACCGCCGGCTGCTGCGGTATCCTTGATGACCAATGCCTTTACTTTTTTCACCTCCACATCGCTCAGAAGCCTTACCTTCATGCCGGCAGGTACATTGATTTCAATTACTGAATTTGTGAAATTCACCGTATCCATTGCGACGGGTTCCATGGTGTCAATAAACTGGTAGATTGAAAGCCTTCCGCTTTTCACACCCTGAATCTGCACCATTGTACGTCCTTCGGAAGTATATTCGGCCACATATCCTTCCGCTGCCTTCTTAAAACTGATTTCGTCCATTGTTTGTGTTGTGTTTTTGGTTTGTAACTCTATTTATAGGGATTCTCCCGGTATTCCGGAAGAATGAACTGTATGTTCACCGCTGCATCGTGCAGCACCTTGTGGGCTTGTTCCTCACTTACCTCCATTTCGTCGGTAAACTCGCAGAAGATGTTTCCTACCCAGTCGGAAGCGCTGTTCAGCCTCTTTATGGCTACGGCGCGACAGCCATTGGTTATAAACAGGGATTTGGCCATCTTGTCCTTCACTTGAGAGTCTATATCCGTATAGCAGAGAAAAAGGTTTTCGGCCAGTCCTCTGCTGAATACTGCCATTTCGCTCATGGGGAGCCGCTGCACATTATCCTTCATGCCCGACACCCCCTTGCGTTTCACTTCGAAATAGATGGAAAGGAAGGCTGCGTTACCCAGCGGGTGCGGCTGTACGATGTACACCCTGTCGGCCTTTGTTTCGTAGAGCACCTTCCACAGCTCACCGAATACCTTTGCCGTATTCTCGCTTCGCTTGAAGCTAAGACGTTCGGTTTCCTGCTTGTACCGTTCCAACTTCATATCGTTCATCTGGTCACGATACTTCTGCGTCATTTTGTTGTACTGAGTAAAAATCAAGGTGCCCACGGAAACTACAGCTGCGCTTATGGCCGTCACCATTTCTGCGTCCATTCCGTGCCTCCTTCCGACTCCCCGTTATTCCATCTCTTCCGTATTATCCTTAAAAAGAGCGGCAATAGCTTTTACCACATCGTAGAAACCGCATCCGCTAAGGCCGGCAGCCAGTCCGTAAATAAGCGTTCCCCACCATTGGTATCCTTCGAGCAGAGGAGTAAGCTGAAGCGCCCATGCCAGCACGCACACCACCATACCTACCGCCACGCTCACACCGATTTTTGCGAGTTTGCTTTCTGAAATGGCAGGAATGACTTTCAGAATCTGTGTCACGATAGCCGAAATAAGTGCTACGATTCCGGTAAACGTGCCCAGGTCGATTACGAATCCGGCAGTAGAAGGTTCAGAGGTTACAGCTCCCTGTGCGAAAACGGTCACTGCAGAAATCAGCAGTGCAAACAATAAAATCATCTTTTTCATTTTGTCGTCGTTTTTAGTTAAACATTTGGTTTTTGTTGCAATACAAAGTTACGAAGAGCACATTGGAGAATGAAGGACAAAAAAAACGACGGTTTCTCGGCGGACAAAAACAAGAAAGGAGACAATCGCTTGTCTCCTTTCTGTGTTGATAAAACTCTCATCGAAGAAGGGAATCCCTGTTTTCCCTATCACGCCGCTAAATTACAAAAAATATTTATTTCCGAATAAAACGGATATGTTTTTTTGATAATTGAATGCTTATTTGCACTTTAAAACAATAAAAAGGGGAATATACCTCTCTTGGAAATATCCCCCTTTATGCATCTAATAATTCATTAAGAATTATAGCTGCAAATATAGCTTTTTATTATGATTGACATTTTGTTTATGCTTAATTTTTAATATATTTATAGTGCATCTAATAATAATCATTATGAATAAAATTAAGTATGAGCTTGTAACACATCGTGTACACGGAGGAATGCTAGCTATTTTTGTGAAATGTTCACAGTATGGTTCTGTAATAGAACTAGATACTAATGTCAGAGTGTTTAATGACGAATGGAGTGAAGAATCCGGACTTATTTCTAAAAGTCCAAATGCCGCTAATCTTAACCTGCTAATCAGAAAACTTGTGTATAACCTGGAAGAGATTGAACTAACTTATTCTGGAGAAATTACATTGTCTAAATTGCATGACATATATTCAAAACGTGGAGCTTCTGCAGACTGGTATGCAATGTGGGAAAAATCCATGAATGAAAGAGGGTTAAAACCTCGGACTATAGAAATACATGCAAATGTTTTGAAGACTATAAAAAATTTCAAAGGTTCTTGTCCTGTCATATCATTGACAGAGGATTTCTTCCGCGGATTCATGGGATTTTTAATTAATTCCGGACTTAAATATTCAACCGTATGCAAGGAAATGCATGTTGTTAAGACATATTATAATATCGCACGTAAATTGTATGGGAATAAGGTTCCATCGGATGCATTCGCTTTTTACCATGATCCAAAAGACCTGAACAATACTTATAAACTGAAGTCGTTAAGTGATGATGACATACGTAAGATTGAGAATTATGTAGCATCTGGGACGTTATCAGAAAGTAAAAAGCTAACTATCAATCAATTCTTATTCATGAGCTATTCTGGAACTAGGATAAGTGATTTTGCTTCTCTCAACGAAAAGAACTTCAAGTTGGAAAATGATCGGATTTGGCTTGAATATAATTCCGTAAAAACAAATACACATGTCAGAATACCTCTTTTTGCTCTGTTTGATGGAAGAGGTGAGCAAATATATAGCCAGTATCAGAATCGGCTTTCAGAGTTTTTTTATGTGGGGAGCAATTGCAGATTCAATTCAAGGTTATCTTCCGCTCTTAAAGGAAGTGGACTTAACAAGCATGTAACCGCTCACGTTGCAAGACATACTTGCGCAAGCAGATTGATTAATAGAAATGTTCCTATAACTACAATACAGCAAGTAATCGGTCATAGACAAATAAAGACTACGATGATATATGCAAAGATTGACGACAATTCGTTTGTAAGACAATTAAAAGGATTGTAAAAAGCCTCTTTGCGAGGCTTTTTACAAGTTCTGGCGGAACTTATTGGAACGGCTACTTTAAAAAATGATGGATTAATGTCAAAATCAGGTTTCCTGAGTGCCATTGGATTAAATTTGGAAGGTGA